TAACTCATCGGCTGTAGGCTCTCTATGGAACTTGTGTCTTATTGTATTAGGGGCTTCTGGAGCGTTGACATATGAAGCAGTTGAGTCTTCAGGGTCTCCTAATCTTGTAGTAGACTTAGTACCTATGCCCTTTGAATATGTACTATCTGCATCATAGAAGTCATTACCATTTAATTTAGTAAGTACGTTATTATCTTTTATTGTATGCAATCTTGCTGATTTTTCTTTAACTTTATCTAATAACTTCTTTTTCTTTTTAGTAAGTAAGTCATCTTCTTCAGGTGCGTAGTCTAATTGTTGTGAGAACGGATCATTCTCGTAGTATTCCATTAATCCCATCTATAGTATCCTTGTACTTTAATATTAGGTAGATTATACCTAATATTAAGTTAAGGGTTACTTTAGTTTACTATTTATAGTTTTTAATCTACTTAGTAATTTATTGTACTCATCAGTTTTAGTTTGATTAACAGCGTGGGTTCTTCTATTAGTCAGTGATCCTTTTAGCTTATTAAGTTTTTGCTGTATAGTAATCTTTTCTAGTAACATATTCTGATTTTCTTTTACTTCTTTATTTCTAACAGTATTGTTAGCGTCACTACTAATAACCTTTGTAGTAATTTTAGGCGTTTTCTTAATAACTGGTTGAATATTTTTCTTAACAGGAATATTACTACTTACTGGATTTTTACTAGCTTGTTCATATAATTTAGTAAATTTCTCATCTCTAGTCATTGCTCTACCTTGTATCTGTTCAGGTAATTCTTTCAGTGCTTTATCTCTATTAGCTGTTACTTTAGCTAACTGAGCTTGTAGTAATCCACTTTGTCCACCTTTTTTCTTTAAACCATTTAGGAATACATCTTGTTCAACAAGCTTAGTTTTGTTTATCTTATTATCAGTAAATGTTCCATCATCTTTAGAAGCTAAGAATTTTTCATATATAAACTTAGGATCTTCTCCTTCATTGATATGATTTCTATACATTCTAATAGCTTCTTTAGTATCATTAGAACCTAAGTCCATATCTTTAATCTTATTTTCATATGATATAACATCAGTTAAGTATTTAGTATTACTACCACCATTAGCCTTACTTTTACTATAGTTACTTTTAGCTATTTGTTTAGTTATATAGTTAAGTTTATCATTATAGCTTTTAGCAGTAGTTTTATACTGCTCAGTACCTTTTATACCTTTAGTAACTATATCAGCAGCTAGCTTACCTCTTTCTTTTTCAGCTAATGCTCTATCACGATAATTAAGTTCAGCTGTATTAGTACTACTACCTGCTACTTTTTCTAAATTAGCTGCAGCATTATTTAAACTATTTACATCATACTTAGTAGGATCCAATCCTGCTATCTGGCTTCTAAGCACATTAGCTTGGTCATACTTACTGTATTTATGGCCTTGTACTTGCGGAACCATTCCTTGTAATTTACTAATGAATCCATCATTTACTTTACCATTAGCATATTTCTTATCGTATAAATCACTCATAGCTAGTTGTTTATTCATATCTGCATCACTTAGTATATATTTATTACCATCACTATATGTACTAACATTATCTGTTGTTCTACCTTTACTAATATTCTGCAGCAGCTGTGCAGAGCTAGCTTGTTTATCATTAGCTTGTAAGTCTTTATGCAACTGTCTATAAGTACTACCTATTGTATTACTATTATACCCACCATTCTTACTAATCTCTTTCATAGTACTAGCTAACTCATTAGTATCTTTAGCACCATACATTTTAGCTACCAAACTATTAGTATAACTATCTTGCGCTTGCTTAGCATCTAGTCTAGCATCAGCAGTTTGCTCTCTATCAAGCTTATGTTCCCATTGCTTATTTTGCCAATCTTGTTGTTGTTGGTACCTTTTATCAGCTAAGGCTAATCTAGCTTGTTCGTCAGCTTGCTTTTGTCTTTTATTCATCATATTAGCATAGCCATTAAGCGCTTCTCTAGCTGCTTTAGTTGGATCTCTATATTGAAATTGTGGCATACCTATTCCTTAACTAAATTGTTTACCAAGATTTGACCTAAAACTTTTTAAGTCATTCCATTTATCCGCACTTAGTTGATAGTCCTTTTTAGCAAGTTCTAAGTTAGCTTTATTAGCTTTTCTTGTATCAAAGTAACTAGCTATACCTAATCCTAGTTGTCCTATACCAATAGCATTAGCAACTCCTTGACTCATACCATATTGCTTAGGGGTTATTGTAGCTTGTGTTTGTTGATTAGCTGGCAAATTAGCATTACCTTGTTGTATAGAATTATAAGCACTCTGATCTATTCCTATAGTACCTCCAGCACCATCTGATATGTTAGCATAGCTACCAGTTCCTCCGCTGTTAAAAGTTTTGCCCCAGAAAGACACCGTATTGGGTTGGTATGTATTAGCTATACTATTTGTAGTTACTGGTTGAACTTGTGCGCTAGTTACTCCACTATTAAAACCAATAACACTACCATCTGTAAAGTATTGTGATAAATCATCTGTATTAGTAATTTGTTGTCCTGTTGAAGAATACGTAGACATTATAAATCCTTTTTATTTTTATTATACTTAAATTTTTCTTTATTCATCCTGATCCCATATATTAGTAGTAACCCAAGGGTATGATGCGTAGTCTGAATATAACATCTGTATATCGTAATATGGGCTCTTTTCTAAGTTACCTCTCCAACAGGTATTAAAGCTATCTTCATATATATATCTTAAATGACTTTCAAATTCTTTAGCCTCATAATAGGATTCTCTATTTTCTTTTGTTTTTCTCTGTACTTCATGTATTTTTTGCAGCTCTTGAATACTTTTTTGATTATTAACATAACCAATGCCTAAGTTTGCAACACTGGCTACATTTGCTACTGTCCAACCTGAGTTTGCTACTCCTTCACCTAACGTAATAACTGCTAAAGCTATAGCGAGATCTTTAGGCATAGGTCTGCCAGAAAAGTAATAAGCTGAGCTTATAAATGCAGAAGCCATTACCCAAGGATTTCCAGTATACACTGCAATAGCCATAACAGCAATTTGTTCTAATGTACGTTTCCAACAGGAAGTAGAATGACTGTCAGAGTACACATCTAAATTAGACGCTAAAAACTTAGCTTGAGCACTATTAAGTTTTTTACCGTATTCATACTTTATGTAATACTTATTAACTATTGTAGTACCATCTGAAGTCTTATGCTCACCTTCTAGTAAGTTAAATTTATCTTTCCATGATATGCCATCTCCAGTGAATATCCTATCTAGCTCTTTTCTATTTTTCTCTGTATCTTCAACTGCAAAAAACACTTTATAACAATCTAGTAATCCACCAAATTCAATAGAGGATAAACTATCTTTAAACTTAAATACTTCATCATATAGATCAAAAGTATCCTCATCTACAGAATATGTAGCTAATGAATTATTTGTTCCTCCAGTCATCTTACTCTCCTATACATATTTATTTGATATACTAACTAGATTATCTAACTGTACTTTAAGTACTGTTATAGGTACTATGAACACACCATTACTACCATCTCTGGCTTCTGTTAGTTCATACACTAATCTACCTATATAGGCAAGTAAGCTTATAGAGTCTAACACATATTTAGGTATATCCTTAACATACTTCAACTTAGGTAACAAATCATATTCCATATCAACATAATGCATAGTAGGAAAGTAACAACTTGATCTTACATACATTAATGACGTTGAATCTATTTTAGTGCATATATTTTTGCCTGTAGTTTCTTTACCTATTACTACTTCCTCTCCATATATATTTCCAGGATCTTCTACAGTCATAACTACCCCATTAGGCATATACATACAACCAGCATCTTGATTAAACATCTTGGTATTACATGCAGGTGTATAAGGACTAGTATAGTTCCATAACTGCAGTTGTTCATCTACTCTATATATTAATTTCATAAAATCTACTGTATACAACTGTTTCGTGATAATATCAACAGGATTATCACTAATATTAGTTATAGGCCCTATTCTATGTGATATACGAAATATACTTATATCATCAATTATACAATTAGTAAAATACGTATCAAACCATTCTTTAGTTTGTACTAAAGATGAGTTCATTTCTTTATATAAATAACTACTCAGCATAGTTGTACCTACGTTTCAACCAATTAACCATAGCATAGTATTTAACTAAGAACTCATTTCTACTGCAGTCATTTTTAACTAATTCTACTATATCTCGTAACCAAGTATCATACATATATTGATGTACTTTTCTATGACTTATATCATTTCTGATTTTCTGCTCTACCGATAATCCAAATTTCTTATACTCAGCTACTATACGTTTACCTTCTCTATCAACTAGTATCTTTCTCATCTTAAAGTCTATCAACATATCCAGCTCTTCTTGACTAATTAACCCACTCTCCTTACTCATAGTACAAATGAAACTCCATTTACATTCAGGTTCATTATTATTTATATGTGTTTTTATATAGTTCGTAAAGTCAGCTCCGCCAGATATTTCAAATGTAGGCCCATATACAGGAGTGCTAGTACTATTACCCTCATCATTTACATATGTAGTATAACTTACTATATTCTGTTGTACCGACTTAGGTACTTTAGCATAGTGTACAGACTTCATCATATGAAATAATCTACCATTACTAATAGAATCATTAGTAATACCATCATACACATTTCTGAAGAATGTTTTACTAAACTTGTAATCAGTAGCTCTAACTAATATACGCATTACTGTAAATCATCATCCGCTGTACTAGAATTTACTGCTGCTATAACATTAGCATCATCTTTAGCTACTGTTTTTATTAACTCTTTAACTGTTGTATTCATCCATGTAGGAATATGTTCAGCTTGTGCATTAACTAGCAGTCCCCTAACTTCATTAACAGTTTTAATCAAATCTTTTCTATTAACTTGATCGTAACCAACTATTTGTTTATCTATTGCACCAGGTGTACTTGTATTTCCTACAACATCACTAACAACATCTACAGAATCAAATACCACTCTAACGTATTGCTCTGGATCTTCTGTAGCATTTCCATCACTATCTAAGAAGTTACCTCCACCATCAGTAATATAACTAGCTCCATTATAGATAGAATAGTAACTGCCATTTGTAATAGTTCTGGTTGTGTATGTAGTAGGCTCTACTCCCATTTGTTTTTTCAACTTAGCTATCTTATCTAGTTTATCATATCTGGCTATAGCAACTTTCTCATCAGATACTAATAACTCTTTTTCTTTAAGTAGGTTATCTTTTACAATACCTTCTTTTTGTTCTTGTAGCATAGCTATATCAGCTCTCATTTTATCATAATCAACTTCAGTTTTATATTTAGATAATGTTAACTCTTCATTAGTCTTTAATATATTAAATGCCATTTGCATTGCTTGCTTATTAATATCTAAATATACATCTTTTACAAATCCCGCAAATACCCCTGCTTTTTGTACATCGTCCATTTTAGTACTATCTAAATTATCTAACTCTTCTTTCAATAATCTTTTAGCAGCATTAAAACCACCTGATTCACCTATACTATTTTCAACTAAATCATTAGTTAATATAATTAACTCACTGCTATCTACTTCTAATGTTTTTATTGCTAAATTACTTATTACTTCATCACTCATTTTATTTATCCTTTTTGTTTTTACTTACTGTATATCCTATATAGTATCCCCCAAAACCACTAGCAAGTACCTCAATAGTTGAATTATTTCTTATACTGGTATCATTAAGTAGCATTAATGTTTCTACAAATGCACTTAAACCTTGGGTATGACCTATTTTATATTTATAATAGATAGGTATGTTACTATTTTGAATAATTTCGGCCTCTGCTATGGTATTGGTATTAGTTCCTGTACCATGCAATTTCACATAATTACACACTCCAGTATATACTTTAGAATACCCTTCACAATCTACATGAAATGGGTTTATATTATAAGAATTGTACTTTATAAAATTACTTATTTGGTAATCAGAAGGTGTATTATTTAGTATAGCTGCGGCAAACCCGTCTCCTAGCAGTAAATCAATATTGTTTTCTTTAAATAATGCGTATGTATTGAATGTAATAATCTCTTCTCCTACTATTATTACTTGTTCGATATTTTTTGTATCTAGTAATTCTTCAGCTCGAGCTATAGCATAGCCACCAGATGCACATGCAAAGTCTATAGTTTCTTTACCAATTACTTTGCAAGTAGGTACAGTTGTTATAAGTTGTTTTTCATACATATGCAACATACTACATGACAAAGTACGTATAAGAGGTCCAGTATACCCATTTAAGTAGTTGGTTGTTGTACTATCTTTAAAAGTAAATCGACTTAAGTCTGTAATGGTAGAAAATGTAGAGGATAATGAAGGACCGGATATGTATAAAATATAAGTTTTACTGTTAGCTAATAACAAAGTATTTGAAACACAAAACTGTTTAAAATATTTACTACAATTATTATAACCTTTATTATTTTCTCGGAGCTCTGTAGAAAACACTATACTATCTTTAGAAGTATAGTCACCTACGGTATAAGTATAATCAGCTATATACATTTTATATCTCCATTGGCGATATTATGTATACTCAACGCTGTATAGTCTATTTTATCAAAATCAATGTCTTTTAATATACTAAACTCATCATCTACTTCTAATAGTACAGTAAGTACTGCAAAACTATCAATTCCTGTTTTTATTAAAAGTTCATTAACGTCATGAACACATCCTCCATTTGCATTTACAATATCACATATAAATTTATATTTTTCATTCATTATTATGCCTTTTTCTAAGTTCTGCTAATACCAGTGCTTTGTTACTTATTTTCTTGAAACCTAACGGAGTAAGACCAGTTGTGGGCTTATCCGTAACAATCCCAATTACTACTTGATTTTCATATATTTCATCCACATATAGCATACCTGATGTTGGCTTAGAACAAAATGAAAGAATAGCTACTGTTTCCAATAACTTAATAAATTTAGGTATACTATTTTCCTTATGAAGTATAGTAGTATAGTATATTTTATACATTACTAAACGTATATCACTGTCAATGACAGAGTATTTTTTATTATAAGCGTATAAGTTTGAGATAACAGACGCAAGGCTGAAATCAGTCCCAGTAGTTAGTGCTGTGTACAATACCGAATCATACTCATGAGTAAAGTTGTTAGTAGATTTTATAGATTTTATAGATTTAACATTTAATGAATTATGCAGTAATTTATCTGCAGCACTCGCAAAACTAGGATTGTATGATGAACTTGCTATTCGAAGTAACCCTCCATACACACTCAAAACAACTTTAGAGTTACTGTGTATACTTTCTATTATCTTCTTCCTGTCAAGTAGGTTCATAGATCTATTAGATACTATGTATAACCATATAAGAAATAAAGGAGATAGTCTATTAATATCTGAGGGTATTATTATATTCATCTAATTTTCCTGTCCTTTCAAGTACTTTCAGCAGTAGCTCATCCGCAGATAAAGGATATGAGGTATTTAAGTGTATACTGTCTTTAGTGCTGATTATAATATCCTCATTTAACTTAGGGTATCTAGTATGTAAGGTATAGGTATAAACCATAGACCCATTATTTTTCTTTATAACTTTATTTATAACTAATTTATACATTAATATGACCTCTCTTAATAAGGAGGATAATCATCTGGATTATCATACTTATATTTATAGATATTGGCTACAGGGCTTGAGCTAAATAGCATGGCAAAAAAAGTAAGAAGAAGGTCTACCACATATTCATCAGGAAACCTAAAAAAGTTATTGTCATCACCATACTCTTCGGAATCCGCAATAAGTACCGTATACTCATTATTGACATTAGCTGTTGTATTTATAAAAGAGCCTGATATACCCATGGCGTCTACTGAAGGTGCTCCTCCCCATAACTTCTCAATTCCGGCTACAGACCAAGAAGTAGTACTGGCACTACGTTCAGTCTGTAAGTAGGTATAAAGAGAATAAGAAGTTTTAATAAATCCATGGTGAGGTTTAAATGCTCCTTTATAATAAGCATACCACAACCCTCCATAGGCGTAGGCTGTTTTTGTACCCATACACACGCCAAAGTAGTCAAGTCCTGTACAAGTAGTACGACTTTCTTCATGTGTATATACCTCTGCTCCGTAAGAATGTATAGGGCAGTAATACATATATTTATTCAGCCAAGTATCAGTATCTATCGGAAACTGGTTTTCCGTATCAGGGTTTAAATTAGCAGATTTACCACTACCTTTAGACCCTTCCCTGCACCTATTAGAAATAGTAACATCTACAGTTTCATGTATATTAAGAGGTACATAGTTCGTACTGTATTTTATATTATTATCAGAATCTTTTATCTCCATTCCGTACTCATTATCGTTCTTATTTACTAAGGATTTATAATCAGTAAATACATACAGCGTAGGTTCTTTGTCTTCTGTAAAAGCTTTGTGCGCTAGTAGTTGAATTTGTACGGTAGCATAAGGGTTATCTATTAGTTTAGAGTTGGTTATGATAATATCAAGAATAGTTACATACCTAGTTTCACCATTAAACTTAATAAAAGGGAAGATATTAGCATTTGGAGTGTACCTTATTAAGGTAAAGTAGGTATACATTACAGGTTGGCTATTCTCTTCTGAAATAAAGTTATATCCGTTGCTATCATTGTCAAGTTCAGTAACAAAAGAGTAAGTTATTTTTTGATTAAAAAATAACTGATACCCTGCAGATGTAAGCATCACATTATTATTACTATCTTTAATTACTAGTTCTTCCATCCAACTACCTTGCCATTATCAGTATTTGGGTTGCTACAGTAGTACCATGAGAAGGTCTAAGAAGAGTACATATAGTGTTATCATCAGATAATGTACATTCAATCAATCCTGAGTCATCAGCTGGGGATATAAAACTTCGAGGGTATGTAGAAACTTTAAAAGTATTAAAAATTTCTGCATATTTAGAGTCTAGTTCAATAGTACTGACAAAAGTGGAGTCTGTAATTACATCACTGTATATAACATGCCAACTCCCGTGATTTCCTGTATTATATACTATATTACTATTAGAGTCTAAACTACTAGCTACTTTTAACCCATACTTTAATTCATCGGGTTCTGTAGTAGTAGTAGTAGTAGTAGTAGTAGTAGTAAACCATGCACTTGGATTGAAAAAGAAAATATCAAAAAAACCCATTATAACTTACCTAACCTTATTACTTCAATTCCATTATTGAATATACTTATACCATTTTTATCCATAAACATCCCTGAAGCATCTGATACAGGAGTCCTATTAGATAGGTCACTAACTAACTCTCCTCCTATAACTAATTGATTGGCTGATATCCTACCACCATCTATAACAGCCTCGCTATCATTTATATCTGATATAACATTAGCTTTGTATACAACATCATTATTAATAATATCAGAGAATGTTGTGTTGTCCGCAGCTAATGAATCTATACTATCTTGTAAGCTATTTACATTAGTATCTATTTTACTATCTAAAGTATTTACATTAGTATCTATTTTACTATCTAAACTATCTGTAGTGTCTTCAATAGCTGCTTTTGCCTCAGCTAATTTATCAGCTGCATCTTGTATAGCTCTACTTTCAGCATCACCTATTTTAGTAGTAACATCATTACCATCTTCATCTATAACATTACTAAATGTAACTATACCATTGAAGTAAGTATTACTGCCTTCTACTTTAAATGGTGTAATAGGATCATTACCATCGCTGCTTTGTAATTTAAATGTATTTGCCCTTATAACAAATTCACTAGATATGTCACTACCGTCATTATAGCTCCAACCTGTTATCTCTCTATTAGGACCAGTAACGAAACTATGTCCTCCACCAACCCAAGCATTAGCATCGTTATTAATAGCTTCTGCTTCAGACTGGTCTACCCATCTACCTAATAAGTACGCTACATCACCTATAGTAGTAGTGGAGTTATCAGAATCCCAGTAGAACATCTGTCCATCATATAGTTTAGCATACTTCTCTGAATTGCTTATATCGTCATAACATTCTGAAAATTTGCTACCTATAGGCTGATAGTAACTACTGTTAGTTTTTAGTACTTTATACTTATTACTAATAGCATCAGAGTATTTAATTTTACAATACTTATCATTACTAGGTTTTAATGCCCATACTATATCATCACTATCATGGCTATCTATATCTTCTTCCAACCTATTAATGTAATTAGCTGATATTATTTGTTTAGAGTAATCACTACCATAACTAACAAAACAATCACTATAAGGTAAGTACTTAATGTCTTCTCGTTTAACTATAAGTATATCGTTTGTAGCTAATTTACCTATTGTAGATAAACTACTACTTCTAAGAGCTGCATTAGTAGGAATGTCAGATGAGTATATTGCTCTTTTATCATCTGTATAGTCAGCTAAGTCTGCTAATGAATAGTTTGCACTTTTGTACCAACGTTCAGTACTTTCACTATATACATAAGGATCTTCTACTAATGTACTTTCAGTAGTTCCACTTATAATACTATTAACTGTATGCCTGTATATATATATATCACTGTCATCTAATAATGCTTTATACGGATAACCATCATCACTAGTATCAAATACTTCTAAATAAGTCTCACCATCTACTACAGTACCAGGTAAGTGACTACCACTATACACATCTATTTCACTGTCTGACTGTAATCTAACAGCATCACCGAATGTAACTTCTGTACCTTCAATAACATTGCCTTCAGTATCGAACTGAGCAAGTAGCAAATTATTTATGGCTAATGGTTTTGTACCAGCTAGTATGGCTTCGATTACTGTATCATCTGTATATGTAATAGACCCATCTACCCAAGTACCATCATTATACACATATATTTTACCTTCATTATAACCATCTATATATTTAGTAGGAATCCACATATCACCCTTGATAAAGTCTGTCTTATTTCTAGCTAAGTCATTTGTAGTAGGTGTATGATCTAAGTAGTACGCTACAGTAGTTTCTGCTACTTGCTCAGCTATTGCCGATAAGATATCATCAGTAAGTTCCCAACTGTAGTCCCAACCATCATCATCATTTCCTATACAAGTATATTTATAAGTTGAACCTTTTTCATAGCTATCAACAGATTTAGTACATGTCCATAAATCATATATATGCCTATCACTAGTAGCATCTCTTTCATCGTAATGCCCTGTTATATGATCATCTTCAGGTACATCATCTTGATGATAGAATACTACCTTACTATCTATCTGTGTTTCTAATTCTTCTTTTAACGCAGTATTTAAATTAGTATTTTGCCAAGAATCGTCTGTATATATAAATAATTCATTAGTATCAGTTTTGTACCACATATCTCCAGCCATAGGAGGTATACTATCTGTACTTTTAGGTTCGACTGCTTGATTGTATATATTTCGTTTACCATCAGTCAAGTCCATCAGTTGTTTAGTGCTTTCAGGATCAGCCATAGCAGTAAATACATACACATCATCAATTAGTCCTTTGTATTTATATGAAGTTAGTACTGACACACTACCACCTAGCGAAGAAGTAACCTCTCTCTCATCTATGAATATATCTCCGACATCAACCCCTTTATCTACAATGAACGATTTTATTGTATCATTATCATCTTCAAATGGCATACCACTATTAGTAAATGTTTGTATCATATTTGTAGTACCTGTATTAGCAGGATCTAACATATAACTAGGTAAGTCTACTCCGTTAATAGTAGCATTAGCTAAACTTACATCTCCTGTAATTATAGCTGCAATATTATTTTCAGTACTATCAATTAGCCACATATATGAATCTGAGTTGATTTTCGTAAATACATATTTAGTATTAATACTATATCTATAGTACTTTTGTATATCATCATCTGCTTTTTCGTCATCAGTAGCTAACACATAAGTACTATCTTTTAGTATATAGTCTCCATTATCATACTCTACAAATATAGTATCTGTTGGTACCCATACATCTCCTACAGCATTCTCATATTCACTTTCAGCATAGGTAGGCACATCACTGCCTGTGAAAAATGCCATCTTACCATCAGCAGTAGCTTGTGCACTATTAGCAGCACTTAATGCTTTAGTGATAGCAGTATCAGTAATAGCTTCCCAGTAGAACTCACCTTCTTTGTATACATATCTAAAAGCTTGACCACTGATTGAATTGTAGAACAAATCTCCAGTATGTCTATTTTTTAGTACATCATCACTGTCAGTATCATCAGTGCCTGAGTATCTCCACTCTATTTCAGGATCCTTATAATATCTTCTATATTTATCACTACTATAATCTTCAGCAGTCATATCTACATTATCCCTATCGTCAGTATCTAAGTATTGATACATAACAGAATCTACCAATACAAGGGAATATTGTCTTAGAGCTGTTTGTGAATCATCTATATCACTAGTTAATTTTGTGTCATCATCAACGTTAGTAGCATCTTCATATACAGGAAAAGGATCATTATCTTGGAACCAGCTATCTATTTCTTTATCTAGTTGTTGTTGTAGTATATTAACTTTACTTTGTATTGTATTGATATTAGTATCAGACGCTGAAGCAGCAGTAATCTGCCAACCTAGCCACCCGTCCATTGGTTTTAATGAATCATCTAATGTACCCGTATATTCATACCTAATGTCAGTAGGCTTAATATCCATTACATCTGTTCTTAGTGTATAAGTGTCATCTACTACTTCAAAACATACTAATTGCCCTGTGGTTGGAAGTACTCCTATAGTATCATCATCTCCATCATTAACCTTACCCACTTCATCAGGATAATTATATAAGTAGTAGTCTTGTGTACCTAGCATTACTCCAGCCATTGTATCTAGTGTAATAGTACTTATATCACTTTGTACTTGTAGGTGTTCAGTCTTTTCTACTAATTCCGTATCTTTATCTACTAATACTCTCAGATCTTCAGTATAACTAGCTTGGTTATGTTCAACTCTTATTATTTTATCGTATATATCCTGACTAGTTATTACTGTATTATAATGATACCATTTCTCATATCCATCAGGGCATTCATCATCATACACTATATCTCGTACTATAGAATTACCAGAAGTATCTGTTTCATTATCATTGTATCTATTAGGATCATCAGTCTTTATCCATCCTAATGTACCAGGAATTTCTGCTAAACTATACCCATTATTGTCTGCATCAGCACCGCTAGTATATGCCCATCTTTGAGTAAGAAAATCATCTTGATCTGATCCCCAGTCTTCTCTATCTTGTACATATAAACCAGTCCATCTATCTATAACATATTGTCTTGCAATAACATTTTGACTTAATTCGCTGGTAAGTGCAAATTCATCTTTCATACCTGTACTTATATATAAGGCATTTAGTCTATCTAATTCTTGTCTTATAATTCCTTCAGAGTTAGACACACTATAGTCTATAGTGTTTATAATAGCAGTTTCCATACCTGCTACATTATCTAATATGCTTTGTCTAAGTGAGTCTACACTAGTCCATAAACTTTCTAATGTTGTTTGTGGAATACTGTACTCATGCTTAGTAGTATTGTCGGCACCTGCTACAAGTCTATAGGAATCTTCTATAGTGATCTGATTATATTCTTCACCATTTGCTGTTTTAAAACTATCTGTATCTATCTCTGCTACAAACTCTTCTTCAGGGTTTTGAGCAATTATATCACCATTAGCAAGGTCAGCTGCAACACATTCAGTTAATTCATAGATATCAGACATACTATAACCTTACAGCACATCTACCGCGTACTACTTTTATCCTATCAACTATAGTAGCAGGGTCTACAGAAGTATCATATTTAGTTAATAGTATATCATAACTATAGTTATACTCAGTAGCAAATTTATTCTTTATATCATCACCGATAAGTGTACTTAAGGCATTTGTGATAGTACTATTTAACTTTATCATAAACTTACCATTAGAAGCATCTACAATAGTGTTATCTTTAGTGTTAACTGTAGTAAATGATACATATGATTTATTATTAGCATCATACACATATTTAACAGAACCCTTATCTATATATTTTAATACTATTTCAGGGGTGTACCCATTTATATCTATCGGTAACCCTGTACCGGATGTAGTAGCTTGTATCTTCATAACAAAACTACTACCTTTTTCTATTATTATATCTTTGTGTGCTGCACTCATATCAAACCTTATTTAAATGTTGTAGGTAATACTGCTACATTACTCTGCCTATCAGCTAATTCCATTTTCTGTATTACTTCTTGCTTTTGCAATGATATTAAACTATTATTTATTGAATCAGAATCTTCAGTAAATGTAGATTTTATTGTTTTATAAATATTAGTTTCATCCTTAGTTAATGGGTAAGTTATATGCTGTAAACTATTAGGTTTATTATCTGGATTATCTCCAGTACCATTATAACCATTCTCACTTAATACAGTAATAACTCTATTATTAGGGTTATCTAGTTCCCATGTAGAGACATCTCTTATGAATGTTACTATGTGGGCTATACCGTTGTCAGCAAACTCGTCTAACAAACTTAACCACCCTTTATTGTCATCACCTGAATCCCCAATAGTTCGTACTGTACTAGTATCGTTAGGGTCAAAATATCTTAAGTCCTTTAAAGCAGTACTTGCTGTAGGACTTAATATTGCTGTAGGTTTAGCTGTTTCATCATTTATATATGGAACTATCATCCAGCTATCTGTATCATCTTTTATAGCAAATACATCACCTAGTGCAGATGGGTTATTACGTAATAACACATTAGTATGTATGGCATTACCACCATTACGAAATGATATATACCTAGCTAATGTATCAATGTTAGTAGGCATATCTGTAGTAAGCATGTTCCACTCATTTATCCCATCTAAGTATACTTGAAATACAGGTTCTACTGTAATACTGTCAGAATAGGTGTAATCATTAATGCTTGAGCCATCAGTACCATCTACTAGTGTAGGAGCAACTAATTTAGTTTCTTTATTATAGTTTATATACTTACTATAGAATATAGGTATGTAATCTATAACTCCATTCTTCTCTTGCAACTCCACTAACTGCTCTTTAAGCATTTCTTGCTGTATCTCTTCTGATTCTAATTTCTTCTTATCGCTAAGTGCCATGGTGTTTTCTCTGGCTACTTTAGTTTCTTCAATAGATACATCACTTTCTTTAATAAGTAATTCTTTAGCGAACATTAATTTATCTCTTGACTCTTTAGCTTCTTGGATAACTAATTGACTTTTAGACATATCTATTTCTTCTTGTTTAAGGTCTACATCTTTTAATGCAATGTCCCTATCTAGTTCAAATTTATTTTGCTTAAGTTCAGTGTCAATAACTAGTTGTTCAATCTGTTTATCCGCTTGAGTAACTTGTTTAGCTTTAAGTTCTAAATCTTTTTCTTTAAGTTTAATATCAGTAAGTGTTGTATCTCTATCCAACTCAAATTTATCTAAAGATATCTTAGTAGCAGCTTCTAGTTGTTCAATCTGTTTATCCGCCTCTACAATCTGCTTGTCTTTGAGTTTACCGTCTTTTACACTATTATCTATAGTAATTCCTAATTGTTTTAACTCAGCATCTTTAACTTCAAGATCAGAGTACAATAATTGAGTTTTAGCTTTTTCTTGCACTAATTGTTCATTAAGTACATCTTTCTGCATTTCAAAGTTTACAGATTCATGCACTATAGAAGGTATTACATTAGTGTATATAGCACCAGCTTGTTCTTGAGTAATTTGACTACTGTTAAGTGCTTGTTCTATGTGTAGATACACAGCACTCATTAACTTATCAAATGAACCAGTACCATCTATCTTTAATTCAGTTATACCCTCTAATTGTGCACTCATATTACTACTCCAACTCTAGATCTTTGAATAGACTATCATTAATCACTTCTTCAAGTTGTACAGAAGTAATTGAATCGTTAACTTGTACTGTAGTAGTTATTATTGGAATAAGTACTTCTTCGTATAGTTTATCTGTTAAGATATTAGCTGAGTCATCATCATTTATCTCAATATCAGGATTTTGTATGATACACAACTTAACAGTATATCTACCAGCAATTGCGAATGTATGCTTGATAGCTATTTTACCATCAGTAGTAGGAGACATATTAGTAACAGGAGCGGTATACACTACTCTATCATTATCTGTATCAGTGTCTACTTCATCATACAAATGACCTCTAGTTATGCTCATTCTATTAGCACTTTCTACAGTAAGAGCGTAGTTCTTTTCACTAGCTCCAACTATAATACTATTAGTGCTAGTAGCATCTATTAGTGTACTAAACTCTATTTCTATTCCAGTGTTAACTACTATAGTTGCCATCTATTACTCCATAACTGCTAGTTGTTTTTTCTTTAACTCTTGTAATTGCTCAGGAGTCCAACCATCCACTACATTTATAGTAAATCTTTTAACCATTCTAACTTTAGGTTTACCATCAGTACCTGTATAATTTTGAGGTATCTTAATAGTCTCTAAGTGTCGTATACCTCCTCTACTTATCGGAGTAGCATGTCCGTCAACTCTAACTTTCTCTTGTATAACTCCACTATACATATTACCCCAACTGAATGAGAATAGTCGACCTTCTTGATCATTTTCTATTGTAACAGTATTATCATGATCAGTAATGATCGCTTTAACAGTAGCTTCATTGAATAGTTGCTTATCTTCACGTCTGCTAGTAGTCTTTTCTATAATATTACCTGTAGGTGTTTTAACTATACCAGGAACATCTTCATCATCTAATTCATCTAATGTAGGTACATACTCTTCTTCATAGTCCGCATGTGCTTTAATTAATTCTATGATATCATCATTCTTAGTTTTCTCATTTACTTCAGTGATTTCTAACTTAGTTGCTATTTTAAGTAAATCTTTTTTAGTTTCATTTCCAGTTAATGTCATTATTTCTCCTTTGGTTACTCTATTGAGCATTGCCATATTTAGTTTATTTGTATCGTATTGTACACTTAACTAGCTTATATTACTCTTATATTAATATTAGTATTTTACAATGAGATTATTTATTGTCTGCGATAAGTTCTTTTGATTGTGTTAGTTTTATAAGTTTCATATAATTACCTTTACCTATTTATCGATAAAGGTAATATACTGTAACAGGTCTTAAGAATTACTTAGACCTGAACGAATTAGGTGCGAATCCTAATTACTATCTACCACAACTACAAGCAAGTGCTCTTAGTCTTTCTGGTCTATATGCTAAGAAGCCATAACTCCATTGAGTAACAATAGCTCCTCTAGTTTTATAGATATCATTAACTAAATCTCTTTGAGGTTTAACATGTTCAGCTTGAACGTTACCCCAGTTATATGATAATGTAGTATAACAATCATCACCAACAACTATTAGTTGGAATATATCATAGTATGCTTTATCTCCAGCAGCATTAAGTGTTTTGTACGCTCTAGCTTTAACAGCATCATCATCTTTAGCAGCATCATTATCACCACCAACTTCTTCACCTTGCCCCTTAAGAACTGGCATGTCTTGAACTACAACGAATCTAAACGGTAAACCATCTAATGCACCAACCTCACCATGAAGTCCATTCCATTCTTTAGTTCCGCTTCTTTCTGTGTACTTAGATACTGGTGTCCAAATTGTAGTACCATCTGGTCCTTTGATCTTTCTTAATGTAGGTACCAGCTCTTTATTAATATAAACTATATATGCCCCATCAATAATTTTAGTATCAATTTTAGTTGAACCACTAACTATCATAGTTTGTAATGGGATTTCTGCATTTTGTAAATCTTGCTCCCAAGCTTCAAATACTTCATAGTTTAATGTATCGTAACCGTCTAGCTCAGCTGGACATACACCATCAGCAGACGCACACATTCTATTTAATTCAGCAGCAGCAATAACACTTGCTCTAGCTTGGCCTTCTTGAGCTTCTTTTCTAGCTCTACCTAAATCTTCAATAGCTCTGCCAATTAGTCTTGGTCTAGAATCTAATTTAGTACCTTTAACTGTATATTTAGTATTCATACCAAATGTATCAACCTTAGCAGATACCATTTTACTCGAACCATTAACTTCATTCATTTGACCACCAGTTTCAGGGATTGGAGTAATTCCACCTTTATCAACTAATAATGAATTTTGTCCATTTCTAATAGAACCAGCACCAGAAGCAATTTTACCGTCAGCAGGTTTATCCGCTTCTGCATCAGCCTTAGCAGCAGCTACAGCTTCTTCATATGTTTTTTCACCATTAACCATATAGCTATCGGCTCTAAACGTATTCTTTAATGAACCATCAGCATTGATTGAGTACCATTCATTACCTAAATATAATGCACCTAATGCATCAATACCGCCATCTATCATATTACCTTTATTAAGTACAGGAAATCTAACTTCCATAGTAAATGTATCACCATGGTTATCTGGTTGATTATCTCTATTACCTCTATCTAAGAATACTGTCTGTCTAGCAGGCATTTCCACTATTGCTTTACTTACGAACTCTGGTGTAAACTGTCTGTCTATTGTACTTGAAGTTATTCCACCTTGATTGAACATTGTTGTTTGATTACTCATCTTATTTCCTTAATTTTGTTTTATTAGTAGCCTCTACCTAAGATACTCTTATTAAAGTATTCCATCAAATCATCACCAACTAGTTCTTGACTTTTTTCTATCGGGTCAAAGCTTTTCTTTGGTTTTTTCTTTGGTTTAGGTTTACTAAAACTTGCAGCTTTCTTTCTAGCTTCTTCTACTTTTTTCTTCTCTTGTTCAGCTTTTATTCTATACTCTTCTGCCTCTCTTTGTGCAGCTATCTTAGCTTTTTCAGCATTTACTTTTTGCTGATTTACTTTCACTTGTTCAAGTTGTTGTATACGAGTTTGCTCTTGATACTCACTTTGTAACTGAGCTCCTGCTTCTTCATATTGTTTAACTAACGGCTTATTCGCATATGTTCCATATTGATCTGTCATTCTATTCTGAACAACTCTACTCATTATTTCATCATATACAGTAGAACCATCTTCATTAACTTGACTCATGTGACTTATAATAGCTGCACCTTTTTCAGGATTTTCAAGTATGTCATTAAGACTATTGTCTTTCGCCCACTTATCTCCTAATTCCGTAGTGAATTTAGCATCTATACCTTGAACTCTTGCTGTATCCATTAGGTCATCTAACACTATCTCAGCTTGTGATTCTCTATGTACACTAGGAGTGTAATTAACTTCATTACTCTCTAGTTCTAGCAACTCATCAGTATCTATACCACTGTCTTTTACAGCATGTTTGATAGCATTTTTATCTTTTTTAAGGATGTCTATTGCATAGTCAAACAGCTCTGGTTTCTCTATCACACCTAATTCTTTAAGTGTTTTTAGAAATGGTCTATATGGCTTGAGAGCAGCATTTTTTTCTCCATAGTTTTGTCCCATAGAAATCATCTGTCTAATCTTTTCAGGATCATCAATACCTTTTACCATTGTGCCACTTGCTTTAAAGTCGCTAGTAACTTTGTCGTAGAACGCTTTAGTCTTATCATAATCAGCTTGTAGCTTCTCGTAATCTGACTTTAACTTCTCATAGTCAACTTCTTCAGTTTCCTGATCTTCTTCTGCAGTCTGACCGTCACCATCTGCTTCATTAGTATCATTCGTGTCTGCCTCATCGTTATCATCAGTAGATTCATCATCTTCTGACTTTTCACTATCATCATCTACTTGAGTGTTTTCTGAATCTTCTTCTGTAGTGCCTTCTTCGTTATCCTGATCATCGTCGTCACTCTCATCATTCGGTTCCGCATCATCAACATCTTCAGTTTCTTGACCCTCTGTGTCCTCATAGTTTATATCTCGTTCAATCTCTTCACCATCCTCATCAGCTGGTTGGAAATCTTCCTCTATAGCTTCTAGCTTCTTTTCCCCTGACATTAAAGCCTGTAGTTCCTCATAAGCACTCATTATTCACTATCTCCTAAATCTACTTCACCTTTATAAACAGAATCCCTATAAGCTATTTCATCTTTTAGCATTCCATCTTTAGCAGTAATTTGACTATCTATATTAGCACAACTATCTTTGTAGTTCTTAATAAATGATCTGAACCCTCTGATAACTCTTAATGCACTATTTAGAGCATCTTCAGTTTCATTAGTTACGAAATCATCACCAGCTAACATATCCATTATTGACTTAGTTTCAGTTTCTATGAATGCTTTTTCTATAGCTAACTTATAATCTTCATTAGATTCTAATCTTACTATAGCGTCAGCTACATTCTTTTGTTCTATAAGACTTTCTTTTTCTAGTCTTAATTGCTTAATTGAAGCATCTACAGCTTCTAACTCTTTTGTTCGGTTAGTTTGTTCAACCATTGCCTATCCTTAGTTTATTGGGTATGCTATGCACATTGCCATTATTAAGCAGAGATTTCAGACATCAGCTTTATTGGTCACGTTGCTATTTTACTATATTAGTACTTAACTGTATCTTAACCTACATAGAGTATTTATTATCGGTAGAAGCTTGCTGTGGCTGCTTTATCGGTATTTGCTGCATTAGTTGATCAACCTCTTCAGAACTCATACCACTAGCTAGTAATTCTTCCGCTGCCATTCTAGCATCATCAGGAGTTATTGGTATACCTTGCTGTGCTGCTTGTATAACTTGTTCAGCTATTCCTGGTTGTTCTTGCATGTCTTGTTGTTGTCCCGCCATCATACCTTTTTGTATACCTACATCATGAGCAGCTTGTACATCTGCCTCATATTGATTACCAATCTGTCGCATATTTTGTTGATGTGCTGTTCTCTCATTCATCAAAGCCGCTTTAAGCTGTGTATTCTCTTGAATAGCTTGACTTGCCATTTGAGCATTCTTGTCAGCAGTTGCTGGATGAGGTACATAGGGTACCTGATTACTTACTTGTTGTTCTTCCATCGTTCATTCCTTTTTTATTTAGTTGTTGTTTCATCAAGTCCACATTAGCTTTGTACTCTTGATCTTCTACTTCTCTTTGCCTCTTACTACCAGTTTGATGATCTATAAACTCAGCATCCAACATATCTGTTTCGCTTTCTATCTTATCTGCCTGCGCAGCTTTTAATCGAGCCTCACTTTGTAACTTCTCACTATTTAAGTCCATCCTATGCATAGCTTCATATGTATGTGCATCGTTTCTATCTTTATCACTGTATAGTTTCATTATCTCAGCTTTTATCTTTTCATTTTGCATTTGGGCTGTTTCTAGATCTAGTCTCATCTTCTCCATCTGCATTTGTTGCATCTGTTGTTCTTCTGGAGTAGGTCCAGGAGGTTGTATCTCATCTATATCTTTTTCAACATCTGGCATTTTATTGACTCTGGCCCATCTTTTCAGCATAACTTTAGTAAAGTCAAATGGCATAGACTGCATAGTAGTTTGTAACATAAATGCTATCTTATTACTTATAGCTTCTTCTTTTTCGGGCGTATTAATCTCTACCTTAAGATCGTATTCCATTTGGATATCTTGCTTCATCACATTAACGAATTCGCCATCAGTTAATCTAAGTATCATTTCTTCTTCAGCAAACTCTTGAGCATTAGCTAACATATGCCTAGCCATTCTACCTAATAAGCTATCACTAATCCTTCTTAGTACACTTAGCTTACGTTTAGTCATAGCATTATCAGCAGTCTTTATTCCTCCTACACTACTACCTAACGAACTTCCTGATATACCATTATCGAAGGACTTTTGACCACTTAATGATTCAGCATCTTGTCTTTGTAATGTTAACATATCAAATGCTGATTTATCTATTGGCTGTATTTTACTTTTGTATATCATTGAATCAGGACTTGCTCCTGCTCTTGATCTAGCGTTTAACCCTTTATTGAATGCTTGCCATTGACTCTCTCTAGTAAATAAGGTCTCATCAACTATTTGTTGTCCTAAGCTATTAGTTATAGTTTGATCTTGCATAGCTCTAGTGTATACACCTATTGTCTCTTGGTTTTCTCTAAGTAGTTCAGCATCAGGTTGTCCCCAGAACTCTTTAGTTCTTGGCATATATGTAGCTACACTAAAGGGTAACTCACCATGTGGAAATGGATTCTCTTCCAATCTAACTAGTGTTTTACCTATCCAAGTAGCAACTATAGCAGTTAGTGTACCATCACCATGTATGTCCCAATAACCCCAGTATTCGCAAGCTTTAACTTTCTTACGAGGTTTATCTTTGAATGCAAATGTTGGTACATTATCTCTATACTCATACACTTCATCAGCATCCCCTTCACCAATCTCTACATTATCTATATTCTTGTAAATACCTGTACCGGTTTCTGCATCGTACTCCTGGTCTTTAAGTGTAGCATAGTCAGTCTCGTATTCATGTATAATGAATCTAGCTTTATCTATGTCACCATCACATAATGGATCAACTGTTATATTAGTATTATCTATTACTTCCACTATAGGATGATTCTCTACCAGCTTATTTTCTATTCGTACTCTTTTAACTTCCCCTACCTGTACAGGTTGCCCTGCTTCTAACATAGCTTGAGCTTCTTCTTGACTCATTTCACCTACTTGCACTTTTTGTTGTATAATCTGGTAACTTTCTTCAGGGCTTGCATATACAGGTTCCATGTACTCAACTTCTATTTCATCATACTCAGCTAACCAACCATCTTTAACTAACACAGTACCTTCATCGTATAATGTCCTTACCATTTCAGCAATAAAATCAGTCTTTCTTATCTTAGTATTCATTACCCAGTTTAACCATATGCTTGATAACTTAGCCTTCTGTTCATCATCCTTACCTCTAGGATTAACTACAAACATATTACTAGTACTTAGAAAGGGTTCTTCCAGAATAGGGTAAGCCCATTCAGCAGCTTTACGAATAACTAATGGTCTTTGTGTAGATTTACCTCTGTCACGAATAGATTTAGGTAGTGGCTTACCACCTTCCATATCTACTCTATACTGTAGTATCTTCTCTACCTGCTTATCCTGATCACTACTAGCTTCATCATAGTCAGCATACAAGTCTTTGAAGCTGGGTTCTTTTTTCCATTTAGTAAGTCGACATTGTTCACCATCTATTATTTCTTTTTCGAATGCCATATTTATCCTTAACTATTTATTATCCGATTATACTTAACAACTGCTTATACAATCATTAAATAGGGAATCTTGATGTTAATCTCACCATACCAGAAGCATGTGTCATCTCTTCTACATAACCATCGGGGTACTGTTTCCATCTAACTAAGTAGTATGGGTACTGAGCACCTGCTTCGTCTTCATCCCATACTTGATTCTTCATCCTAGCTATTAATAGATCTTTATCTTCAAAAGGGACTTCACCTATAGTATCAGGAACAGTGTATGTATCATCATTTGCATGTATCTCTTTTAACTGATCACTAACTTCCTCATTATTTAGTATAGTGCCATCCTCTAATATACCTATATTAATAGCATTGCCATCTGAGTACTTAGTGAGCATGTGAAGTATGTTTTCACTTGTTATATATAGTTTAGGGTCAAGTATCTCATCATGATCAATCTTTTTCACACCATGTGGATATATGTTAACCCTGCCATTCTTATTATCAGTAATAACACAATCTATTATGTATTCTTCAGCACCTTTTTTGTACCTAACATCAACATTCCATCCTGTTAAGTCTATAGGTACACCATTTATACGTATAGTAGTTTTGCTGGGATAAGTATCTCCAGCAGGCCTTATTATATCACTTAAATTAGTTGCCATATTTATTCACCTCATTATATGTCTATAACTGCTATATCAGCAGTAATTTCACCAGATTCTATATCTGCACTACCATTTATCAGAGCTATATCAGCAGTGGGTTCTATTAATTCTATTTCACCACTTACTGTCTTATAATCACTTACAAATATTATCCTATCATTAAACTTGATAACTTCTTTCTCTATTACTACAGCTTCGTTAGTTGACTCACATGTAATATTAATATTAAGCTTCTTACTATACAATATGAAATTATCATTATCTAATATATACACTTTAATATTAAATACACCAGTAGTTTTAAACTGTATTTCACACCCACTATATGACATAACAGTAGCCAATTGTAACTTAGTATTAATATCTGTAGTATCTACGATATCTGTATTATTAGTAGATATAACATATAATGCTTTATCAGATGATTCTATCTTATATCTATTAATACCAACTTTTTCTACACTAATATCTTTAACTGTCTCTGTATAGTCCTTAATATCTTTTACTATGGTACTTTCCCCATTGTATACATACACAAATGAATTATTACCTACGTTACATTCTAACACATTTCCAATAGAAGGAGCTTTACCTTCTATTGAATAGTAATTATCTACGTATACACTAGTATATTGAGAATCACAGGAAGTATTGGTAAGTATTACCTTCCCACTCCCTATAGCTTTTCCGTTTATAGATAATGAGTACATTAACTACCTATTATGCTTCACTATCTGCTTGTGCCCATTCAAACACTAGGTCTTCACCGTCTGTGATGCTTTTATAGTCTTTAATAGCACACCAGAAACCTAGTATCTCGTTTACATTAGTTCCATCTTCCATTACCATACTGAAGTTACCTTCTGCTCCTTCAGGAGTAGATCCAGGAACAAATGTTAATGCCTTACCTAATTGACCTGGGTATGCAGTAACTCTTTCTAGTACATCTGTTACATCTTTAGTATCATCGTACTCTTTAATCTTGCTATCTAACCAATCTACGAAGTACTCTTTAATTTTTTTATTTTTAACAGGTATACTAATTAACTGCCATCTAACTTTACCGTCTTCAGTATTTAGTTTGATTTTACCACTACCATCACAACTACTACCACTAGCAAATGTTACTTCTACATTTTGAGTAGCTTCCAATCCATGTTCATCTTTAACATATGTACTAATTCTATAGTCACCAGCTGTTTCAAATATCCATTCTTTAGGATCTAAATCAGCCTCAGCAGGGTATCCTGCATCTTGAACTACTATCCAATCATTACTAAAAGGCACTTTATATTCTATTACCCATCTAGCTTCTAGTTTAGTATCATCACCATCAGGATCAATTAGATCACTTAAAGTAAATTTAATGTCATTATCCTCTTCTTCACCTACTACTTCTTTAGTTAATGTAAAACTAGGAGCTAAGTTAGTCATACTAAAATGCTCTTGATGTGCTATTGTAAAATCATTGAATCCATCATTCCATGATACATCAGTATTAACTGTATGACCTTCTACTACATAAGTATCACCTAGGTCTTGTGTCCATTCGTAGTCTAACTCAGTGTTATTATCTACTTCTGTACCATCATACTTGTAGCTTATTGCAATAACTCTACTATCTATATCAGTATTAGCACCAGTTACTGTAAATGTATCTAGTATACTAGGAACTGTAGGACTCCAAGTTATGTCTGCAACAGGTGTGTTATATCTAATTTGTAGTTTTTTAATGCTTGTTACTACTTGACCTTTTAAGTTAGTTACTTTAGCCTCAACTTCTTGTGCTTTATCTTCATCAGTTTGACTAATCGCGTCATATTGATGTACAGTATCTGTAACAAAGGCATCATCTTCTGTCCAGTCATACTCTTTAGTATCTATACCTACTCTATCACCAAATACATCTGTACTACCTACCATGATCTTATGCCACATAGTAGTACCATTATAGTCCCATGACTTTTCATCAGTAAAAGATTCAACTATAGACTCATCAGTATTAACTCTACCGATATATGTTACTGTATCATTATCATCTGCATTTACAAATGTTGTAGCACCATCAACAGCACTAGATAATCCCCACATACTATCAATAGTAGGGGCATAACAGGCTCTAAGTTGTACATCTATTATATATGTGTCATCACTATTTAGTTGCAATTTTAGTATTCCAAATTGTCTATCTAGCGGATCCTCTTCTAGTGTTTCGAATATTATAACTATATTATCACCAGGATTATTCACACTTCCGTATTGTGTCAGCCAACTACTATCTCCTAAATCTAGTGAATAATACTCATTACTACTATCATACCAATCAGACCACTCATCCTGTTCAACATGATACCCTTTATACCTACAATTAATAGCATCCTCATTAGAATCAACTATGTTACCATTAAAACTTATTGACAAACTCATATCTTTCCCCTTATTATTTTCCTTTATAAACTTACTCATACACTCCGAAGAGTGTATTGATAAGTCTAAGATACCAAACTTAAGTCTTTTATTTTACCAAAGAATTGGTTAGCTTCATATCCACCACTATTCTTATAAGCACCTATCACTGCATAATCTATTTTATCATCAACATCACTGTTACTGTAACTTGGATCAATATCTTCAGCAACAATAGTTTCGTTTAAAGTAACTGTAGCTGTATTCTCTGTAAATTTAATTATTATACTATACGCTACTCCAGTTTCTAATTCTATATCATTAATATGATACTCATAATAAGTATCACCTGAATCGTATATAGTAGAAACAACTATCATTTTATCTTTAGTATTATAAGATATACCCATTCTCGATAGATTATTATCACTTCTGGTAGATAAAATCATACAATTATTAATATCTTCTAATGTATCAATCATAAAAGTAGTTTTAAATTTTCGAACATGCATGCTACCCATATCGTCTAATTGAGCTATACCATTATTACCATTAACAACTAACCACTCATTTTCTATCTTAGCATCACCTTTTAAAGTCCAGTTTAACTCACCTATATCAGCATTTTCTGATTCTTTAAATGACCAATAATAATTTGAATCTTCTAATGCTCCGGCTTGAGGATAACCATACTCTTTGTATACTTCATCAGCCTTTGCACCAGCTTCAGCATCACCTAGAACTACATTAGCAGCGCTATCAGAATACCCTATAGTACATAACGGTTTGCCATCTTCATCAGTATCTGTAAATATACTAGCACTAACTATAGTCTTAGGATTCCCCCATCTGTAATCAATTACAACTATTAATGGTATTTTAGTATCATCTTCTTCGAACATTTTATCAGCTTTTGCCTGTGCAACATTTATAGCAGTTACATAGTCTGGTAAGTCAGTATCTTTAGTGATAGTGATTTCATATGTTTTAACCATATCATCATCCATTGTAAGCATAGTATCATCTTTAACAGGTCTATTTGCTAACATCTTACCTGGAGCTCCCATAAATGATGCACTCTCTTCTGTAGTTGACACTACGAATGCATGATCTGGTACACAGTATGTTGTAACTTTTACTATAAAGTCATTACTTCTTTCTTGGTGATGAGTACTAATCTCATCCATCTTTTGTTCAATAAAGTCTGCACTACTTAAGTCATACTCTACATTCAATATCTTTTTTACTGGTTTCATATTTATTTCCTTTTAGTTTAATTAAACCTTATTTTACCCAATCTATCTTTAAAGTTTCATCAAAGTCAAGGCTATCTACCCATATACACCTAGACAGTCCGTCATCGTCTAGTAAGTTAAAATCCCACTTACTTCCTATAGGGGTACTACCTGGTATAAAGGTATACATCTCACCATGAACGTAAGTTTTAAAATACTTGATAACATCTTTACATATTACACTATTTTGATTCTCTATTTGCTTAACTAGATAGTTACCTACGGTATCATTTACATTAAGATGTACACCTTTAAAAGAGTTAGCTTCTATGTAGATAGTTCCTTTCATTGCACCATCACAATACCTAGGATCAAATACAGCACTTAAGCCATTTATCTCTACTATACTATAACCGTAATCACTTACAGTCATAGTAAATAAACCAGGACCTACTTTACTCATATCCTTATCATCTAACACATCACCATCTACCGTTCGTCTTACACAGTGATAGTTATCTGCTTTACCATAGAATATAACTATAGGTTCTGGTTTACCTACTCTTAGTACTTGACTAACACCGTTAACTAGTACTACTACCCAACTATCTGTATCAGGCATAGTTACTTCTTGACTATATATGCCATTACTCTCTTGTATATCTATACTAGGTGTTATATCATCTGCATCGTCAATGCCATTTATAGCATACACCTTTATAGTATCTAATAAGCTACTAGTAAATTTTACATCAAATACTTCACCTAAGTTCTTTTGATTATTATGTTTCATCTAAGTGTACTCTCTATCATCCAATACTCAAGCATAAAAGCCATCACTTGATAGATACATACACCAGTTATTAACCATATATCTTCTCTATCAAGCATGGCAGTTACCTATATAAGTATAGTACCTAGGTCAGTTGTATTAGCTACTATTGTATCTAATTTACTATCCATACTATCTAGTTTAGTTTGTAAACTATCTCTTAATGCAACTATACCTGTATCTTCATCATTTAGTATAGCGATGATATCATCACCTTTAGCTAAACTTACAGTTTCACAATGATCTATTAAGTCTTTTAATTTACTTAATCCATATGTATCATCTTCTAGTAATGCTTTATTAGCATCTACAACTGCTTTAACTGCATCTACTTTATCAGCTACAGTACTATCATCATTACCAGCTGTAATAGCATCATAGATGTCTTTTAAGCCATATGAGTCATCAGCACTAACTGTATTACCATCAGCATCTACATACTCTAAACCTTGAAGCATAGCCTCAACACCATCAGTGTATCCTGTTAATGCACTAATAACACCGTCTCTATCAGAACCAGCATCTGTGATATCTTGTAGTAATTCTCTTAATGATACAACAGCATCATCATCAGTATCACTTAATAGACCTTTTAATTCAACTAATTTATCATCAACAGCTATAACTTTATCACTGATACCATTAACTGTTTCTTCATCTAATGTATCTACTTGTGTTTTAACTGCATCTAATGTAGTAACTAAAGCATCAACTACTTCTTTTACATCATCTATACTTGCATCATCAACTATTGTTAATGCACTCATAGTATTAACTCGTGCATCAGTACTTTCTATTAATACTGTATATACACCTTTACTTGGGTATGTAATAGGTAATCTATATACACCTGCACCATCTTCTTCAAATGAACCTTCTACATCAGTCCAATCTGTATCACCTTTTAACTTATATTTAGCACTAAAAGTGTCAGCTAGTCCAGTAAAATCCGGATTTAAATCTCTACCTATTAGGTATTCTATTCCTGCTTTTTTCATAGCATTCTCCAATGTTTATGTCATATATTTATAGTCTATGCCTAGACTAACATACTTCCATTGTCTACGGATTGTACATATGTCTGGGTTTCAGCTACTTCACTACCAACAGCTAACATTAGCTCCATTTGAGTTTCACTTATAGTGTTAACTTTACTTATTAATAGATCAGTACTAACACTATTACATTCACATACATCGTCCTTACAGCTATCTAGCATAGCTTGTATCCTATCGTAGTCTACAGCTTCACTTCCACTACTAGTAGCTACACAGGCAGGTATAACTACATTTACATCTATTATGTTACTAGTTATCTCAAAACAAAATTCAAAGTCTATATCATCTATTACACCTTTCATTTTGTACCTAGTGAAGTATTCTATGTCATCTTCACCTATCTGTCTAGCAGTCATTAGTTCAACATAAATTTTACCATCTGTATCACTAGTACCAGACCAGATTTCATTATCTTCAGTATCTAGCACTTGTATATCTAATCCATCCATAACATCACCATTGATGTCACATAGTACAGGATTATAGATATACTTTACATATACATCACTCTTATCATCTTTAGTGTATCTTTGTAACCCATCTAGTATCTCACTACCAACAAATTCAAGATATCCTTTCTCATCACCAGCTTCTTCTGTATATATTAGATTTTCATATCCACTAAATACACCACCATCTATTCTCATATAAGGAGCTAATTGAGGGTTCCAATATATGGCAGCTTCTTCACTTGTACCATCAGTACTACCTACTGATATATTTCTATACTCTGCTAATCTACCTTTAGGACTAAGTACTCCATATCTACCATTACTTTTCTCTATAGTAATATTACGAACTATACTAGTTTCTCCTTGTATACGTCCATAGCCATTTACAATACAATCAACTATTTTTACTTCTTGATCTTCACCTCTGAACCAACTCCAGAATGTCCACATATCTATAGTACACCCATATAGGTATAGATCACCACTAATGTCTGTTGATCTACCGTTACCATCAGTGTCAGCACCCCCACCAAAACCATAGTACTTAGTTAAGTTTTTACCTATTAGTGTACACCCATTTACAGTAGTACCATTATCTCGTAGTTCACCTAGTTGTAGTTTACTTCCTTTATGTACTTGGAAATACTCTCCATCTGCTTTTATTACCACACCAGCATCGATTAGTTCAGCTTCTCCTGTACAATCTTTGTTACCTATAAATATTGATTTTTTAATATGATATATATTGTCTGTTAGTTCTTGTGCATACTCATTATCTAGGGCATCACATATGTCTTTAGTAGAGTAGGTACCGTCAGTTACTATTATTATATCGTCTTCTACACTGATACCCATATACCTCTCCTAATAATCTACTACCAAATACTTAAGTTCCTCACCAGTATACTGTTGTACTAAATCTACAAACTCATCTATATTATTGTTTTCTTTACTAGTTAATATAAACATAACATCTGTAGCTAGTATCTCTTCAACTGTCATTTCTGTTTCTGTATTACTGTCCATAGTTGTTATACTATCTCTATTTTCTTTTGGTAGTTTATTATAGCAAAATTTATTTATAAATACAAATGTAGGTTGTTGGTATACTCTATGTAACTTAGCTTTTAAGTAATTATCTACCTGTATATCAAGTGATCCTTTAATACTTTTATCTGTATACATATCTATGGTTAATGTCATTTCTTTTCCTTTATAAACTTACTCATACACTCCGAAGAGTGTATTGGTAAGGTTATTCTTGTGCTTCTGTATGTTGTGTCATTTGGAAGTCTGATAGTACCATACCCTCTAACCAGTTGTCATTCATAGGTATGTAGAATCTGCTACAACCAGTATCCCAACCAGTATCTTCTAAAGTTACTTCTTCATCTCCGTATTTAATGTATACGTTTTTCTTACCATCTGAAGTAACGTATGCATCATATACTAAATGAGTAGACTCTTTTACTAAAGCTAAATCAGTATGTACAAGAACAGTATCCCCTGAACCTTTTTCAGCATCAAGAGTTAATTTTCCATCATCTATATATAAAGTTATACCATTTGTTTCATAACTCTCTTTTCCTGCGTAGTACACACCAAAGATATAACCACTTTTATCATCACTAGTTACTTCTAGGTCGCATTCCACTCTATACCCATAAGCAAACGAGTCACTATAATCTTTTACGAATACATCGTCAACACCATCTTCCCATTTTTCACAGTATAATGTACACGCAGCAGCCTTTGCACCAGCTTCAGCATCACCTACATGAACTACTGCAGCACTATCTGTAGCACCTATTAAACTTATACTATTACCGTCTTCATCTGTACTTGTAAATATACTAGCACCTATTGTAGCTGGAGAATTACCCCATCTATAATCAATAACAGTAACAAGAGGTATTTTAGTATCATCTTCTTCGAACATTTTATCAGCTTTAGCTTGGGCTATGTTCAGTGCTGTAACATAATCAGGTAGATCTGTATTAGCTGTAATTGTGATCTCATATGTTTTAACCATATCATCGTCCATTGTTAAGAACGATTGTTCAGCTAATGGTCTCATAGCTAGTTCCATACTTGGAGCACCCATAAACTCTTGATTCTCAGCAGTAGTATGAATAACTAGTTGATGATCTGGAACACAATAAGTCATAACTTTACATAGTACACTATCACCATGCATTGTTTGACATTTTTCTGATACCATGTCCATCTTTGTTTCTTTAAACTCTTGACTTGTTAAATCATATTCTACATTAAATGCTTTTTTTACTTTTTTCATTATTTATCCTTTTAGTTATATAATAGGTTTTAACCCACTATACAAATACCTATAGTATCTCTATAGTGGGTAATAGACAAGGTTTCCCAAGTCTATTATCAACAGTCAGACTATACAGCCTCACCGTCTCCGTCACCACCACAGTCTTTATCACCTAATCCAAGAGCACCTCTGAATTTATTGTGAACACCACAAATATCCATTGAAGCAGCTTTTAAATCATTTGAATCAGAGTAAGCTTTTAAATCATCAATTGCAGCTTGAAGATCATCAATTTGTTTTTGAGCTTGTGCACTTAATGCAGACTCTAAATCAGATGTTCTAGTAACGATACCTTTAACTAGGTTATCATCTTCATCTGTTGTATCATTTAAGATATCTTCATTAACTTTAACTCTATCACCTAATGCAACTTCAGCGTCTGTAGCTCTAGTTACTTCAGCAGCGATTGAATCACTTAACTCAGTTTTAGCAGCAGCTAGTGCATCTGCAGCAGCAGTTTTATTAGCAACAACTCTATCATCTAAATCAGATACAGTAGACTCTATAGCAGCTTTGTTATCAGCAACTACAGCATCAGTAGCAGCTTTAGCATCAGCAACTTGTTTAGCAACTGAACCTTCAGTCTCAGCATCACCTTTAAGTGTAGCTAAATCACCTTCGTTTACTGTGATTCTATCAGATAGTGCATCAGTAACTTCATTTGACTCACCAGCAGCTTGTGCTATTTTGTAGTCAACTGAACCTTCAGTTTGATCATCAGCATTTAGTAAATCAATAGATGATTTATTTGTAGATGTAGCAGCTTCAGTAGCATCCATTCTATCACTTAAATCACTGATATCTCCACCAGTAGCATCTTTGATAGCTTTTGCAACAGAACCTTCTGTTTCGTCATCACCATTTAATACAGCGATTGCACCTGTGTTAGCATCTATACCATCTTGTAATCCACTTCTTGTAGATTCAATATCAGCAGCAATGTCAGCTCTTACAGCATCATCAGCAACTTTAATAGCTTTAGCCATAGAACCATCAGTATCTACGTCACCATTAATTGTATTGATTGCTTCTTCAGCAGAACCCATTCTAGTTACTAAACCATCAACACCAGCTTGAGCAGTTATTGTTTCAGCTTGAACTTCATTGATTGCACCAACTAATGAATCTTTATCATCTGTAGATAAGTCTGCAAGTTTACCACTTACTGATTTAGCTCTGATAGCTTCTTGTTCAACTGAGTATGCTACAGAACCTTCTGTATCAACATCTGCAGTTAATGTAGCTATAGCAGCTTCATCATCTGTAACTCTACCTTCTACTGCTGTGAATCTATCTTCAGTAGTAGTTTTGTAATCACTTATACCAGATTTGATATCATTGATTGCAGATTCATTAGCATTACCTTTTGAAGTAGCATTATCAACATCTGTTCTTAATCCAGCTTCAACACCTTTTGCTCTATCTGACTCAGTAACGATTTGTGATTGATTATCATTAATCATATTTAGAATATTTTGTAATACTCCATCATCATCACTTAGTACTTTATTAATTGCAATAAGCTTCTCTGCTATTGTTTCAACATCATCTTCTGCATCAATTACATCAATTGCATCTAATCTTGCAATTACTGCTGATTGAGCCTCATTATATGTTGTTAGGTCTAAGAAACCACCTTCTACGTATTCTTTTACAGAAAGCCCCATAGACTCTGCTAAATCACTCAATGCCTTTTCTAAATCATCCGAAGTCACGTTATCAGCCATGTTAAATCCTTTTCTTGTTTTATAAATTATTAGGGTTTAAGCTATCATATTCTGTTTTGAACATCCACTTAAAACCACCTGTACTTAAGCTTTTATATTGTTTACCAACAGGGTTGGTTGTACAATCGCCTCTACATACTTTAGATATTCTAGCATGGTTTATACCAGTTTGACGCATAGCTTCTTTTTGAGAGTAGAACTCTGCAATAAAGTTACCATCCATATCTAGTTGAACCACAGCCTTACTATCTTTATTATTGCTGCCATTTTTACGAGAGTCGTGGCCCTTTTGCTTGTTTTCTATCCATGTCATCAGTTGAATATTATCAAATGAATAACCTTTATAGTCATCAAGCCTATCTATCGACGGTCTCAACTTAGTGTTATAGTCAGACTTTACCCAATTATCATATAGATTCTTGAATTCTTTTTGACCTTTGCACCAAGATTGTAATTCCTCAAGTGTATATTCTACAGTACCTACTTGATTTCTATGTTTACTAGATTTTTTCTGTTGATTAAATAATTCTCTAACTAACCCATCTACACTTCTAGTATACATTTTTTTGCATTCTTTACATACAGCCTCTATACCGAATTTACCTTTCTTTGCTTTTGCAAATTTATCAAATGTCAATTCTTGTTTACATTTTGTACATATTTTGATATTCACGGCAACTCCTTAACTTATTGTAGAAAGTATACCATAGTTATTCTTCAAGTTACCTTTATCTGTACCCCAAAGTTTTTTGTATAAATCTGTACCACAACCTTCATGTAGTAGTTTACAAGTTAAAGATTGTTTAGGCTCAAATGCTAAGTCTATCATAACATCTTCATTAACCACCACAGTACTGCTGTATGATACACTAGTTATACTTAGTGCTACTAATATAGGGACCATACCTAGTTTAGTTAATACCTTGTTTAACCAAGGAGATCTTTTCTTATTAGTTGTAATATTTGATTTTTTTAGAAAGTATTCAACTAACTCATCAGTTTCTTTACCTATAGTCTCTAACTTAAGTTTATAGAACTTCTCTTGCCCTATAAGTACAGTTAACCTATCTTTTTTTAATCTTTCATCTACTGATTTACCTATAGATTCAAATAGTTCTTCTGCTTGTTGTTGAGTCAAGGTTGTTCTCCTTTTATAAATTATATGTAATTATATACTAATCCTTCTTAATTTTTGCTTGATATCTTTCTGTATTTAAATGATAATTCAAATACGGTTTTACCAGGTATACTACTAACAAGACGTATATCCCCTCCATAGGCTTTCATTATGTGTTTGTTAATATACATACCATTACCACCTACATAGTTTTTATCTTTCTTACTACTTACATTTTCATCAAATAAAGTATTCCTAACTTCTGCAGGTACACCATTACCATTATCTATAATATATAACCCGATAGTATCCCCTTTTAGTTTACCTAGTACTATTTTTATTTCACTAGCTTTAGCCTCTATACTATTCTTTATATGGTTTAGTAATCTACCATGAAGGTCAATATTACTAATACCTTTAGCTTCATAACTAAGTAGTTTTTCATCTATAGTAGTTTTTACATTAGGTGAACCTAGTGTAGCGAAATCAAATGATTTTTGTATAACCTCATATAATGTTCTATGATCGCTATTATGCTTAAAGTGTTTTATACCTTGTAACTTCTTTGTTATAGTTTCTATCTGATCACATGCATCAAATATATATTCAAAATCATTGTTTATTATCTCTTTACCCATACATGTTCTATTAACTTTTTCCAATGCAAGTCGAGCTTTATTATTTATTACACTTAATGCATTGTTAACTTCATGATTAAGATTTTCACTAAACATTATAATACCTCTTAACTCAACACTGTACTCATTCATTCTATTTTTAATTATATCATGTTTTCTTTTTCCATCATTAAGTACAATAACCATATAGAGTATAAACAACACATATATAGGGCTACTAACCATAATTGTTCTTATATTATTACCTGTAATGATAAATATGTTTTTAAAAATTATTCTATCCTTACCAGCTCTAACACCAACCATCATTGTATTTAGATCTATGTATACTTTATTATCAAGTATTGCTTTCCATGTAGGAATAACCTCTTCTTTAGATATAACATAACCTTTATCAAAAGTCTTTTTTACAAATTTATAGCTATCTATCTTAATAACATATTTACAGTTAAATAGTTTTACACACTCTCTCCTAGTTATCTCTTTACCTTTATTGTATTGTAAATAGTAGTACTTCTGTGAATTAAGTAGTTTATACATGTTATTAACTACTTGCTCCACAAGCGTCATAACAATTGTGAATGCTATAATTATTATTATCTTATGTATTAACATATCTAATGAACTCTATACTGATATAACGATAAGTAAGATTACTAGAAGAGAAAGTACAGGTATAATAAATACCCTAAGTGTAGTTATTATCTCATCTGTTTGTGCACCACAACCAAGTATGTAATGATCATTATCTATAGAACAAGCTAGGTATAGATAATTAACTATTTCTTCACTATCATCAAATGTCCACTTTAATGTCCCTCTAGGAGGTTCATTTCTCATTATATAAGATGCTTGTTTACACGTATCTGGTTTTGTAAATAACTTACACACACCTTCTTTGGTAAGGAAAGCTTTATTACTATCAGATACACTACAATCTTGAGAAGCATCCCATACTATTTTAGCATCACTTTTACGTATAACAAACATATCTCCAGTTTGACCAATTGATCTAACATTCTTTGCACATATATTCATAACTTCAACTATTTGCTTTTCGTCAACATTACTAATATCACATCTTGTTAGTTTCTTAGCACATTTAGATACACTGTTAAGATTTAGTATATTCTGACTACTAGCTATATTCTCTACTACCATTTTACCTGTTACGTACCCAACAAAGATTATAAAGATAACAAGAAGTGAAAGTAACGTTGTTTTTAAACTACCTGGCATTATCTGCTCCTTTTAATATTTAATTTACTAATGATGCTCTCTATATCTTGTTTTGAAAATTTACTAGCTTTATAGATTATCTTATTTTCTATATCATTACCTCTATTAGTTTTATTATACTTTACTATTAAAGCATTGATAGTTTTCAACTGTTTATTCATATTATTACTTGTATAGAATAGATACTCTGTTTCACTATTCTTTTCCATTAGTATTTTATATATATCTACTCCATCGTATACAACATTCTTTCCACCTAGTCTTCTTATTCCACCTAGGGTTATATCTAGTATAGCATAGTCTACACCTATACCAGTCTTATCTAACATCTCTTCCAATATAAAACCTGCATACTCACTAGTAAATGTTATGATGTTAATATCCTCACCTATCTCTCTATACAGGTCATCTGCTAGAAATGATGCTGAACCTCTGTTATCATCTACAATTATTAGAGTTTTTCTATTAGCATGGTAACTATTAACAAATGCTATATTATCCATTATACACGGATTACAATTACCTATCTTCTGCAGATTACAATCTGCACATATCAAAGGCTTGTCATCAGGTTCCAATGTTTCTTCCTCAAGGTTGTACTCTATTATACTTTCAGATTCCTCTTTGTTAAATAACTTTTTTATAAAATTAAACATACTCATCTTAATATACCTTTTAATAATTCTTTTAAACCGCCACTTCTAAATAACTCTATTGTCTGATCTGGCATAGTAATAAATATACCAAGTATACCAAGTATAACAATCAAAGCTAGTATGGTTTTTAACCCCGTTATTTTTTCTATTATACCCCATCCTTTAGATACAACTTTCTTAGGCGTTATTCTTCTGTTTTCTATTTCATCTAAACCTGCAACAACTTCTTTTTTAATATTTAGCATCTCTTCAAGTATATCTACTATAGCGTTTGTTATATGTATTTGTTTTGTATTAAGTACATCATTTGCATGGATAACGAATCTAACTACATCTTTATTCTCATCTGTTTTTATGTCTATTGCAAAATCACTTATTTCACTCTGACCGACAACTGTAAGTGCACGTATTTGATCTTTAAAGTCTTTTGACATCTTATTTATTTTAGTTTCTATTTCAGTATACTTACTCATCTTACTACCCTTTAAACATTGTAATTGCAGTTAATATACCAGCAATAGAACCTACGCTAAGTATTATAGCACTTGCACATATTATGGTTCTTCTTTGTTCTTTCTTATATAGTATATTTTCTATTTCATTTATATGATTTACTGATTCATTAAAACGAGATAGTGTACCATTAAGTATCTCTAAGGTACCATCCATCATCTTCATTGTTATTTGCAGCTGTTGTAATTCAGACTCTAATTTAGCAATTCTTTTATCCATTATATCTACCTGTGTTAAATATTCGTTATTTTATAAATCATTATAGGCTAATTTATATTACATTCAGCTTACATACTTTAGACTTATTATTTTAGTTGAAAATGTGGAGCATCATAACCAGTACCTATGTTATAACCTATTCCCCATTCTATATCAACATCATGCAATCTAGCTGCCCTTAGCATTGCTCTACCTATTTCTAACCATTCTCTACTGTTAGTTAACGACCATAGTAGTTTACCATCTTTATATGGAGCTATATCTATAGCTTCTCCCAATTGATGTGAGCTTATATTTTTATAACCATCTAACTCACTCATACCTTTTTCATACAACTCTAGCTGTCTCTCAGGTGTACGTAATCCTTCTACTATTGTAAAGTCTTGTTTACTTATGTTAATAGCTGTCTTTGCAACTTCAACTAATTTATTATCTACTCCTACCAGCCTACTTAAGCTAGTCTTACCAAATCTATAACCCATATCTAATCCTTATCTATTGTTGTGTTGAAGTGTTCTTTTAACACCCAACTAAAGCTTCCGAATAACTTATCGTCTATTTCTCTGAATTCTGTTTTTCCGTCTATATTACCTGCATCTACTGGCTTACCAAAAGTAAGAAGCTTCTTCTCAATACCCATAGCATTTTTTGTTTTAATCATATAATGTATTTTATACTTTAGTCCAGCTTTTCTAGCTACCTCTCTAATACGCTTATCACCATGTATAGATTTAATCCTGTCAGGTAACTTTTTAAAAGTACTTATTATTTTACCATTCCCTGGTGACTTATTATTTAAAATATCTTCATGTAAAATCATTTTTATCCTTCTAAGTATGAACTAATATTAATCTTTATCTATAGATTCAGAAAAATGCTTGCCAGTAATCATTGTAAGCGCTCCGAAGATTGCACCTACTACTACTTGTAATGTAGTTGAGTTTACATCTTTTAAACTAATTATATACTCAGCACTAGTTACTCTATACGCTAGGTACATTATGAAACCTAGTACTATGTATCTTACAGTTAATTTTATATCTTGCTTTTTCATTTGTATAACTTCCTTATATTGTATGTGCATCCTAATAATGCTTTAACTACATCTCTATCATACAGTTTACCACTGTTTTCAATGAAATGTTTATCTACTTCTTCAGTATCCCAACTATCCTTATAACATCTTTTGCTACTTAATGCATCGTACACATCAGCTACAGCTATTATTTTAGCATGAATAGGTATAGCACGCCCTTTGAGTCCTCCAGGGTAACCTTCTCCTGACTCTCTTTCATGATGATACATTATTGCTTTTGATATAGCTATCACTAGGTTAGTGTCCATACTATCTGATACATTACGTATGAATAGTTCTGAGCTATTATGACTATGTTGCTTAACGTGTTTATACTCTTCCTCGGTAAGCCTTCTTTCTGCATTCAGTACATCCTGATCTAGTTGTATCTTACCTATGTCATGTATACCTGCAGCTATACTAACTACCATTAGATCATAATCATCTAACATCATAATACTAGCTAATAACGTAGCTATGCAATTAACATTATGTAGATGTAACTTATCTGCTTCATCCATCTTATCTTCAATAAGTTTATTTATGACTTTCATTATTGTCTGCCTTATTATACTCATCTACTTGATACTCATAGAAACCTATTACCCCTCTAAGTACTTTACTTACTTCTAACACAACTGGTGTACATTTAGTTCTAGTTTCCACACTATCTACTTCTACATACACACTACCTTCTGGTAGATCTATTTTCTGCATTTCAAATCTTTGACGTACTGCAGGAGTTGCTTCAGTACCACATCCACTAATAGTAAATACGTAAGCTATTGATATTAACACTAGAGCTATTCTTGTCATAGTTAATCTTCTCCTCTATAGATTGTTTCTTAGTAAGCATCTTTACATTAAATGCAACTTTCTTAACTTTATCTTCTAGATAAGCTTTCTGGTTGACTAGTTTATTCTCAAGATCAGCTATCTCTTTATCCTTAGCTTGTACATCTATATATAAGAAACTCATAATAGAAATAACTAATCCGTATAGTATTACTGTATTCATGATAACCTCTTAGGTCTGCTAACAAGTAGTACACTTTCCAGTGCTTCTGCATAGGCATTAGCTTTACTTTCAGCTGCAGTAGCTCTAGCCATATACTCCATACCTTGTGCAAAGTTATTTATTTCTACTTCTTTTAACTCGCAGTACTTGTCATACCAGTACATAGCTATTTCGCCTATATCCATATCAGCTACAATAGGAGTTCCTATCTCATTACTATAAGCTCTAATAGCTTTACTATACTTAATTATATTACTCATGTATTAACCTTGCTTTTCTTATACCTATCTTCTCAGTAGAGCATTTATCTGTCATATACTTATGAACTTCACCAGTTAGATATATTCTGTAAGAGTCTCTATCTTTTGGTAACATAGCTAATTTCGCCCAATCTTCTTGTCCTATAGTAACCCATACATATTCAATGTATGTGCCATCTACTACTACATCAGTAAGTAGTATAGGTTTTGGTTCTGTCTTTACGCTACCTCTAAAAGTAGTTTCTCCATTGAAATTAACTTCTTTATATACTTTACTATATAACTCAACTCTTTTAATACTAGAGAACTTATCTGCTATTTGTTTATCTCTTTTAGCAAAGTCTTTACCTCTATATCTACGTTGACTTTCCATCTTCTTATTACGTTTGTTAGAGTTTCTTCTACTATGTACCTTCACACCAACTCCTGTTCATTATAGTTACAATCTTTACATTCCCAAAGTATGTTATCTACAGCTGGACCGTTTCTATCGCCTATGTAACCTACTGTAGTCATTGTACCACCACACTCAGGACAAGGTTTAGTGCTTCTTATAAGCATACTACTTATACCTATAAATACAATTATCATAGATACTATTATCAGTATATTACCCATAAGATCCATTATTAATAACCACCATCTTCTAATATAGTTTGTATTATATCTCTTACTTCATCTATTTCCATAGGTGATAGTGTTATACCCTTACGTTCTAACACATTATCAATTATATCTGCACATTCATCAGCTATTTCATCCATTAAATTATCCTTTTAAATTTTTAATAATTATATAACAATAAGTTTTAAGTTTTGATTAATACTGTTTTTAAAAGTAGTTTTTCATTATATATTATATCTTTCCCAAGAATAAGTATCTTTACATTATTTTGAATAGACGCTAAATGTATTTTCTCAGTATCTCTACCTATAAGTAATTTATTTTTAGGATCAAGATACACATCTATACTAGGTAAGTAAAAATCTGGATAATACTTTCTATTTTTACCTAAAGAATCTCTATACTTTAAATAAGATGGCCTGACCCATTTTATGTTATTACGATCAAGAACTTTTGCACATTCAAGTTCATAGGAAGATTGCAGATAAACATTATTACCAAACGAGTCTGTAACATATGCACCATTTGATCTTACAGAGTTTTCTCTATACCCTCCTACTGTTTCATGGTAGCATTTATCCGAACAGCATTTTTTATCTTTTCTTTTGTATAGAAAATCTTTTCCACATTTTTTACATTTGCATAAATACAATTTGCAATACTTTGGTCTACGCTTGGTACTTTTATTTCCTATAAAATTAAGATGACTCATATTTGATACTGCGGCAATACTAATTTTAGCTTTCGTCTCTTTACTTAATTTTCTTCTTTTATTATTAAAAGCAGCACTACAACTATGACTGCAAAATTTATCGTTTTTAGTATCTTTACCACAATTAACACACTGTGTTATTCTTCGTTTATGCGATTTTGAGTTTATTACACACTCTCTTGAACAGAATTTAGCAATCTGTGTTCTCTTGGGTGTAAAGAATTCTTTATTGCAGTGTTTGCAACTTGTTTTGATTGCCCTTCTTCTTCGTCCATTTGGCTGAATTAACCATATTCCTTTTTCGTCTTCTGCGAATTCCATCTTATATACCTTTTAGTTTATTTGTATAAGTATATCTTAATGGCGCTTAATGTAAACTTTTGAGCTGGCACAGCTGACGGGTTATGATCCCGCTACCTTTCGCGTGACAGGCGAACGCTCTTCCGATTGAGCTACAGCTGTATGTATTAGCCTATATGGAGTGGTGCCCTACCAATTGAGCTACTACCTCGTATATTATTTAAATGGTGGACCATATCAGAGTCGAACTGATCGCTTTCTACGTGCAAGGCAGATACTCTACCAAATGAGTTAATGGCCCTTTATTTAAATTACACGTATTATAACTGCATGTACCTTACATACAGCTTATATACCCCATCCCTCTTCTTCATACTGGATTTTATTCTCTGTATACATACTTTATATTGATTATCACCCCGTATAAATGACTCGATTAGTGTTATCACGGATATTACTTCATCTCTACTATCTAGAGTTCTGAATCTAGTGTCATACCACACACATCTTGATATATTATAGCTATCTTATTCTTAGCTTCTTGTGCCAAGCTTAGTTTACTGTCTATCTGCTCTTTAACTCTCAGCAGTTCATCTATTTCATCTTGTTCTAGTGACATCTATTCTCCTATTAGTTTATCCATCCAGTCTTCCCAACTGAATACTCTATCACTACCTATTCTATCATACTTTGGTTTATACTTCCATCTATCTAGTACTTTCATTACTGCCCAGTATTCATCTATGTATGCTTCTCTACTACATCCTACTATGCATCTAATCCTAGTATCCTTCCACTCATTGTCTGCCGCTGTCTGCAATCCATCTATATCTTCTGTATGCATCAGCATCACTTTTCCAGTGTAACCTTTACTACCATACAACTTGTATGCTACTATATGTCCTTTCTCATGTGTCATTGGTATATACCTAGTGGCAAGTAGCTCAGCATTATACTCAGCTATCTCTTCTTCATTATAGCACCAATCGGGTAAACGTTCTAACATGAGGTACTCCAAGGGTAAGTAAATCTAACTGATCTGTTTAGGTTAGCTACACCCCAATTTTCTGCATCTATAATATCATAGTCATAACCTATTGAATCTGGATTGTACCATGAGTATATTTCTTCTGATACCTCTTCAGGTAAAGCACCTATGTTATCTTCATATGTATAACTAATTCTTGTTTGTACTGCTGACACATACCAACCTAGCCATATCTTTTCATCATTACTAGTTATTTTTGGTAACCAAGCAAATTTTAATTTTAGTTCTATATTCATCTATTTTCTCCTATCGCATCTAGATCGAAGTACTGATCTGTACCTACTTCTTCCATCTTACCTATTCTAGCTTCACATACTTCTTTCTCTTCTTCCCAGAACCTAATAAGTTCTTCCTGTGTAAGTACTGCAATCTTTTCCATCTCATATGCATTGCTTATCAGATCTTCTATGTATGCACTCTTAGTCTTACCTTCTTTATCAGCTAACTCTGTTAACTGATTATTAGCTTCTTTATATATTGACAAGCCTATTTTAACTCTATCTTTTCTTGGTCTTCCTACTGGTCTTTTCATTATTTCTCCATTACTTCTTTTATTATTTTTTGTACCCCATACGCTATAAACTCTTCATCCTGTATATCATGCAGATTTGCTATATACATCATTGCATGGTATGCTTCATGAGCTAATACAGATACTTCACCATTGTAGTATATAACTATCCTTATTTGTCCATCTGGGGTTTCTATCTTTGTGGTTCTACCTCTGCTGTTAGTACCATCTACTTGACCTGCACAACCTATCCAATCATACTCTTTGATTATCTTATTGTACGTTTTTATCTTATCAGTAATCTCTACTCCATAGTTATTAAATACATCTATATACTTTTTCATTATTTCTCCTTATCTACTATTATATAATCTTTTTCTACCATTTTAATTATGTATACAACATCATCGCTACATAGTAGACTACCTCCTGGTTCATTACTTAACATCTCTATCAGGATATCGCTTATTTTATAGTTGTTATCATCTGATATTCCTAGAATTTATATGCTACTATTAATATTAATAGTAGCCTGTTTGTTTATGCTTCTAACAATATCGTACACAAGATCATTATCTCTAAATAATTCAGAGTATCCTGTATATTTATGTTTTGCTTCATATTTATAACCGAACGACTCTAATATCCTATGTATACTTTTTTCTATAGGTTCTGCTTTATTTACCTTTACTGTTGTCTTGTATTTAAGGTAAAAACTAACTCCTATAGGACTCCAACTATTACTAAGAGAGATCATTCTATGTTCAACTGCATTACTTATTCCTACTTTAATTAGATCTGTTTGTTGGTTATTACGCATAAGACCAAATATGTATAAATATTTAGGGTGGTAGTAAGAACTAGTTTGATTTTTACTTCTATTACGTCTAGAAACACTTCGTTCAATATCGTCACTGTAGTCTTTAAGTTTATAATTCATATCAACTTGATCCTTCTTAGAAAGCATACAATATAGGTTATTATCTACACATAGATTGAACAGTAGGTCATCTGGAATTGTATATACAGTAAACCCACAGTGACGTTCTTCTGGTAGATTGTATTTACTTAGCATTTCGCTAAACATTCTACGATTAATCCCTACTATACCTAAGTAATCTAGTATACCACTAACTGTCACTTTTATCTGATTCATGCTATTTCTCCTGGTAGTATGTAAATATATCTATTAGTATCTACTTTTACTTTATCTATTATTTTAGTTTCAAGCATATACTTAATCAATTCTTTTGTTTTATTTAATCCAAATTTCAATTTAGATTTAACTTCTATTTCTGCTTTAAGTAATGATGTCATCTCTGAATTTGTTACTATAGCTTTAGCTAATTGTATTTGGTTGTCTGTCCATTTACAAGGTTTATAAGATCCATTATAGCTTAAATCTTTAGCTATAGTATACTCCTTTATGATATCACCTGATTCATCTAGTGAGAAGCTAAACTTTGGTGATATATCAACTTCAACAGTTAGTTTATTATTTGTTCTTTTAACTTGTCTTAGTTGGTATAGGTTATCTACAGAATCCTGTATAACTGCACTACCTCTAAAATTAGACCAACCTTCTTTATCCTGTTTATTACTATGATGTATTACAATAACTGTAGCACCATTATCACAGTAACCACGTAGTTTATCCATAACAGTTCCCATATCCGTAGCTTTATTGATATCTGCTGACATTCTATTACACATACCTTGTAAAGCATCTACTACAATAACAGTACTGTGTAAATCTTTTTTACTTAAATAAGTATCTAGTTTGTTCATACTGTTTTCTGTATATACAGGAACTACTTTAATATTTTCCTTATGTTCTGTTAATAATGTTTTAAATAATGTAGTATTACGTCTTACAGCAGCATCATAATCTAACCATATAGCTTCTTTTATACTATTGTTACTTTTTAGTATAGTATCAACATGTGCAGCTATTAGTGTACTTTTACCTTGTCCACCTACTGAATGTATGCAAGTTAACATTCCATCAGGTACTAAATTTGTTAACATTTCTATATCTCCTAAAGACTCTAGGTAGTCTAATGTTATTACTTCTAATTTATCCTCTACTAATGTAGTTAGGTCATTCATCATGGCTACTTCTTTTTATTTTTTATAGTATCATAATATAATGACATACTTTTTCTAACTATTAGACTATTAGATTCATTTGTTATTTCTTTTATCATTTCTAATAATTCTAACTGTGAATCATTAAACCATAATACCTTCTTCTTACCTTGTTCCATATTAAACTCCTTAATTTGTTATGTTGTATTATAACATATGTATACTTATATGTACCTTATACATATGTATGCATATACAATTTATTAAATAGTTTAAATAGTTAAGTAAATAAGGGAAATAAAAATCAAATAGTTGTTAAATAGTTAGAGATAAAACCAAATAGTCTAAATAGTCCCTTAAATACTAAACTATTTAACGTCAGCAGTAATATTTAACAACTATTTAATATGAATCTACTTTAAACACTGAACTATTTAACTATTTGGTATACTAGAAGATGACTACTTTAGTCATCCTATTTGCCTCACTTTGCGGGCCTGTTCGACTATCGCTATTGTTGTAGTAAGTTATTATATAGTTTTTCTTTAGTTAGTAGTTCTATGAAGTTATCATAGTCTTTTCTTGTACACTCCTCTCTATAACTATTCTTATAGCTACAGTGGAATAGAACATGGTGATGTGAACATAGTGTAACCCCGTTATCTACATCATATCTTTTATCAGGATGATAGCTCCAGCAGTCTATGTGATGAGCAGTTCTACCTGCTCTACTACCACATATCGCACATCTTTTATCTCTACGTATTACTGCAGCTCTCCACTGTCTGTACTCTCTATCTCTACTTCGGGAAGACACAACCTAATTCCTCTGCCTTAGCTATGAATGTCTTATTTACATCTTCTAATATGTTATTAGCTGTACCTTCTGTTAATCCAGCACTATACATCATAGATATAAATGTATTATAATCTTCATCTATTGTATCTGTACTAGTCTTAGCTAGTATATCTTTTAACTCACTCTTTAAACTGAAACTCTCTTCTATGTCATGCCAAAAACCCATGTCTTATCCTTTTATATTATAATAATTGTTAGCACCAATGGTACAACTATTGTAGCTAATGCATCATACATATCTGGTGTATGTATACTACTATTGAAGTAGTCATATACTTCCTTACCTACTGCTATGATGGTTATACCTATTAATGCTTGTAGAGGTGAAATAACTAACAATAACATTAAATAAATGATAGTTCCATACATAGCATGCATTACTTTATCATTTAAACCTATATTTAATTTAGCTAGTATATATTCTATCACCCTGCTACCACCTGTCTTTGACCTATAGTATAACCTATTGCTTGTTTGAACAAGCCAGCTTTCTCTAGTATCTTATCTACTAGTTCAGACTTGTCACACCCTCTAGCTGCAACTATTCCATCTATTAATGGAGTACTAGCTGTATCATCAGCCTTGTATGCTATCGCCTCTGCTTCTTGTATATCCCAACTATCTCTCTCATATTGAGGATACTCAGTTAACAGGGCTTCAGCTTGTTTATTTACCTTAGCTAGTTCTAGTTCTTTCTTCTTAGCTGCTAGTGGACCATACCCCACTACTCCAGCTTCTAGTTCATCAGTAGTTAATCCTGTATATGGGTGTACTAGCTCTTCTGTATCTACTGTTGGGAACTCGTAGTCTGCTCTAGCTGGTTTATCTTCTGACTCATCAGCTTCGTAGTAGCTATCCTCTTCTTCAGTTGTCATCTCTCTCTGTACCTTAGCTGTTGACCAAGTGCTGTATGGTATGTAGTCCTCATCTAGCTCTGTAGTTACTTCTGAGTACTCATAGTCCTCTGCAGCTATCTCTGCTTCAATTCCAGCTGCTTCACACATCTCAGTGTAATCAGCATACTGTGCCTCTTTCTCTTCATCGTTAGCTACTCTTGTTTGGGGTACTGCTAACTCATATGCCTCTCTTAGTTCCTTATTGAACTTAGTTCTGTTTTGCTTCTCTAGCTCAACCTTTAGAAGCTTCTCAGCTGCCTTCAGGTTACCCTTATTGATTACTCTTGTTATTTGTGTCATCTTATTCTCCTACCATTATTCCGGTTCTTTTAATTCCACAATATGTTCTTACTGTGTTTCCGTTGTCGTCAAGTCGCGTACCTGATGTGAGTTGTTCGAATTGACTTGATTCTCCAAATCCGTTTCCATCCCATAGCTCAAATTCAGGGTAGTCACTCCCTGTAAAGTGCTTGATTGTACCATCAACGGCTATGTGGTAATCAGCCCATTCCCCCGCATCCCAGTTTACAGTATTATCTGTATTAAGGTATTTGAATACTCTATTATTGAACTCAGCGTTGTCAAAACCGGTCGCCATAAATAGTTTACCAGTAGTAAGTAGCGTATCCGTGTCAATAGCTAGAGCTAACACGTCACCTCCACTATCAGCATCAAAATCCCAAACCATCTCCTCACCCATAACCTGAACAACATACTCATCACCATCTAATCCAAGTGATATTAACGACTTAGAAGCTGGTGAGTTTGAAGATGATAGGTTGATTGTGTCGTGCTGTGGTGTTGACACGTTTTTCCATAAGATACTATTCTCCCATTGAGTACTTTGTATATACAACCAGTTAACAGTATAAGTATCACCATATACCCATTCTTTGTATATACTAGAGGGTGTATTACTATTACTAACTTCTGATATTGGTACATCTATTAGTAGGATATCACCAGGAATCAATGTATAATCAGTACCATTTTTAATATCAGATACTTTATATGTGTACATACCCACCTCACAATCCTCAACCACTTTACTCACTAATCCTTTACCATCATTTGTAGCTACTTTACCAGTTACGCAGTTAGTTAATCCTCCACCTTGATACCAAGAGTGACTACTGTTTGCTATAACCTTTGTAGGTGGTACTATTATAGGTTTTGGTGTTGATTGTTGTAGTGGTTGGTTTAGTGAGGTGTAAGGTATAATTGCAACTCGCTTAGGGCTTAAATTAGACCATGCTATAGTGTTTTGAATATTGCTACCCGCAACTACTGTATTAGAAAAAGTAAGACCGCTAGTATCTGTATATACCGCATCATAGATATCTACTGTTTTAGTGCTTAATTTGAAATCATCTTTTATACCATCTGGTATTAGGTTGCCACCAGTATCCGAAATCAACAACGGATTAAACCCTAAACTCAATCCTCTATCTAGTCTATTCATCCACGAATTTGGATACCTACCTATAACATACTCATACTTAGCTGTATCAGTAAAATCTTCAGCAGTCATATCTACATTATCCCTATCGTCAGTATCTAAGTATTGATACATCTTAGAATTGTCTATATCCCATACTAGAGCATTTTGTCTAAGTTCTGTACCTGAATCTGTTGAATCTGACTGTAGTGCTGTTGTGGTATCTATTGATTTATAACGTGATGGGTCACCTATACAATCTATAGTTAAATTTGTTCCAGCTGTTGTGAGTGCTTTGTTTGTTTTTGTGATTTTACTAGTATTGCCAAGGTTTGTATTTCCTACCCAAGGCAAACCATAATCACCAGATTCAGAAGATGTATATAATCGCTTAAGTCTTCCATTTGCTTTGGCAATAAGTATGGCTTTACCGTTGATATTAGAAAATTCTATAATTGTACCTTCTGGGAAATACATATAGTTTTTGTTTAATACGACTATATAATCATCAACACCAATAGCAACATACAGTCCTGAGCAATTAATATCATTATAGTTTCCTGAGTAAACAAGATCACCCACGGCAAGACACTCCACCCCACTACTCTCAGCATCATCATCAACACCTATCAGTAACTGCTCTTGCTCTTTTAGTAAGTCAGTAAGATTTGGTTTGATTGCATATGGTAGTTTTGATCTAATACCACCTAATCCATCGAAGTAAATTTTGTCGTAGAATTTGCTGTCTGGTCTACCATTATTTAATCCATTTACAATACTTGGATTAGCATATGTATCCGTATATAATATTGAGTCATAAATAGATTCAGCAGTATTAACTAATGAAGTATTATACCAATATCTATTATCTTTATCACCACTACCATCTAATTTTTCAGCATATGTAAGTGTCCCACCAGTAACCCCAAAGACTGGATGGTATGCATAATTTCCAAGTCTCGACACTAACCCACTCACAATAACTTCACCACTTATTACTTCTAACTCACCATTACTATTAATAACCTCTAAGTTACTAGCTTGACTCAATCCTTTATTCCAACTAAACCCATATGCTTCAGCTATCTCTTTGTTACTTGTTTGAGGAGCGAACGAATGTGTACCTTTGAATGTTTTGTAACCAGTTTTAGTAAGTAGTATAACATCTGTTCTAGTGATATAATCTATCTTTTGGAATTTAGATGTGTTCAGTTTATCACCTGCTGTTGTATCTGTTAAAGCTTGATATGTTTGTTCTATTGGTGTTACTGAGATGTTGTCTACTGTAGCCCCTGCATCACCTGCTGTTACTATTATATAGATGTTACTATTATTATTGGTATGGGTAGCTACTGTGTGCACTCCATTAGTAGTAACAGTCTTTGAAACAGACCCATCTGCAAATAACTGCACACTCTGGTTAGTCATATTTCCTAGAGTGAATGACACTATATAACCAAATCCCACATCAATTTGGTCCTTACCAGGGATGGCTTTGAGGGTTACAGAAGTATCTGCCGCAAGTACACCTACTTTAGCTGTATCATCGTGAGTCATAGCATCACCTGATAATAATTCCCAGTCACCTATACCATCAGTGAATGTGGCACTATCACCTGTCACCAACTCAGCACCATTACCTACATGAATGATATCCCCACTCTTATGTGACTCTTGTGTAGTTACTCCATTAACTGAATAGTCTAATAACTCATCATTACCATATATAGTGAACTTATCACTAAACACAAATTCATCTGTTACATCTTCCAGTGCTTGTAGCCTTTGTGGTACAGCTTTGACTGAGATGTTGTCTAAGCTAAAGGTACTCTCACCACCCATACTCAGTAGTATGTCCCCCGTAGATGAGGCAGTGAATACTGTAGTATAGGTACCTACCGACTTAATGTTCGATAGTACATATGCCCCACTAGCCCCTTCTTTGATGTAGAAACTACCTTTAGTAAATGAGGTAACGTTTATCGATAGCACATAACTAACCCCTAACTGTAGTCCTATATCCTGGAGGGTATCATGTGTAGAATCCGTACAACTAAGTACACCATCAGTAATTTCCCAATCAGCCCCTAGGGCCCAAGCACTATCATCATCAAACGTACCATTAACAACCAACTCACTACCCTCAACCGCTTGTATCACTTCACCTTTATTAGCTGTTGCTGTAAATACATCTTGGTCTAAAGTCAATGTTGTTTCTAGTTGAGGAGCAAATGGTGCATCAGGCAATCTTATTGTACCATCAGTTCTTTCTATTAACCCATCACTAAATCTTATTGGATCTAAAGTCTTATCTATAAGCGTATTTGGTATATCAGTTGATTCCCATCTACCTTTCTTTGGTACTCTTTTAGTATACCCATAACCATTGAACTGTGCATCCAGTATCATGTCTCTATCTTCTGTAGCTTCTGTTACTCCTGTTGGTGTAGCACTACTTTCTAATACTGCTTTTACTGTATCTGTAGCACCTATTATTCCACTATCATCCCTCTTAGTGAATTCCTTTGGTTTACCTTCATAGTTCTTAACTATTACTTTACTTCCATTTGGTATATTTGCTAATCCTACTGAGTTCTCATCTTCGAACTCATATATAGGTTTTCTACGATATGCCATCATGTCTCCTTGTCGGGACTATCTCCCAGTTTATTTCCAAGTTTCCTTAGTTGGTTGTATTGTATCTAATTATTGATTGATTATTGCTGAACCCAGGAAGGGTTTAGCTTATCCGTTATGAGCTATAACGTATACTTGTTCATTTTCTTTTACATCTTGTACTGTTACTGTAGTATCAGTTCTAGTATAACCATCTGTATCTAATGGATATCCTTCTAACATAACTGTTAATGGCTCACCATCAGTATTACCTATAGTAACTTCTAGATCTCCATCTTCTGTAGCTACAACTAATACAGATGTAGTTTTTAACTCTGTTACTCTATCATTTACTACTTTTACTTTAGTATCTACTGATCCTGAAATAGTATCATCACCGTTCAGCGTAACAATAGCTTCATTTAATATTTTACCTTGGTTAGCACTTAATGGTTTATCTGTATCTGTATGAGTTAGGTCATCTATTACATTAGCTATATCTACTTTTAGGTCTAAAGCGTCTTGTTGTGCTGTACTTACTGGTTTATCTACATCCGCAGTATTGTCTACAGCATCTAATCCTACTTGAGCTTTAGTAACACCATGAGGGTTGTCTGTGCTATCTAACTTGTCACTCTTAGTTTGAGTAAAGTTGATTTCACTTAATTCACCATCTTTAACACTTAATAAACGTACTAAGTTATTATCAGAAATAGCATTTTCTATAGTTGTATCAGCTTCTATAGCTCCTGTTTTTATAAATTGAGTATATTTACCATTATAGTCAATAACTACTACCATAGCACTCGTAGGTATAAGGTCTAACCCAGTGCTATCTTTTGTTTTAAATTCATATAATAATTTACGTCTATAGCTCATAATCTATCTCCTACCATTCAGTGCATTTATTTTTATACTTAGTTACTGTTTCATATTGTTCATTACCATCATCATCTAGTATAGCATCACCATTTTCATCCACTATTAACTGTTCTACTTCATATGGAAATTTCTCATAAGCTATACAATCTTCTATATTATCTATAGCTTGTACTTCCGCTTCTCTAGTCCACTTAGTTTGGTACATAGCTAAACCATACTCTTTAATCTTCTGTATTACTATTGCATATCCATCAGTATCTATACTGTTAGTATTACCATCTATATCTTTTATGAACTCTATACCTAACTCTGCACCTATTTGGAATCTTTGTAGGTCAGCTAACCCACCATCTACTTTATATCCTAGCCCTGTATCTACCACTGGTCTTTCACCAAACTTCTTGAACGATTCACTTATACTAGATAACATTCTTTTCTTTATATTATCCAATGGTAATTCTATCTTTTCTATTGTTTTAACTGCTTTACCATCTACTATCTCCCAACTTACTGGACCTTCTTTATAGTATTTCTTATCTATTGCTGGACTACTAGTTACTCTATAGTATCCTGCTTGATTTAGTTGACTCTCACTCATCTTCTTTGAGTATCTATTGATACCATCTACTCTAATCATAGATGGTACTTCTTCTATCTTACCTGTTCCGTTGTTATATAATTTCATTATTCAAATTCTCCCTTTTCTGTATTGTATATTGTTGTAATTTCTTCTGGACTTAGTACTCTATTGTAAATACGTACGTTTGATATCTTTCCGTTAGCGAAACCTGTAGCACCACTGTCATCTATAGCACCTATCATACATTTGTCTTCATCTGTAGCTTTAAAAGTTACATCCGCAGTATCTGAATAAGTATCACCAACATAAAATGTCATTGTTGAAGCATCAGCGTCTACAACCACACAAGCAAAATACCAAATATCTGATGCTGGTGAGATACCTGAATCAATAGTAGCAGATTCTCCTTGAACAGCCCATCTAGCACTAGCAACTAAATTATCTCCAGACATCTGTATAGACTCTCCTATATCATCACTAGTGCTTGAGTTATCTTTATTTGTTATAAAATAATGGGTATTAGTATCTACAGTTTTTAACCAACAGCACATACTTCTACTGGTATCCTGTGTGATATTAGGGAGTTTTATATAATCACCATCTCCATCAAAACTAGCACTAACTCCATCATAACTTACATCACCATTATCAGTTCCATCTAACTGATTAACCCAATGATCATTACTGTTATCTTTTAGCGGATAATAAGCTACCAATCCTCTATCTACTACTATATTTCTAGTTACTTTCTCGTAGTTGTATATAGTAGATATTTCATCTTCTGTTAAAGCTCTGTTGTAGATTCGTACATTTTTGATATAAACATCATCATCAGAACTATCATTACTAGGGCCACCACCCATTATATATAAATCCCTTTCTTCAATAGGTAATGATGTTATATTACCTGTATATATTCCATCTGCATATACATCTACATTATCTGTTTTACACACAAATACTAGATAAGTCCATTCTTTTATATCGGTATATGCACCTGTAAGTTTATCTGATATGGTCCAACTACCATCATTATAAGCAGTTATAATTGAACCTTGTTCATCATCTCTATTTAAGTTGAAATACCCTCTAGCATCATCACCTTCATATACAGACAAAGGTACAAAAGTAGTATCATCTGTTGGCATTTTAATCCAAAACCCATAAGTATATGTTTTATTGAATTTTTGATTAAGCGCTATTCTTGAATTTACATCTGATGGAAATTTAGACACTACACTAATAGAGTCTTCTTCATAAACATTACTAACTTCAGTACCATTATATGCAACCCATCTATCACTAGCTCTCCATTCTTTAGTCAATGGATAGTGAGCTACTAATCCATCAGTTACATCTTTCTTATTGTATAAGTCTGTTATTTGTTCTGCTGTTAGTGCTTTGTCGTATATTCTAACATTGGCTACATTTCCATTGAAATATCCACTAGAATCAGAATTGAAATTACCTATACACACTTTACTATTATCTAATGTTACATTCGTAGTAAATGCAACTTCAGTTTCGCCATATACTTTTGATACTGTATCAGTACCATCATACGTAACTGATATAAACATCCAAGTATTATCAATAGCACCAGGTATACTATGCCAAGCATCATCATCACCACATTGTATAGATAATGATGTATCGTCGTCAGAATCACTCTTTATACCAAATCTCGTACTTGCATCTGCATTCCAATTTATAGCGATAACCACGTCTTCATCACTATCTAAGTCAATAACCTTAACCCAACCAGTAACAGTGAACTCTGAAGCTAATGACATTTCAGTAGTCTCTATATAGTCATCAACACCATCAAAGCTTCCAACACTATCACCATATTGTTCACTATAGATCAATCCACCATTCTCAGTTCCATAATATCCTGCTTTATTAGTTGCATCTTCAGCTAATGGATAATGAGCTATTAATCCTGATGTTATTGTTTCTTTATTATATAGTTTATTAACTTCATCACTTGTTAATGCTCTGTTGAATATTTGGACATTGGCTATTGAGCCGTTTGTATAATAACTTACAGAATCTCCATTTACACACCCTATAACAACCCCATCTTTATCATCAGATACATCAGTCATATCTAGTGTAGCAACATCCTCACCATCTAAGTATAGTGTTAATACTGCACCTGACAATACACCAACTGCATGATGCCATTCATTTGTGGTAGTAAAATCAACTGAAGTTGACTTAAAAGCACCATCTCCATTTCTACCACTAACCTCTAATTTATCCCCATCAATTATTAATGATGTTCCTTGATACTCGTTAGCAGTTGTAGGAAACGATATCAATCCTTGAGTATCAGAAGTTCCATTCATATTGAACCAACACGATAATGTTTTATCTCCTCCTGCAGGTACTATTTGAGTACTAACATAATCCCCATCACCATCAAATGATGCTACACTATCTCCATAGTCATCATCATTAGCAAAGCTTACATCACCATTTATTGTACCATCCAATACAGCATTGTTACTTGTACTATAATCACTTGCATCACCATCTAGTGGGTAATATGCAATCAACCCATCAGTTGTTTCGTTCTCTTGATTGTATAGGTCAGTTATTTCACTATCTGATAAAGCTTTATTATAAAAACCAACTCTTGCTATAAAACCAGATAAAAAAGAACTTTCAGTATTATAACAACCTATACATGTTATTCTATCTCCACTATCCCCATTATCTCCATTATCTTTTTCAGCTTCTTTTATACTATCCACCCACACAGATTGCACTCCGTTATCTTTAACAACAGTAAGGAAATGCCATTTTCCATCATTTACTATAGTGCTTCCTATAACTTCCTCATTTAGGTCATAAGATCTTAAATAACCATCATCATTTACTTGAGCGTAACAAAAAGAATCAGATAACATAGACGTAAATATACCACTACCTGTGGTTTTTACCCAAGCTGTCATTGTGTAATTACTTGGTGATAAGCCAATTATAGGGATCTTCACATAATCATCACTACCATCAAACACAGCTACCTTACTACCGCCAAACTTAGTCTCATCTACAAATGCTACTCCATTGTACTCCACACCACTTTCATTAGCTCCATATCCTTGTATATCCTCTGCTGTACCATCTAATGGGTAATGTGCTACTAAACCTGGTATTGATTGTGTTGGATCAGCTATGTATTTACTTTGAGTATATAGCATTTGTACTTCTTGAGGATTTAATGCTCTGTTGTATATTTCAACTTGATCTATGAGACCACTATCACTCACTTTATCCTCATCATCTGCGGTATTACCTATCCTCATATTATCGGTACGATAAAATGTACCATTATCGTGTAATCCAGCATCCTCTTCAGTTAATACACCACCATCTATAGTAATAAATAAATCATCTACACCTTCTTTATGTACTATTACTGTATGATGCCAGTTGTTATCAGTGAATAATGTATCATCATCAAAGCGTCTATCTATAACATCACCTGTACCACCGTTTAGTAACGCAAAATATATCTCACCGTCGTTAGCATTATTAGCCCATTCTATAGCTAAATCATTTATGTGGATAAGAAACCAATATTTACTATTAGGCTGTTCGCCATCCCATTTCCACGCAAAACTAACAGTCCACGATTTTGAATAGTCACATATAGGACCTATATTAGGAACATTTACATACCCAGTTTTATCAGTAAATGCAATACAATCATTATACACCCCACTTAAATAGGTGCTATAATTTTCACTATCGCTATCATAATTACCACACAAATCAGTAGCATCTCCATCTAATAGATACTTAGCTATTAAACTACCATCACCAAATGGATCAGTATTATCTACTATACTTGTAGTTGTACATCCTAACTGAGGGCGAAATGTACACCCTCCAAACATACCACCCATACCGTTAACTATACTCATTATTGAATCCTACCAATAGCTATTGTATCTTCAGCTTCTACAAAATAAGCAAATCTCTCAACACCACTTAAGTCAGTTGGTTCAGTTTTCCATTTAAACTCAGCACTCCATCCAGTTATGTGCTCAGCTGTAGTCACAGTAAACATACCACCTTGACCAGTACAACCTAAAGCACCATCAGTAGCTAGTGTTATATCAGCATCAGCAGTTAAACTAACACTGTAATTATTAGTTGTTCTAAAATCCCAAGCTACTGTATCATCTGCTAAAGATGTTATAGCTCCTCTTTGACTAGCTGTGAATGTATTAGCTTCACCTACTATTTTATACGGTAGATCAACCCATGCAGTAGTACCATCACCTATTTTTTGTTTGCCCGTATCAGTTTCATACCCATGCTCTCCACTGGCTAAGGTAGGATTTACATCTGCCCAATTAACAGATGTATCATTTCGTAATTGTATTTTAGTAGCCATTATGCTGCTCCTCCATTTATTATTGTTGTAGTATCATCATATGTTGTGTCAGCATGTCCACCATGCAGTATTAAATCAACTATACGTGATGCTAACTTAGTATCTATTTGTTGCTTAGTATATACATCAGCTCCTCCATAAGCTATAAGAGTAACTTCCGTATCTACCTCTAACCCTTGATCAAATACTATTTTTACACCATCATCAGCAGTGTATGCTATATCAGATATCACACCATCTGTAAATACTGATATACTATCTACTAAGTACTTAATTTCATCTGAAGCAAACTTAAATTCAGTTTGCCCATCAGCAGCTACTTCTTGAAATACTTTAGTAAGTTTAGCATTAGCATCAGCCTGACTAGTCATAGCTTCAACATAAGCACGAACAGACTGTTGTGTAGGTACACTAGTATTACTGTCACTATCCATATCATCTTCATCTAATATTCTATCTACTGTAACAACATCTGGCTTATTAAGTATATAACTATCTACAGCAGTATCTGTTTCATTCCAATCTGCTTGAACATTGTATTCACCACTTTCTGGTATATCTATATTTTTCCATACGGTATTATCATTATCCCATGCTAGTATTTGACTAGCTGTTATATCAGTAACACTCACATTAGTTAGATCTTCCATAGTACTAGTAAGTACAATATCATCTAACTTATCAAATGCTTTTTGTATAGTATCTTCATTAGACCCTAATACACCATCAAAGTTTGTAGTATCTACACTAACTGAAGTATCTACATAAGTTTTAACAGCTTTTTGACTAGGTATCTTTGTATCATCTGTACCAAGTGTACTAGTTGTATCTAATTGACTATCGTCTAATTTACTATCTAAACTATCTGCAAGTCCATCTATGTTATCTATGATGTGTGAATGGCTGTCATCTTTTACTGTTACTGTTAGTGTAACATCAGCAGATCCATCTATAGTAACATCTCCGTCTGTATCACCCTCTAATGTTATTTTTCTAGCTGTTTTCCATATAGATGCACTGCTAGTATTACTAGTTATTTCATCAGGTAATCTTGCATCATCTATAACACCACTAGTTAAGTTTCCTGCATTACTTGCAAAAGCCTTTACTGATTGTTGAGTAGGAATCTTAACATCACTATCACTAGCCATGTCATCTTCATCTATTATAGATTCTTGTACTACAACATTAGGTTTATTAGCTATATAAGTATCTAGTGTATCATCAGTTACATTCCAATCTGATTGTACATTAACTTCTGCATTATCTGCAATACCGTCTAACTTATCTTTATATTCTGTAGTATAGTTATTATCTGTATGTACATAAGCACTATCTATAACTACATCAGCACTATAAGCTAATACATCTACACCTATTTCAACTCCTAAGTTAGTTCTACCTATACTGGTATCATCTAAGTCTGATAAGTTTTTAGTTTTATCTAACATTTTATCGTCACTGATATATGCTGCTGTCCAATCAGTACCATCATATACTTGCATAGCTCCTGCATCTGTATCAAAATATAATGCACCTGTTATTAAATCATCTCCATCATTATCTGTATCTGGCGCTGTATCTTTAGCTCCAAGATACCTGTCATCAAAGTTATCGTATACAGCTACAGCTTCATCTCTTGCACTAACAGCTGTATTCATACTATCATTGGCATTATCTTCGCTAGTTTTAGCATTAATCTCACTAGTACTAGCTGCACTAGCACTTGATTCTGCTTTAGCAGCATGATGCAACGCTGAGTACTTACCGTCAACTACTTCTGTATCTTCTACTTCTTCTGCCCACTTATTGGCTAGTGTTTCGCTAGCAGACGAATTAGTTTCACTTGTATTTGCAGAATCAGCACTAGCACTAGCTTTGGCTGCATAGTGTAGAGCAGAGTATTTATCAGTTTCTACTTCAGTATCTTCAACTTCTGAAGCCCATTTACTTGCCTTAGTCTCACTACTTAAGGCATTATCTTCAGATGTTTTACTGTTATCTTCAGATACTTTGGCAGCATCTTCACTGTCTTTGGCACTACTAGCTGAAGAACTTGCAGCATCAGCCCAGTGTTTAGAACTGTATTTTCCACTTTCTACTTCACCATCTTTCTCGGCCCATTCATTAGCTTTACTTTCACTAGCAGCAGCATTATCTTCACTAACTTTTGAGTTATCTTCAGATGTCTTAGCGTTGTCCTCACTAGTCTTAGCATTGGTCTCACTTGTAGCTGAATTGTCCTCAGATATTTTAGCATTATCTTCACTAACCTTTGCAGCATCTTGACTATCAGCAGCAGCTAATGCAGATTGACTTGCACTAAATTCTGGTCTATCCCAATTCTCACTGTCATAGAATCTAATCTCTTTAGCATCTGTATTGTAGTACATCATACCCATTACAAGTGCATCACCATCGTTATCCTCAGTAGGATCTGTATCAAATGCTCCTAAGTATCTATCATCAAAGTTATCATAAATAGTGCTAACTTGATCTAAGTAATCCTTAGTAGTATCTTCACTACTTTTAGCAGCAACTGCACTAGCGTCAGCTTTTATAGCATGATGTTTAGCACTATATTTACCAGCATTATCGGTTATCTCTACATCTTCATCTTTATCTGCCCACTCAGCTGACATAGATTCGCTGTTAGCACTAGCTACTTTACTAGCATTTGCTTTTATGCTGTAGTTCTTAGCACTGTATGTACCATCTTCTACTTCTACATCTTCATCAGCAGTAGCATACCCTTTAGCTAGTATGGCGTTCTCTTCAGCATTCTGAACATCTACTATATTATCAGCTACTATCTTAATTGTACTATCATCACCTAGCTCTACATCATCCGCTACTGTACCTATATCAGCATCTCTAGAAGCAACTATACTAACATCTGAAGATATGTCAGATACAGAATTTACATTAGTTATATTATCAGATACTGTCTTTATTGTAGATGTATCAGCATTTAGATCATCTGCAATTGTAGCTATATCTGCATCTCTATCTGCTACAGTATTCACATTGTCTATAGCACTTCCAACAGTAGCTACACTACCAATATTATCAGCAGTAATCTTAATAGTACTAGTATCGCCATCATCAACATTTTCAGCTACAATATTTACGTTATCAATACTTCCACCTACATAGTCAACGTTAGAGATATTATCACTAACTATCTTAACCGTACTTGTATCCCCATCATCTAAATTACTAGCAACAGTTTTTATACTCCCTATATCTGTAGCAGTTGTATTCACACTAGCTATATCTGTGCTAACTGTACTTACATCAGCTATATTTGTACCTACAGTATTTACATCAGTAATATTATTAGCTGTAATTTTAATCGTTGAATCATCTCCCAAGTTAACATCAGCTGCAACACTGTCTATATTATCGGTACTATCACTAACGTCTCTAACATTATCCATATGTGCGCTAACATCTTGAACATATGTAATATTGTCACTAACTATTTTTATAGTGCTATCATCACCATCATCTAAGTTATCACTTACAGTGTTTACTTGACTTATCTTAGCACCAACAGCTTCTACACTATCTATACTACCAGCTACAGATTTAATCTCGCTATCATCTTTAGCTAAGTTATCACTTACAGTGTTAACATTATCTATGCTATCTGCTACAGTACCAACTTTAGTAATATCATCAGCTACTGTATTAATTTTAGTTACATTATCAGATACTGCATCAATATTATCAATATCTTCAGCAATAGTATCAACATTATCAGCAGATAGCTTAACTCTATCAATAGCATCGGCACTAGTATATACTCTATCTATATTAGCTATACTATCTTCTACCCTATCAACGTTATCAACACTATCGTACACTCTATTGATTTTATCAAGATCTTTAGTAACAGTATCTATATTACCAATACTATTACCTACAGCTATTACATTAGTAATATTATCTGATACAGTTATAATCTTACTCGTACTATTACCATCATCATCTTTGCTATTAAGATCATCAGCGATAGTAGTTATGTCATCTATATTATCTTTAATTTCTTGTAAATCGTCAACAGCATCAGATGCTTGTTTAATTAAACTATCGTTACCTAGTGCTAAGTCATCTCCAACAATATTAACATTACCTATATTATCAGATACATTATCAACATTATCGGCAGATTGTGCTACTCTCTCAACTCTAATAATATCTTGACCAACGTTTACAACATTCTCCATATTATCACTAACCGCTTTAACAGTTGAGTCATCACCTAAATCTAAATCTGTAGCTACAGAGACAATAGAATCAATATTATCAGAAGTTACTATAACATTATCAATATGTACACCTACTTGGTATATTCTACTATCATCTCTATTTAAGTCAGTAGCTACTATTGATATAGTACTATCATCTCCTTTAGCCAAGTTATCAGCTATACTTATTATATTATCTTGATTAGTATATACACTAACTATCTTACTAGTAGTACTAAGTAAATCTTCACCTACTGCTATAGTCTCGCTATCCGTTTTACTAATATTAAGTCCTACAACTTTTATCCTACTAGTACCTTCTTCATAATCATTACCGTCTTTATCTTTATCTTGTAGGTCATTTGATATTATATTGATATTAGTACTATTACCACTAACAGCTACTACTTCATCACTAATAGTATATAATCTACGTATCTCACTTTCATCACTAACTAAATCAGTACCAACAGCTACTACATAACTATCATCATTATCTAGATCATCTTTAACAGCATTTATATTATCTATATTATTACTTACTATTTTAATACTACTATCAGTATCTTTATATAAATCTGTACCAACTAGTAATACTTCACTTTCAGTACTTTTAGCTAAGTTTCTACTAACTGTCATTACTCTAGAAGTTTCACCATTCTCATATACATCGCCATTAGCATCTCTATTATCTAAATCTTTACCTACTATAGTAACATCATCTAATTCATCAGCTACTTTAAGTGTATCTTCTAAATCTTCATATATACTAGTAATCTTGTACATATTTTGACTTAAGTCAGTTATCTCTGTAGTTTTACCAGCTACTGTTGTAACATCATCAACTATATCAGATACTTTAACTACGTTACTATTCTCTTCTTTAAGTAAGTCATCACCAACTATAAGCATTTCACTATTAGTACCTTTAAGTATGTTGCTACCAAGTACTTCTATTCTAGATTCTCCGATGTTACTTTCATAGTCACTACCATCATACTTCTTACCTTGTAAATCTTGACTAACATAACCAACATTTGCAATATCATTACTAACTGTAACTATATGGCTTGTATCTCCTAATAGTAAATCTGAACCAGTAGCTAACAATTCAGAGTAACTACTACCTTTCTGTATATTAGTACCTATACTAACTATCTTACTAATATTTACACCATCTTCATCTACGCTAGTTAAATCATTATGTACTACTTCTATATAATGATTAGTACTTAAATCAGTACTAACAATACCTATCTTACTATCAGTACTTAGCATATCATTAGCTATAGTAGGAAGCATACCAGAATCACTATTCATATCAATAGACACAGTCTCTATGTAAGATACCCCAGCCATATCACCAGATCTAACTGTACCATCTATATCAGTAGCCTCTAAATCTCTAGCTACAGCTACAACTGAACCAGGAGTCTCACTTATATCTAAATGATTAATATTCTTATTTTCACCATCATGTGTAAGCACATCTGTATACTCAACTAGTCTTTCATATAGCCCTGGGTTATCCGGATCATCATTAGTGAATGTACTATACTTAGTATTAAAGTCATCAAACAGATTATTGTCTCCTGCTACTAATACTTCATTTACCTCATTAACTGCAGCTACTTGTGTGGCTATCTTAGCAAGTTCTCCGTTATTTCCCTCAGTACCATATAGAGTAGTTGCAACAGTTTCACTCATTGTAACCACATTAGCATGTGTTATAGTTACAGCTGCTTCTTTATCTTTAAACCTTTGCCATATACCACCACCATCTTGACTAACTAATTCCCCAGCTCTGTCAGCATTACCCACAGCATTTATGTCTGTACCTGTACCTCTAATATCCTTTAATATATCTATAAAATTATCAGCCATTTATTTACCTTTTATCTATTACTTAATACAACTATTTATAACCGGGTTATCTAGTTCTAATGTTAAATTTAATAACCACTTATCTAGTGCTACAAGTATATCATCATTATCATACGTAATATCTCTAAATGAATAGTTATCTTGTGATCTGAGGAAATCCTCAAATAACGCAGCTTCAGTATCATTGAACATAGCCATACAGCCATTGGTTAATGCAAGTATTACCCCATCAATAAAGTGTTTATCAAATATAACAACTTTACCTTCTATTCTTCTGTCTTTTACATAAGGAACATTTTCACCAAATAAGTTAGTAGCATCTGTAACAGCTTTATTAATCTTATTATAGTCTCTATAAAATTCTACATTATTAAACAGCATAGATATTCCCATACACTGCTTGGGCACTGTCACCAGTTACTTCATCATATACCCCTAAAGAGTTCTGTTCTTCCATAAACTCTGATACTTTATCATTATAAGCATGAAATACTTCTATAGCTTCTTTTTTATGGTAATTCCTAGTACTAATATCTTTAGTAAAATACGACGCCATTACCCTAGCAATAGCTGGACATAACTCACTATCTATGTCAAGTTCATCAGTTAGGTCTCTAGGCAAGTTTGGCATACGTACGTAAGTACCACCAGGACCCATACGTATAATAGATGAGGCTTTATTAGCAGTCAGTAGTTTAAGAGCGGTACAATGGTCAGCAGCAAAATAGAATGCAGATTTTAATGCAACTAGTTTCTTACTATCTTCCTGAGGCATTTTAAGATCTCCAGTAGTGTAAACAGAAACTAAATCTAATACTTCACCATATGTCATTGTACATTTCCTTATTTATTTTAAACCTATTATATCAATATTTTACTTAAATATAGCTTGCCCAACCAGCGTCTTCATACTCATCTTCCATAAAATTCTCTTTGCTTTTATATACATTCCAACTACTGTCTACTGTATCAATTACCTTATGTGTAACTACGTCTACATTAGGGTATATTACATTAACCAGTCCTAACATACTAATAACGTCAAGTGCATCATCATGCTTACTATTAATAGATGTATAAGTAATATATTTCAACTCATCCATCAACTCCAGCATATCAGGAGACTCAGCTAACTCCTCAGGAAAGAATATCTTTCTATCAAAAAATAAGTGCTGTATCTGCATAAAGTTACCATGCTTATCGTTACCGCTTCTTCTACGACTTATACCAAACTTATCAGTACCTTGACCTATCTGACTAGCAAAACTAAACCATACTTGATGCTTCCTTTGTAGCTCTTGTAAACTATAGATATTAGTTTGCTGCTGCCCATCTATCTCTACACCTACTGTTATATGCTGACCAGAACTAACACTCCATTTCTGCACCATATTAACACATTCAGTAAACTGTTGCTGTATAGTCATCCTTCTGCACACTAAGTCCAACATAAACCAGTCCTTATTATTAGTACATGCCCACATAGCTATTACACTATAGTCTCCGTTATCAATAGTATTACTAGCGGTAAAGTCGGTAGTCATGTATAACTTATAACCTTCTAAATACCTGCCTAAACTCTTCCTACTATACCACTGCAGCATACTATCAGGTATCATTCTTTCATCCTGATCACTAATTCGTAAGTAATGCTCTTGCAGTAAACTTCGCATCTTCTGATTATTACCTGTCATCTGCTTAGCCATTCTAGCAGCTACATACTCCTTTCTACAGTTCTTATAGGTGTGTCTATCAGGCCATACACTCTTAAATACACTTTTATCTAAGTCATCAGTAGGCATTTGTTCCGCTCTAGGAAATACAACAGGTAATGCTGCAGCACTCTCTATTCTACTATAAATAGGATCACTTTTATTATAAGGCGTACCTATCAATACACCAAAGTACCCATTACCGCTCATACCCCCTCTAACATCACTTTCTATAGTACTCTCTATACTATCTAATACAGCATCACTTCTAGCATCCTTCTCATTAGCTATCATATCATCACATATAAAAAAGTCAGGTCTACTTAATAAGTTACTGGCCCCTCTAGAACTAGTGCTAGCGCCAAGACCATCAACTTTAAATATTCTTTTCATTCTACCAGGAACTTGATTAGCAGGTTTCTTCTCAATCTCTACTGTATGCCTGTAAGACTCTAGTTCTTTTTTAGTTTCCGGTTTTCTAACAAACACAGCTTCTTCTTGCGTTATAGCTACTTCTTCAAACTTATCCTGTAGAAATCTACTCTCATTATAAATACCTTTCAATCTACCCATCATTTTTTTAACATTATTACGCATACTATCACTAACATATAACCCATAATTAACTCTACCAAACCCGGGCACAAACTGCTTGTACGCCATATACAATATAAAGTAGGTAACAAGTGCAGATTTCCCGAATTCCCTTGAACATAGTATAACAGTCTCTCCAACCATGTCATCAAAGTTTATGTTTCTTACCATAAAGTAAGGTTTAACATTTAACTGTTGAAACATGCAATCTATCATAAAATACTGTGGTTTACTATTCTTATTCTGAGGACTTTCACCTAACACTAAACTAATAAACATAACAAACTCTATAGCAAAATCACTAGGAACATACCAAGTAAGTTCTACATCTACACAATCTAATAACTCATCTACTGTAGGTCTTTTACCTTCCAAGTGCTTAAACACAATACCATCAGAGCCTACAGCTAAGCCTTTGTGACAATCAACACCATTAGGGTATATCTTAGCTAACTCCTCATCTAACATATCAACAGTAAGCATCTTCATCGCCTCCTTCAGATACTTCAACATCTATATACATTTTCTGTATATCCTCAACGGGAATACCTTTTTGAAAAGCTTCTCTTTGTAACTCAATCATCTTCTCTATACTATCAGCCATCTGTTTCTTAACCTTTAATGCTTCATCACTCTCACCAACACCTATGTTAATAGTGGTACCTTTATCCTTCTCTTCCTTGAAATAATTCAATAATCCAATAGCACTGTCTTTAACAACATTAGCACTAACTCTCATACCTTCAACAGGACTCTCGCCTCTACTCAAAGCAAACAATGTATTAATAGCATGCGCTTCAATAGGCTTATGTGTAATCTGCACAGGTACATACATAGCAACTCTTAACTTAGTAACTATCGCATTCTGGTTATACTGTGTACTCCAACTAGTATTCATCTCACCAGTTCTATCCATGATCTTCTTAACTCGCTCAGGAAATACTATCTCATAAGCCTTACTATTACTCATACCACTATTAGTCAAGGATACAAACTTAACAGCATCAATGTACTCACCAACACTACACTTAACTTCCTTCAACACACCTATATGTGTAAGTATTTGTTCTTCAGCATACTCTTGTAGTATCCCTGCATCTTCCTCAATACTCTTTATCTTTTTCATCAACTCATCAGTAACAGTTCTTCTACTACCTTTAGGTAGAAATCTCATTAACTTATCTCTATCTAAATATTGTTCCTTGATAGTAGGGGTCATCCCATCAATTAATGGTTGTTTAGTACTATTATCTTTTTCATACTCATTATTCATATTAATCTCCTATACTGTTTATCATAGTATACACATATTTAACTATAATGTCAATATTATTGAGCTAGTAGTTAGCAAATAACCTATAATATTTTTGCCCTACTTTATGGTATTTAATCTATACGTTTGTTGTTTGTAGACCGACTATGAGCTGTTTAGAGCTATTAATAAGCAACTTAATTTTATAATTTTGTAGATTTGAGGAAATTATATTATGTAGCAAGAGGGGTAGTATCTCCGTTTCTATGCCTATTATTTAAATTACACCCCCCCACTAGTCTCCATATACTTCTATAGGGGACCCTTTTAAATTTAATGTAGTGAATTGTATAACTATTTATCGTATAGTTATACACATAATAAATAAGGAGTTAATATGTTAGACTATACCTCTATAATAGATCTTGACTTAGAGATGCTATTACTATGTGCTGAATATAGCTTATAGAAATTTAATGTAGTGGTAATTACCAAGCAACTAGTGTACATACAGTACAATCATATATCAAATAATCATAAAGGATTAATAATGTTTAAATCAATCAAAAAAGCAATCGGTCAAGTATGGACTCCAGTAACTACAACTCTTAATGTAGTAGACACTTCAGCTCAACTAATAGATGATACAGTATCAACTTATGGTAATGAAATACTTATCTCTAATGCTTCAGTTAGAAATGAGCAACTTAAACAATTAGAGTCATTAGAAAGAGTTGTAACTAACAATCAAATAGCTATGGTACTATCAGGTAAACAAGTATCTGATGAACAAGTTAAAGCAGAAACTCAAGCTAAAGATGTAGCAGCCTAATAGGTTGTTACTATCTTTTTCTATGAGAGTATCCTAAAGAGAGTATATCTTTTACTATTACCTAGTTAGCTATATACTCTTAGAATGTAACTATAGCTTAACCATCGTATTAGTACTTATTTTGAGTCCCTAGTTAAAGGGACTTTATAACTAGTAAAATCCCTATTTAAAGGGACTATTAAGCTAACACCTACTATAATAATGTCGAAGAAATAATTAAGCAAGGAGTTGCTAAATGGATGATAACAGTATAGTAAGTGTTACCTTAAAAAAAGGTAAAAAAGTAACCATAGTTGAAGAGGATAGTGTTAAAGCACATATACCTTTTATACGATTAGGTGTAGATAGAGGAGCAATACAAATGGATTTAGTAGACATAGTAATGAAATTAACAAAGTCAGAGCAAGAAGTTATTAAGTATATTAAGAACAAGATAAACTATTGTCCAATAGAGAAAGAGTATGTACCTATAGTACAATTTCAACGTAGTTTAATAGCTTGTACAGAGTCACAGAAGAAAAAGATATCTACAGCAGTAAGTAGCTTACGTAAAAAGAACATAATAGGTAAAATAGATAGATACAATTATATGATAAATCCTGATCTATTATTACCATCTAATTATGATAAGTATAAACTAAAATGGGATAATAGGCTATAGTAATTATTTAGTATCCTAAAGAGAGTATATCTTTTACTTATGCACTCTATCAATTAGAATCTACATATATAATATATAATATATAATATAAGGTAGTGATTCTAATTTACCATTAAATTGATTATAAGCTAGTATACATCGGTATTATAGTTAAATTCAGTACTAACACAATATTGTCCAGTTATAGGGTCATTGGACAAGATCTTGTCCAGTTAAGGTATATATCAGACAACATTTGGTAAACTTTTGGTTAGAAGGAAGAGATTAACTTTTAGATGTGGTTAATAATTTTAACTCTTCCATTAAGGATTGTTAAATGAAGTATAGCAAAAGTAAGCTTAAACAAAAATTTATCTACCGAGGAACATGCATTATGAGTAAGAAACATCATTCAAAAAGTACCTACACTCTTAGTTTAGCTTTACAAAGAGAGTTAGTTTCAGATATAAATGCAGAGGCACTATATCTATATAACTATTATGTAAGTAAAGCTTATGTAACACATTTTAATCTATTAGACGATATATTAGTAGGAAGATCTATAGGATGGACATCTAGAAAAGTTAAACATTATAGATTAAAACTATCTAACACAGGTTGGATACATTTTGAGCAAGAAACTCATAAAGGTATAGTTAGATCTACATGGATATTAGGTAAAAAAGATGTTACTGAATTTCAAGAAGGTAGTAAATTATTAGATCATGATTTAGTTATAGCAGAAACTATAATAGATTCAAATTATGATGTACAAATATCAACTAAAAATGAAATATGACTATTACACTACATTCTAATCGAAAAGATCAATAATAGCACAATACGTAATCTTAGAACATCTATAATATTAATTGAATCACACTACAAACAAATTCAATGTAGTGACCTACACAAGGAGTAAACATGGAAGTACTAATAGTAGGAGTACTATCAGCATTCAATCTAATCGTAATACGATGGAAGTTCAACCATAACCATAAACTAGACGCTATATTAGATCTTTTAATGATCTTAGCACTTAACCTTATGTTCGGAGGAACTAAGACAGGTATGTCTATCGCAATGGTAGCATCATTCACAATATCATTCTACCTATACCTATATCCACCTGATTTATCTGGTATAGAAGCAACCTTCAAGGAGATAATAGATGATTAAACAACTACAACTTTTAGCATCTCTCATCCTAGTCATATCATTAATACTATCTCTACTCTATGCTGTATTCAGTATCTTAGTAGTAGGTACTATTATAGCATTACTAGTATTTACAATATATAAATTTAATGTAACGGAACATAAACTGTAGCTTCAAGTAAGCAACCACTAATAACCATATAAAGGAATAATAATGGAAATTAATACAATAACAAAACTAGATGGAACAACAAGAACAATCAGTGATATAACAATCAACAATAGACTAGTAGCTCAATCAGTAGATGTACTTAAACCAATAGTTTTATCACTATCAACTAAATTAGGTAAAGATGATAAATTCTTACAACAATTCTTCAGAAGAGGTATAAGAAAAGACTCATATGGTAAAGTACCTGCTGCTATCAATAAGCTTGTAGCTCTATATGCATCACCTATCATTGATAAGCCATGGGATGCTCAGTTGGAACTTGACTTACAAGATGAAATCATAGAGACATTACAATCTAAAGGTTGGAATATTACTCATGATATGATGCTTGATATTAAAGAGTACAAAGGCTTCAATAGCTTTATGGATGATGAGTATAATGTAGTATCTGGTGAAGAACCTAACTATGTTGCACTATATGATGCATATGTTGAGTTTGCTGAAGCTGCTAATCTATCTGCTGTTGATTTCAAAATGACTGAAGAAGTTTACTCTAAGAATGAATCTATTGCTATGACTAAGATACAACGTGAACTTGATGAAATTAAACTAGCTAAAGCTGCTAGTGAAGCATTACAATCAGCATAATACTAACCAATTACTTAGTAATCCCATCTACTATTCATGGGGTTACTATTTTAACTAATAAGGAGAAAATAAAATGGTACTAAACCTATTAACACAACATACAACAACTAATGTACGAAATTATATTGAACTAACTTCGGAACCAACTAAACAATTTATCTTAGCTCTTGAACGAGCATGGGTATTTAATAACTCATTATCTATACCTTATTGGATTGATAAGATAGGTCAAGAACTTATGAATAAGATTACTTATGCTCTTACTCAGAAAGATTCTAATTGGCTTAGTATTAATGGATCAGCTAAATTTGCATCTATTAAGTTATCAACATTAGCTATAGCTAAGTATACTACTACGAGTGAACGAGATAACTATAGAAAATCTATTAAGATTAGACAATACTCACTTAAATGTAACACTGAAGAGTCATCTAGTTTATTGACTAGTACACCATCTGGTGTTAAGGATATTGGATTAGTTCGTACTGGATTTGAGTATGCTGCTAAACAACAATTTAGCTTTGACATACCTATGATGATTAAGTACGAAGACTATATCACTGAACAACTAGTTAAATCTATAACTAAAATGAAGGAACGATTTTCATTTGTTGAAGATGATATACTTAACTATGGAGAAATATCTAAATGGTTATTTGCTTACTATACAGCTAATCCTAAAGCTCGTTATAATATGGAAGCTAACATTAGTGATAGTAGAGGTAGATCTATCTATACCGGACTTAAAAGAGTATTTAATCCTATAGCTGATAAGAATGCAAGAGCTTTACTTATATCTAATAAGTATACTATGATTACTACTAAGGACTATAGTAAACTTAAGGATATATATAGATTTATAGCTGAATTATTAGGTATTAAATCTAATAGATGGGCTACTAAAGCATTAGCAGGTAAAGCAGCATACCTTAGACGAGAACTGCCTAAACATATAGATCATGAACATATATGGTTAGAGCGAATCTATAGTAGATTAGATACCCTATTTACTAATGATATAGTTAAATGGGATATACCTATTGAGATAGACATGACAGCTTCAGTAGCTGGTATCACAGGATTACTATTTGGAGATAGTAGACTTATGGATAAAACTAATCTTATCAATAAAGATAGTTTAAAAGACTTTTGGGATGTAGCAGATGTACCTAGAGTAGGTGTTAAAGCTATTGGTACACCTATTTCGTATGGCTCTAATCAGTCATTTAAGCAATTATTAGCTAAAAAGAATATTGAACTATCTAAAGAGCAAATGAATGCAATAAAACAAGAGTTTAAATCAGGTGCTTTTAGTATAGTACGACAATCTAAAGACTATTGGACTATGTTTGGTAATATAACTACACCAAACTATAAAGCTAATATATGGAATGATGAGTTTACTATAGAAGTGAATAAGTTTAAGACTATTGATAGTAAACTAAATGTATACACATATTGGGATCCATCTATTAACAAGTTTAGGACTACTATGATACACAAACCTATGAGATTACCTGATTATAAACGATTCTCATTATACTATACAACTTGTTTAGTACATAATCTAGATAGTCAATTACTTAACAATACATTAGTTAAATTAATGAATACTAATGAATGGGCAATAGGTATACATGATGCTATACTATGCTTACCAGGATCAACAGCTAGAGTAGAGTATACTAAACAATTGCAAGATCTATTTGATAATAGACAAACTATAATAAAACAATATCAACAAACATTGAATATTACATCAACTAAAGCAGCTATTGCATTTGGTAAGATACTATTATCTGTAGATAAAGTAGCTAATGATACAGTAATAGAACAATCAGCAATGAAATAAGGAGCAAATATGAAACAAACAACACACAATGGAATTAACTATATAAATCTAACTAAGCACGATATAACAGAAGTATCAACAGGAATAACTATACCTAAATCAGGTATAGTTGTAAGATGTACAACTAATAGAAAACGAGTAAGTAAACAATCTAATTTACCTATATATAAAACAATAAGTGGAGATATTGACTATCTGCCAGAGCCTAAGCCTAATACTATTTACATTATTAGTGCCTTAGCTCTTAATTGTAAGGATAAGGATAGAACAGATGTAGTAGCACCAGGACAAGTTCAGAAAGATGAACATGGAAAAATATTAGGATGTACAGGATTTAGACTTTAATTAGTCTATTTCTTTTTTTGCTCTAGGAGATGTAATGACAACAGAACAATTTAATGAAATAGTACCACTTATAATAGCATGTACAATAGGATCTTTAACAGATTCTTTTTTTATAGGTTTTATAATATTCATACCGCTATTATTTATTTTTTCAGCTAAGAATCCAAGTAAAAGTAATTGGCTTAATACTGCTAGAACAGATAATGAAGAATATCATGCTTCTATGTTTATATCTAGAGAAGCTAAACTAAAGCATATGCAATCTAATTACTGGAAACAATTAAAGAAAGACAGAATGCTTATAGTAAACAATAAATGTGAGATATGTGGATCAACTAATAATCTAAATTTACATCATATAAGTTACGTCAGACTTGGACAAGAAGATATACGAGATGTTCGTATACTATGTGGTGGAATAAATGGATGTCACCAACGACAACATAATCACTATGGATATGATAGAAAAACTACATATTTACCATTAGTGTAAACTCAAGAATACTTTAATTAGTATTCTTATTTTTTAATCAATTTTTAATCAAGGAGATCTTCATATGGAAGTTAAAGCATATTTAACACCAAACTTACGTTATATTAACCCAACTACTACTCTAGTACTATTAACACATGTTAAAGCACTAGACCTAGATAGAGACCATTGCTGGGTTGAACTAACACCCAATCTACAGAAAGCATTAAGAGGAATCTATCGTAATAACAAACGTAGATGTAAATTCACAGCTAAACTAAAAAAGTACTATAAACCTCTAGAAGATACACATCAATATACTTTACGAGATGTATCTGATCTAGTATTCATAGAACATGCCAATCCAGCTAAAAGAAAATATAACAGGAGGAAGTAATGACAAGAATATATACCCAAGAGGAATTCATAGAAAATAACAGAGATAAGTTACTTAAACTATATATAGATTATCTAAGAGTTGCTGCTGTAGTAGATGAAAATTATACACCAGAATCTTTTAATGATTACTGCCTACAAGCATATCATCTAACAGATAGTGGTATAAAGGAACAAGTAACTAAAAGTTCTATTATACACTAAAAGGAGACAAAATGTTAGCATTTCATCAGTACGATAATCTAAATGAATTAGCTAGATCATATAACTATCAGATTTATGTAACTCACAACCATCAGTTCATAGGACTTGATACAATCACTAACACATTTTGTGTAGTTAGATTTAACACTAGACCACAACTACAACTTAATCAAACTACAGAACCTACACGCTATCCAACATTACACTTAGCAATACAATCACTTAATATAAAGGAGACACTATGAAAAAAGAATTTGTTTTACAGAGCATAGGTTCTGAACGATATATAGATATAGAATCAGATGAAATAACATATGTAGAATGTACTAGCGAAGCGTATAAATTTGAATCTATAGAACATGCAGAAGATTTTTTAACGAGTATTAACGATTTTTTCTACGTTAAACTTATAACAGTATATACATCTAACTAAAGGAGACATTATGAAATTTAATAAATTAACCAACACTTATACACTACCAGCGGAACATGCAGCAGCTATTAACAAAGAACTACAAGACCAAGACGATCTTATTGCACTGCTACGTAATCAACTAGATCATAGAAATGAACTAGTAGAGGATCTTCTGGATCAGTGCAAAGAGAAAGATACACAAATAGATTTACTTAAAGCTAATAACTCAGCTCTAAGAAAAGACACACATATCAAATCTAGTCTTATTACTGATCTATACAATAAACTAAGTATACCTACTCCTTCATTAGGTAGAATAACAGAGATATGGGCATAACAATAAATAAAGGATAATAAATGAAACAAACATTAAGAGAACAATACAAACAGTATAAAAAAGCAGAACAACAACTTAAAGAAGATATAAACAATTTAGCTAATACATTGTATGATGTTAGGTATGCTCCTAGAACAAATACTATAGATGTATATAAACATCTAGCTCCTACAGATAACAAAGTAACAAGATACGCAATATTTGATATGGACTCATTATCTTTACTAGAAAAGAATGGCAAAATAACAGAAGATCTATTATCAGATATTAATTTAAATGTAGTTACAAAGATCAATGGTACATATAATAAACAGCTTAAACAACTTCTTAAAAGTGAACATCCTAAAGTAACTAAACTAGATGGACACTATCACTTTAATTCATTAGTAAAGGATAACAAATGATATTAGATTACACACCAATTATAGATTTAGATCTAAATATACTTCTTACTCTAGTAGAGTATGGACTATAGTCATGACTATTAAACAAAGTAAGAAATATATAACAGTACATAGACAAGGGACAGTTACTAACTATTCTATACTATACTACACACTCATAGGCAATAGTGTAATAACTAGAGACGAACACTGCAAAGTAGTAGCAACATTAAACTAAGGAGCAGTTATGAATAAATTAGAAATTATATCAAATGAAGATAGACATAATCAGCTAGTTGAGATATATTCTAATACTTATAAAGATCATGGATACTTCTTTAAGAATAAACTAAAGTTTACAAATTCTAAAATAGATTTTAATAAAGATAGTAATCTTGTATTAACCTATAAAGATATAACCTATAACATAACAGTACCTTCTAATAACATATTAATACTAGAAGAAATAATTAAGGATAAATTATGACAATAACAATCACACAAGATACATATAGCCCAATAGAATATACATTAGGTCAAACTATGTATTTCATGCACAATAATAAAGTAACTGAAGCAGAACTAGTTGAAGTAAGTATAATTAAAGATGCAGGTATAACACTATATTTCAATGATCTATGTGATGGACAATTCACTAGAAGTAATAATAATAAAGTATTCTTCTCTAAAGAAGAACTATTAGCTTCCTTATAAGGATAAACTATGTATAGAGCATATCTAATATACCTTCTCAATCTAGCTGAAGGTAATTGCTTTGGTATTCATACTACATTATCTACACAAGAGCTAGAAACATTAATAAGGAAATATCTATGAAAACAATATATAATCACAATGTAATATTAGCTATACCTCTTGTACTAGGAGGATCTTATTTAGCATTTGGCCCAACTACAACAGGAGTGTTAGCTATAATATTAGGAATAATACAAATAGTACCTATAAAGGAGTAATTATGACACAAATACCAATATACCGAGCAAAAAAATTAAACAGTGATGAGTGGGTAGAAGGATATTGCTACGCTGATGATTATACAAGAAATATTGTTAATTATGATGTTGATGAACCTTTCAATACTGAAATCGATCAATCAACCCTATCAATCCACTTTTCTAATATGCTAGATTCTAACAATAATAAAATATTCGCTAGTTTAAGTGAAGATGGAAAAGGTGGAGATATTTTAAAAGATTTAAATAGTTGGTATATTATATATGATAATAAAAACGGGTGTTTTATTGGTAAAGAGATAAATAGTATTAACTTAAAGTTGAACCTACATTACTGGAATTTTAAAGATTGTACAATCACTGGTATAAAACAATGAGATACCTACTTATACTACTATTCTCCTTCCGGCTATTAATAGCAGACTCTGTTCTTAATACAGCAACCACACTAATACAGAAACATGAAGGATTTGTATCTACTCCATATGTAGACATTAATGGAATATCTATTGGGTATGGTACTAATCTAACACATGGTATATCTAAAGAAGAAGCACTTTACCTACTACAGTTCAGACTTATTAGACTTAGGCATAGATTAGATAACCTAGATTGGTTTAATAAACTAAACCCTGTAAGACAAGTAGCTATAATAGATTTAGCATATAATATAGGGTATACAGGACTTCTTACCTTTAAAGACATGATATGGTGTATTAAAAATAAATACTACAAGGCCGCATCTAATAGATTACTAGATAGTCTATATGCTAAACAAACTAAAAGCAGAGCTAAATACATAGCTTTCCTTATTAAACATGGATAACATTTATGATTAAATATAAAGAAACAGAAGTAGCAATAGTATGTGATACAGGAGACTTTAGTTATATCAAGCTGTCAGATCCTCATTTACCGATGAATATAAACTATGATCAATATAAAAGTATAACAACTAAACAGTTATACGAACTTATTGAAGCAACAATTGCAATAGAAGTTAATAAAGTACTAACTAAATATAAGGATAACTAGTGAAACATACAACTATAACATATAAAGGTGATCTACGTTTTAACGTAATTAAAATACAAGGATCAGAACCTGAAGCAGTACTAAAAGATTTTGCTAAAGTAGTAACTAGAGATGGACAATCAGTAGTAGATATACTAGACATACAATGGCATAAATCAAGTGCACATATAACATATACAGTTAGCTAAGTCCCTGACGTAGGTCATACTAATACAATAATTATTGGCATAACTATTGTAATAAACTAAATTTTGAAACTAGATATAGTCATACGTTAACCAATTAATACAGGAGTAAGCTACCTTTAATTGCCTCACTGTCACTGGACATAGGAATGTATGACTACTTATCTTTATATGAGTAGTGTTTCTTCCATTCACTACTCATATAAGAATATTAAATTAAGGAGAACTAAAATGACAAAAGAAGCATTAAATAAACATTGGGAAGCGCTTGCATGGTGGAAAGATAAACCAGAAGGAGCTGAGATATGGTGTAAAGGTAGTTTAAACAAATGGAATTTAAGTGCTCAACCAACTTGGAACATTGAATGTGAATATGTTATCAACGATAAATATGCTGAATACAAGAAGGCAGAAATAGAGGGCAAACAAATTCAATATAGAACATACAATCACTTTGGGGATACTGTAGAAGAGTGTAATCACAAAACAGAATGGATAGATACAACTATAAAAGAATTTAGAAGTAGCTTGCAATATTCTGATATAGAATTTCGTATCAAACCAGATGAGCCACAGTACCAAGTAGGTGACTGGGTTACTCCATTAGTAGATAAAATGACAGAATTTTCAGATGTAGATAGAAATAAATTAGTAAGATATTCACAATCTAAACATCCATATAGAATACTCATAGTAAATGAAAAAAGTCAAACATGGGATGAATCATATGTAATACGAGAAAAGGGCTTTGCTAATGAAGTGTTTCATGCAGATGAGTTAAAACCATGGGAGCCATCTAAAGGTGAGTGGTGTTGGTTCTATGACTGTAAAAAACGAAAAGAACCTGATTTAAGACAATTTAGTCACACAGAATACGATTGCTATTATACTGATGAAAACACAAGATATATCTATTGTGAACCATTTGTAGGAGAACATCCTAGTATTATCAAAGGATAATTAATGCCTAAACTATATACTAACAAGCGTCAACTTAAAACTCTCATCCGTAAGTACAATAAGCTATGTAACACAAAAGAACAAGAATTACTAAAAGACAAACACATACAAGAATCTATACAGTTTATACAGTATATGACTACTAAGCAATCTATTGTGATCAAACTATGTGATGAGGTTATATCATCTAAAGGTAGAGGGCAGCTAAAGAAAGAACTAAGACAATTCGCAACTAGAATAAAAGCTAACATTAGCTAGATTATTCTAGCAGGTATACATCAGAAACAAACCAGAGCCATATAAGATGTCTAGTCTTAATCAAAATAAACACAATAAGTGTTATTAGATTTGCAATATTGAGATTTAATTACCATACTTTTAAAGTTTGGTTTTACTAAGTAAACACTCAATGGTGTTAGGCTAAACAACATCATTGATATATACCTACTAGAGTAATTTAACACAAAAGGATAACTAATGAAAATACAACTACAAGATACTAACAGTAAACTAAAGATGGAGATAGACTTACAAGTATTTGAAGTTATGGCAGATAAAGGTATTTTAATTAAGGCTACAGAAAGTGTTAAAAGGTATACTAACGGAGTACGTAAATAGTATTTACATTTAATGAAGATTTAGTATTTGTTTCATCAATAGGTAAAATATATCTATGGAAAAATGATTTTATAACTATTGAATATTAACATAAAGGATAATTAATGGAAGAGGAAGCATATTTAACAGATTTAAGAAATCAAGGTTATAGTTATGATTACATAGAAGGTGTAAGAGATAGTTACTATCTAATTATAAACAGCAAATATTTCGATACAAAGGATAATTAATGAAAATACCGCTAAAGTATTCAAATTATAATGATGTATCGAACAATAAAAACTTTAAACTATTTGATACCATAAAAGTAGAAGTATATGCAGCATTATATGCAGAAGTAGATATCTATATAGGTACAAATGATAAACACCCTTCAGATAAAGGTGTATGGGGAGTACTGGATATTAAATGGAATCAATTTAGCGAATGGAGTAAACCACATTTTAGAACAATATGTACTGTACATACAATAATACCATATACTAAACGAGACTTAAATCTATACCTTAATGGATTACGAGAAGGTTGGGACACAGGAAAAAGAAGAGTATCTTCTAATCTAGTATCTGATGAAGAACTAAACATAATTAAATCAATTAGAGATTATGTAAAGACTGAAAAAGAAGAAGCAATAGAAGATTTTAAAGATAATTGCTTTAATTAAAGGATAACTAATGAAAAAAGAATTCGTATGTATGGAAGAAACCATACATGATACACAAAAGAAAATACGAACTTGGGTATCTTCAGGATACACTATAGAACTTACAGCACAACATCTAGTACCTATTGAAGATACCAATGGCACTAGATTCTTAATTACATCTCTATGGAGATGGAAAGAGTAATACACCCAGAGCCTCATATGCAAGATGGAGGTGCATGCAGTGAAATCCTGTATCCTTTGGATTCATATGTTTTCATAGGTAACTCCTTAGTACATAGTACTTGGCTATAAAGACCAGTTGAGACCTAGCCTGCTCAACTACAAATGAAGTAGTAGTCTAAGCGGTAATTGACACTCGCCTTTTAAGTGAGAATTGTAGATTTCGAGTATCTACCTACTTCACCACCTTAATATAAGGAATAATAATGATACAATTATCTCTACCTCCAGAATCTCTTATTGATAATATGCGATTAACAAGACAAGAAAAAGAAGATAAAACAGAATTATATTATGCCATAATTGGATCTATTAGAACGCAAGTAAATATTAATAAAACATCAGGATATCAAATAGCAAAAGCTTTAGATATATTTAGAAACGATACTATATTTTTAGAAAAAGTATTACTTCACATAGGTTATGATTATAAATATACTAAAAATGTAATTAGGTTAATTAAGCAATATGCTAAAGAGACAACCTTAAATTAAATAAGGAATAGTAATGACTAAACAAGAACTAATAAATAAATTTAATATATCATCCCAATTTGATACTGTAGTCAAATCAGACTATAAACTACAAGATTATAAATCTACTCACTATATACTATGCCCTAAGTATAATATATTAATCGATAATGAGTCATATCAATACCATCAATCAGCTCAGTTTTTAAAAGAAAATGTTCTTAACCAAAAGAATATTCATTGGAAAATTGAAATACCAAAAGATATAGATAAGTCACAAATCACTACCATCTGCAGCTCCGATAATAATCAGCTTGAACTAGAGTATAGAAAAACGTTTAACTATAAAATATACAATACAGGAAACCATATTAGTATACTTAACCCTCTATTACCTAAACAGTTATCAGATGAATATCTCCTATTTGCTTTTAGAGCAATACTAGAAAATGCATTATTATTCATTCAGTACACTATGGACGACTTTTTAGAGGACTTTGGTTATGTAGACAATATTGAATCTATGCGTAAAGGTGAAAATATCTATAAACAATGTGAACAAACATATCGTAAACTAAATCTATCTGAATGTGATATGCAAGGACTATTAGATACTTTATCTGAATTTGGTATAGAGTAATGACAATAGATGAACTATTAGCTAATTATACATTAACAGGATCACGTGCATTTAATTGTAACACAGATGATTTACAATACTCATTATGTAAAATTTATTTTAAAACAAAAGAAGATGCACAACATATATGTGATATATTAAACTATAAACAATTTGATTTATAATAAACAGTTGGGAGCTATTCAGACCTACTTGATCAATAGGTGTCGAAACTTAGTGGGAATAGCAGTCTATCCATATGCGGGAGCTGGATGACATAAATAATAAATTTAACACAAGGAACTAATATGAGAGAACATACAGAAGAACAAGTAGTATTTAGTTGTAACAATACACTAGATAACCTAAATACATATCCTATAGCTAAACTATATGATATGAAATCTATAGTTCGCATCTATCAAGGTAGGTACCCGATAGGTAAGACATCTACTTTATTAAAGAAAACATACAAAGCTTTAGAAGATAGAATCAAAGAAGTTAAAAAATGGAGTAACTAATGACTAATCTAGGTATAACTAAACCATATCAACAAGGCAAATATATTAACTTTGCTACCTCATTAGATAAAACAGCAGCTAAGATAAATGAACTTAGAACTACACATAATGTAAAAGTAATTACTCAGCAACCAGTATCAGTATGCCAACCAAGTGGCAATCCTGGAATAATAATCTATACATCTTTACTCATTAAGGAACTGTAATGAAAGCTATATCATTGATTATAATAGCAGGAATATTATTAGTACTAGGAGCATTATCACATGAAGTAGATATGTGTACTACTTACAATAGAACACACAACTTTAACTCTAAAGCATTTTGGTTAAATTGGGACTATGATGAAAAATAAACTATTATTCTTATTCAATATGAATCCTGACCTTAAGTTATATAACACAGCTTGGGAAGATGTAGGGTGTATAGAATACATATATTTTAATAAAAGAACTAACAAAATCCATTATTATTGTAATCACAATGAAATAGATAAATTAGATGAACCAGCATATACAGCTTTAGATTATACCGGAGAATGGTTAGAATGGAAAGAATAAAAACTAAACTACTATTTCTATTCGAATTAAACCCTGATCTAAAACTATGTAATATAAATTGGGGATTTCCGGATTATGATGAATATATTTATTTTAATAAAGACGATAATTGTATATGGTATTACTGTAAAGAGCCATACTATACAACTAATGGACCTGCCAGTATAGCTTTAAAAGCTAAAGGTAAATGGGTAGAATGGAAAGAAAATAACATAAAGAGGTAAATAAAATGAATATAACTATAGATATAACTAACGATATAGTAAAACAATCACTTGAAAAATATATAGATAATGAAATAGAACGATTGGATATATGGGAGTCTGATAGTCTAGCAGATAAAGTATATACTATTGTAGAATTGGAATTAGATAGTATATTGAAAAGTAGGTTAGAAATTATAAAAATAGAGGTAGAAGAACAAATAGCAACATCACTAACAGGTATAGTAAAAGAAATATTAAGTGAAAAATTAACTAGTTAAATAATATAAGGAATCAAAAAATGGAAGCAACTATAATCAAATCAAATATTAAAGCCCAAACTACAGGTCAATATATAGCACCTATAGTTCTTATGGGATCTCCAGGTTCAGGTAAATCAACTAAAGTAGCTTCTATTGCTAAAGAACTAGGTATGAGTCTACTTGATCTATCTGGTGCCACTATATCTACAGAGCAGTGGTTGGGATTACCCAGTGAACTTAAAGACAAAGCAATAGATAAATACGCACTATCAAAATCTACTGAACATAGATACACTCAATGGTCTGTACCAGAAGTTATCTATCAAGCTAACTCAATGGCTATGGATAATCCAGCTGGAGCTATTATTCTTATAGATGATGTACATGCTATGCAGAAGACAGCACAAGATGCTCTATATGAACTATTACTTAACCGTAAACTGCAACAATATAAACTTCTACCTAATGTAGCTATCATAGCAACAGCTAATGATTCTACTGAAGCAGGGTTTGATGGATTTGGTTCAGCTATTATCAATCGTATGCAAATACTTAAGATACAATTCAATCCAGCTCAATGGTATGAAACAGTAGGTATTCAGTTACATAGATATGTATCTTCATTCTTGAAACTTAACCTGAACTTCTTACAAGAACAAGAATCTACAGAGACACCGTATGGTACGCCTAGATCTTGGGATTTCTTATCTACTTGTCTTAATAATCTAGATGATCAGTTCATACAAGATAATATTCTAACTATAGCTAAGCAATATGTATCATCTGAAGCTGCTACAGAACTAGCATCGCATGTTGCATACTTAGAGAAGATTAACTTCAGAAAAATACTAGATGACAAGAAACCATTAGATATATCTAAGCTATCAGCAATAGATCAGATAGTATATCCATTTATCCTTGATTGGGCAGAGACTATACAAGATGCAGTATATTGTATAGATCTAATGAATCTTAACAAAGATAATCATTCATTCATAGGATTCAGTGCAGGTAAATTCTGGGCATACTACCAAAATGAATATATTAACAAGAAACCTATCACTATAGCTCAATCTATATTACTAGATAAGATACTAGATAAAGACAATATAGCTGAATATAAGTTATCTAAGAAAGATACTAAACTAGTTAAAGAAGCTACCTTCGAAGACAGACCAGCTATACTAACTATTATGAATCAGTATATTATCTAATGAAGAATCTACCAGAATCTTTCAATATGTTTGATGCTAAAGCAGTTAAATCTAAATTATGCCCGTTATGTGGAAATACTTTAGATAAGAATGCCTACTGTAATAGCTGTAAAGTGTGGTTTAGAGTAAACTATTTAAAAACTTTTATAACAATAGTAAATAGACGTACAACTAAATCAACACCTATTAAATGAAAGGATAACTCATCGCTAATTGGACACAAATAGATATAACTATTACGTTTGATAATATATTCGAACTTAAACATTATAGAGAACACCATTTTACTAAAGATGAATGTTATGAGTATAATATACAAACACACTATTTAGGTATACAAGGTACCACTATGACTATAGGAGGAGAAGGTAGATGGGAAGCAGATAAATCAAATCTTCTATCTGATCTACATGAGTTTAACCCAGTATACATACATATAGCTGAATCTGAACCGGGTAATGACTTCTTCTATGAGTACGAAGAAAATAATAACGAAAGTATATGTGACTATTATACTAAATACTTTTCAGTTGCATCTATTAACTATTACGGTATAGATGAATTTACATATATATTTGAAGACTATAAAACAGTAGACGATATACCAGAAGATCTCCTAACCATATTAAACAAGGCCGATATAGACCCTGAAGATGTATTATGGTATAATGAATCAAATGAAACAAAGGAAACAACATGACAGAATCAATTTTTATTGAACAAACAGCAAATCATATAATACAAGAATTAGCATATCTTAACAACCAAATCATAGGTTCAGATAAAGTAGCATTCACAGCATTAGGTATGTTTCTTAAACTACCTATTACAGTAGAAGTACATAAGTACCCAAATGATGCAGAATCTAAGAAGCTGCAATTACCAGATCTAATGGAAGTATTCTCTTGTTATACAGATCCAATAGAACAACAAGTACACTTTACTTTCTTTTACAGAGATGCTAAACAACTTAAGTATATAGCTAAGATAGCTAAGAAACAATCTATATTCTTTGCATATCACTATATGAAAGAAGTACAACATATTTTACGTAAGCATTATACAGCACCATTTCAATCTATGCTACTTAAGAAGTATAAACAACGTACTGACCCTCACTTTACTATCAAACTAGCTTGTGACTATAAAGTAAACAATATCATGGATAGTTTATTTACACAAAGTAGCCTTAGATCAGAATGGTCTACTATCAGAGAACATATAGCTTTTAACGAAGATTACAAAGAACTATCTGAAATAGAAATAGTTAAGCATCTTAAGAAGCAATCTCATAAATGTCTTCCTGTTACTAACAGTGATAGATACATAGTATCAGAGATAAATGGCTTTAAATATATCACACCAAAGAATCTAATATCAGGTAACATAGCTCAAGATATACAAACACAGAATCTAGCTAATGCTATCATTAACGTTATTAGAACTAACTCTAAAGGTACATATGGTGCAGATATTATGATAGAGTCATTTGAATCAATCAAAACAGATGCAGCATGGTTTGATAAACTTAAAGGTACTATCACCAATACTATCTATAACAAAACAAACAAACATGACAGAAGCTGGAAGAATCTTAAACGAACATATAGACATATATTCAAAGCCCCAGCAGATGTATATGCAGATAACAAAGTAAACATTATCCTAACTATTGATCAAAGTGGCTCAATACAAATCAATGACCTACAAAAACTATTAGGTATATTTGAATCGCAAAGCCATAAGATAAACGAACTTATAGTATGTATCTATGATGTTGATCTAGTTTATACTACAAAGATTACAAGTGATTTTGATATATCACAATCACCTAAGTTTAAAGAAGCTCTATCTAAAAGGTATGCAAATGGTGGTACATCTATTATGTCTACTATAAAATATATAGATGAACTAAGTATTAAAGATAAATCTAAATATATTTGTATAAAAATGAGTGACAATTATGATGATGGTAATGAAGCATGGAAAGCTTATCCAAGTATGAAGAAATTCACTTGGTTCTTTCTATCTCCACAGAACTGCCCAGAAGTAGACACCAACATCTGCCATGGCCTAAATATTAAATTACCATAAGTAAGGTTCTTCCTTACTTATTAAGGAGAACTAATGCTATTTTCAGAAATATTTAAAAATCAATTTGAACCTAGATTCGATGCTGCTCATATTAGTATAAATCATGAAAGTAGATTACTATCTATCACATTATTGGATGGGCGAATTCATACACGAGCAAATGTATATTTTGATAAATATCATGATATTTATACGGAACAAACTAAGACCAGACCTTATAACTATTTTACAACCTGTGATGCAAAACTATTATTTGAAAAACTACTAGGCAACGAATTAAGTGATCTTGAATTTAATTTCATACTAAAAACTAATGAACAACATAAATTATATGTATTTGCTAATTCAGCTATATATAATATCAAATTAAAGTAAATTAATGACAGTACGTTTTAAACAAATATCTGAATATAGTAAATCACAGTTAGATAATAAGTTTACTTATATAATAGTAGAAGATATAATAGTACCTAAAAATACTGCAAAAGCGATATCAGGTAAAGAACTACAGTTAATAGAACTGATGTCAACTATTCATGTGTTAGTAGACAACCATACCTATCAAGTATTCGAAGCCCTTATAGTGGATGAAGATAGATTCAAATTCAATTTATTCAGAAAAGAAATTAACTTAAGGAACAACAATGTATAAATTCAAATCTTCTGACTATATATCTCTTATCGAATCATGGTTAGTTAAGGCTAACACAGAAGGTAGAACATATTGTAATAGAATGAAATATAAAAATGACTCTCTATATTCATACTCAACACGTATAGCACAAATAGATAGAGATAATAACTTTATGTTTATTACTTCACATAAGTATTCTAATACAACATCAAGACAAATAAGAAAACTTATAGATCTTATTCCTGATAAATATAGAGTCTTTCCCTTATTCACTAGACCTAGAATTGCTTATGATTATTTTGTAACTAACATAATAACTGCACAAGGAAAGTATAAACGAGCATATAAGCATAAACAAAATCGTAGAAGAGAACTAGAACAACTTATAACAGAAGCACATGATTTTGTATCTATTCTAGCTTTACATCCAAATTACATTCAATTCAATATACCAGATAGAATGGAAGAACTACATAAGCATATATTTGAAGCTAAATTACAACTAGGAGCTAACTAATGAATGAACTAGAACATACATTAATAATGAATGAACTAAATAAACCTAAACTTACACTAAAGTATTTACATGCTACTATTAGATCTTCACTAGATTATATTAGTAGACAACGTATATCTAAAGAACTTAAACAAGGAACAATCTATCATTTCAGAGTAGCTACTAAAGCTTTTAAATTAATACAAACTAAAACAGATAATTATCCTCTATTCTATGAAAAAGATCTTAATAGTATTTCAAATAGAATAGTAGATTACCTTAAAAAACATATAGTAGATTATAGTACAATAGTTAACCTATTTGAATTCTATAATATCTATATAAGTTATACAAACTTAGAAACTGTTAAACTATTTGCTGAAATAGCTCAAGATAAACCATTTCCAAATCTAAATATATATGTATTATCTATAGCACATAAATATCATGTAACACTTGATGATAGAGTTAGACTGCCTATAGCTATTAAGTCACTAGATTTATCTTTACCTAATACAGGTAAATATACAGTTCTTACTCAGCTATACAACTACTACAGAAACAAACCAAATGACCGGGAATCAGAAAATGACCCTGTAACTGAAGAACTTATACAAGAACAAACATACATATTACAAGCAACTAAGGAACTATATAATGATACAATTCAACGAAGCTGATCTACTAGCATACTTCGCAGCTGTAGTAACTATTATGTACTTAGCTAATCATACATTCTAAAGGACCTATATGAAAACTACACAATACCTATATGGAGTATCTCCTACTGAGTTTAGTGATTTACCTTATTCTATAGCTTTACAATATAAAATAGGTAAAGCATCTATTCTTATAGAGGAGTTGTATGAAGTATCTCATCCAATCAGAGATGATATACGGATACATGATATACATAAAGCAATCAAATTCAATGCTAAACTACTAGAGGAACTTAAATGTTAAATCTACCTACACTATACAAACGATCTAAAGCAGGTAAACTACAATTATTTGATATACAAGTTACTTCAAATACATATACAGTAACTTGGGGGTATGTAGACGGTAAAGAGCAATCTAAAACTACAACAGCCTTACCAAAGAATATAGGTAGATCTAATGCTACTACAGATGAAGAACAAGCCTTACTAGAAGCTAAGGCACTACATGCTAAGAAGATCAAACTAGGATATACTACATCACAGGATACAACTTCTACTAGACATCAAGCTATGAAGATAAGCAAATGGCCTCCTAAGAAAATGCCAGATTATCCTCTATACGTACAGATTAAATACAATGGACTTAATGCTACATATAAGAGAACAAACAACACTCTACAACTACTATCTAGGACAGGTGAAGAATATCCTATACTTCCTGAGAATAAACAAGAAGTGTTAGATTTAATGGATAAACTACAATGTAATGAATTAGTAGGTGAGCTATGGGCTGATAGTCTTTCTTTACAAGAAATAGTATCTTATGTTAAAAAACCAAAGGAATTTTCTAACATTATTAGATTTATGTTATTTGATATAGGGGACTTGCCTATTATGAATTTCCAAAATAGATGGAAATATTTAACAGATAATGTTATATTTGCATATACACATATACTTCCAGCATATACTAAAATAGTAAACAATGAAACAGAATTAGCAGAATTTTACTATAGTACTATACGTGATGATTATGAAGGTATAGTTATTAAACACCCAGAAGCAGAATATAGGCACGGTGTTAGATCTAATCAAATGTGGAAACTTAAACCAGTACAATCTACAGAAGTAAAGATACTAGATTATAACTTAGATAAGAATGATCATCCAGTATTTATAGTAGAATATAACGATAAACAATTCAAAACTAAACCTAAAGGTACTGACGTAGAACGTAAACAGATAGTAAAAGACTTCGACAAACTATACCGTAACAACTATGGTACAATAGAGTATGAAATGCTTTCAGATGGAGGAATTCCTACAAAGCCAATTTTTATATCTTTACGTAAATGTGACAATACTGGAGAACCCTTGGAGTAAACTATGCTAAACCCATTTCTACTTAAATCACATGATGCTATCTTATGTGAATCTATAGATGAAGCTAATAGTCTTATAGCTAAATTACGTAATCTTGGTTTTTACTGGGATCCATGCCTAAAGGGTTCTATAACTAATATACTAGAGGACTTATATAGATGGTCAAAAGATAACAGGTTCCTTAAAATATCTAAAGGTACTCCTCTATTTATTTTCACTCATCTAGATGATCCTGAACCTTCTAAACTACTTACATGTCATATAGCATCCTCTAAACATAGTAAATGTATCTACTATAAAGATCTAATACAGTAATATATTAGCGAGCTGGTATAACTAAACACACACATATTATTGTTATTCCTTTGACAGATTTTTGATCACAAAGTTATACCAGTTCACTAATATATTATATATGTAAGTAGTACTATACTAAATTAAGTATAAATGCTTTAAACATTGGGATTCTATTTAATATCAGGTATATATTTGATCTATTCTAGTAAGATAAAGCTCAAATCTGAGCTTTTATTAAGTTAGTTTAAGCAAATATGAGCTATAATTTTATCACCACAATAAATTACAAGGATTGCTTATGGATAAGTATAGCGAAAATTATCTTAATATTTCTACAAAGGTATATAAGCCTTTGTCAGAAAATACTAAATACGAACGAGGAGTATACATGTTTACAGATAAATACCTAGATGAACTAAATACAGAACTAACAGACAGTGCATATAAACTATACCATTTTTATTATAGAAAAGCTACATTTAATTACTTTAAACCTAATGACAATGAGTACATAGCTAAAAAGCTACATTGGTCAGTAGCTAAAGTTAAACGTATACGTAAAGAACTAAAAGATAAAAAGTATCTACTAGTTTTAAGTGATACAGGTAAAGATGGTACTAAGTACTATAGAGTACTAATGGGTACGGATGTAATAGAACATTATTACAAATACGGTAAATTACCTAATAAACCAGAAGTACTACCAGACGTAAAGGATTAAAAATGGTTACAGAACAACAAATACAGAAACAGATCTCAAAGTATCTTACATCTATAGGTGCATATACATTTGTAACTATATCTACTAATAGATCAGGTGTACCAGACATTATAGCATGTCATAATGGAGTATTCTATGGTATAGAAGTAAAGAAACCTAATACAGTACATACTACTACTCCTATACAACAATACAACATAGATGCTATTATACAATCAGGTGGTACAGCATTCGTAGCAACATCAGTAGAAGATGTCAAACGATTTCTTGAACCTAATACAGACGAAGTATGACCTACTTAACATGTAACACTTGTAATCGACTAGAAACATGCCAAATTCTAACAGAAGCTATTAAGGTAGATCAATCTATAACTAAACACACTTTTGGCTGTATTCTCTATAAGAATGATTTTTACAAGGGGTATTCAACTAAACTATCATTAAGGAGTAAACCAAATGACCACAGAATGTTTTAATGAACTGCTAGAAATAGCTTTCAATAATCAAGTAGCACTAGATCAAGTAGAAATAGCAGAGTATCTATCATACATAGCAGAAGAATATGGTATTGAATTCAGTATCAGTAAATACAGACTAACAGACACACTAGAGGAGTATCTAAATGAATTGGAAAAATAAGATAACAGCAGAATTTGTAATATCTATTGCATTTGCAATAATGTCAGCATTTGCAATAATGTCAGCATTTGCTAATAATGAAGCAAACCAAAATTATCTACTAACAACAGCTATGATATTCCTAGCAGCATATGGTGTTATTATAGAAATAAGGAAACTAAATGAATCTGCATGAACAACAACAGCAAATAGATGATATATCTAAACAAATAGTAGATCTACAAAAACATAAGCAGTCTCTCATTGAGCAGTATAAGAAAGACAAGAGAATTTATGATGAATTAAATAAGAATGCAAATGAACGTAATAGGTTACTAGCAGGGTATAATTTTCAAGAAATAAAGAATGTAATAAAAGTATTACTAATGGCAGAGAACAGAGGTTATGTTGAAGAATTCAATATAAACAGAATACCTGAAGGACTATTAGATGACGATGGGTTTATTGATCTATGTATAATAGCATTAGGACAGTCTTTTATAACTAAATATAAGAAACAAGGTATTACAACAGATATTATAGATGGTGGTATAGCTATCAGTAAACCTAAAGAAAGAAATTGGTTTATTGAATCTAGACGTAGACTAAATAGAAAGCTAAAACGATCTGAGATAAAAGATTACGTTCAGAAGTTCTATGATAACGGCGGAGAACGTAAGTATCCTATAGATCAAGTACATGGAAAATATGAATACTAAGGAAACTAAATGACTATATTAGAACAAATAGAAATTATGCAGGCATATGCAGATGGTAGAGAAATAGAATTTATAGATAGGTATAATATATGGCGTTCAGCACCTAAGCCATCATGGAACTGGAAAGATTGTCTATATCGTATCAAACCATCATTTGAATGGAGTTTTCCACCTACTACATACCGTGCAGACAATTATGGAACAGCAGAATGTAATATAATAGCAGATATTGTAGATTTAGGTATTATCCGTTCTACTAGAAAACAAGCAGAAGACTCACACGCACGTATGGTACAATCTAATGTATTAGAGCAACTAGTGTATCAATTTCAAAATGAAGTAACATATAAGGATACCTGTTATATATACTTAGATGCAGATAATACTTACAAATTGTCTAATGCTGTAACACAACATATAGGCGGAATACAAATGAACCACATAACAGCACAAAAAATATGTAATCTACTTAATTCAGGAGAAGTAACATTATGAAAATATACATACCAACACATTATAATAGCGGAAACCAACACGTATATCCATCTTATAATTTTATAAGTGGACCTAACGGAGAACTAGTATTAGATAAAGTATTTTCAACTAAAGAATTAGCTGAAGAATATCTTCATAGAAAAGATTTTACAAGTAATAAAATACTAGAATTTGATATTATATCTTCTATAGAAGAACTTGATATATTAACACAGGAGAAGTAACATTATGATAAAACAGAATGGGCTAAACATAGAGAAACTATTATATGGTTTATGGATCAACCAGAAGGAGCTGAGATATGGTGTAAAGGTAGTTTAAACGAATGGAATTTAAGTGCTCAACCAACTTGGAACATTGAATGTGAATATGTTATCAACGATAGTTACAGCGAGTATAGAAAAGCAATAGAAGACAGTAAAACAGTACAATATTTAAATATAGAAATGAAATGGGTTGATTTACCAGTAAAGTATAGTTTTCAACAAGCTTTTAAGTATAACAAACTTACTGCAGAAGACTATCGTATAAAACCAGATGAACCTGAATTTAAAGTAGGTGATTGGGTTATCCATAATGATGGTACTATAGGACATATTCTTGCTTTTGTACCATCTAAAACTAATCAAACAATCCAAGTTCAATGGCCTGCTGGAATGGGTGTAAGTAGACCTAGCTCATTAACAATTTGGGAACCTACTAATGATGAACTAGTAGTATGTAACTACCGTAATGGTAGATGTATTGTTGAACCATATGATCCTAATAATACAGACTACTATACAATACAACCGTTAATATATGATTTTACTATCTACAAATAACCAACGGGAATAAATTTGTACCAAGGATGAGACGCCGATTTTAGACTACTTATTCAGCCGACGAGGCTCGAAGATAAGTCTACAATCAAGTCGAAGACGTAGTGTGCAAATTTATGGGAGTTGGTTTATATATCTATATAAGTATACGCATACGAGCATACCGCTATAAGTCATCAGACGCACACCTAATCGAGACATTCCCTATTGCCTACGCGTCAGGCTCATCGCCTGTCACATAGTCAAAGACTCATGGTCTCTCATAGGCGCACCTCTTCAACTTATAGCTATTCAGTTGTGTTAATATATTTTTACTTGACAAATGTTATTTTTTTGGGTATAATTTTACATAAATTTATTAAATTTATTAGTAAAATTTACAAACATCTATATTATTATGGTTACTAGCCTGTTCTTTCTGAGGCCCTCGTGCCTCCACATAAGTAATTATAATAATGCAGATATCAGAGCAGCCTAGTAACCTACTCTTCAAGTCTGTAAATTACACACAGGAAAATAATAATGTTAAGAACAAAAATAACTAACTATAAGGAATATATTATGGTAGGAAACGTATTCGTAAAGAACGGATTAAATTTAATATATGGTGCTAGTGGATTAGGTAAAACATTTTCAACTATTAAAGCACTAAACGAAGATAACATAACACCTTATCTTATAGATTTTGATAACAACCTAAGTCCAGAAACAACAGGACTTGAATTTGTACATTTAGACGGAGTAGAAATACTTAAGTTACATAAAGAAGATACTGAAGGTATTGACATACCAGACAATGGTGTATTCATAGTAGATACATGGCAACTATTCATAGATGCAGGAGGTACTATTGACTTTTTAAAGGAAATAGCTAAGTTAGGTAATACAGTAGTTATAGTTGCACATAATAAAGATCTAGCTACTAAACAAAATATACCTGATATGGATAGACGAATAGCTAACCATATGGATAGTAAACTATATCTTGAATATGATAAAGGTAGTAGTACTAAAACAAACCCTAGACCAGAAGGAGTAAATCTCCATATAGAGAAATTACGTAATTACGCTGGTGATAGGATAATACCTAATTGGATGAGGAGATAGAAATGCAGCCTCTACCTCATCAACTAACTAAATCAGAAGAAGTTTTTGACATGCTTAAAAGGAAGAAATATTGCTTACTACAGGGCGAAGTTCGTTGTGTAGATGAAACTACAGAATTTCTAACACCGAATGGATGGAAGTATATATCAGAGTATGAACCAGGTGATCTTGTATGCGAATGGTATGAAGATGGTACAACTAAACTTATAGAACCTTTAGAATATCATAAATATCCTAATAGTGAGTTATATACATTACAAACACCTATAATAGATATGTGTGTAACAGCTAATCATGATATAGTATATGAAACAAGCAGAGGTCATATACGTAAAAAACGTTTTGATGAAGCTGTTAAATTACATTCATTACGTATACCAGCATTTTATAAAAGCCCTGAATCTAACGGATTAGATATATCTATAGAATTATTACGAGTACTGATAATGCATTCTGCAGATGGTTCTATTATAGATAGGACTACTATGAGTAGTAAGATGGCAATTAACGTTAAAAAAGAAAAAAAGCAAATGTATTGTGAATTTCTTTTAAAAGAAGCTAATATACCATATGAAATTTATAAATCTTCAGAAGGGTACAAACGTTATGTGTATACACCACCTAAATGCATAAATTTTAAATCTTTAGAACCTTTATGGGGATTAAATAAAAAACAAATGAAACTATTATTTTATGACTTACTATTCTGGGATGGTAGTATTTATGTACGAAATGATACAAAACAAACTGTAAAAAAGTTTACAGGAAATAAACAAGACTGTACTATAGTACAACATATATTTAGTTGTGTAACAGAAAAACAAGTTGTAATGCATAAAGATAAGAGAACTTACGTAAATAATGATATATACGAGGTAAATATTTTACAAGGGAAATATAGATTATTACAAAAGAAAAACCAAACAGAAATAACTAAGCATATAGGAACTAGTTACTGTTTTACTACCAATTCAGGTATGTGGTTAATGCGTAGGAATAATAAAGTTATACCTACTGGGAACTCAGGTAAGAGCCTTACAGCATTACTAGCTATAGCTAAGTCACGTACTATTAAGTCTATACTTATTCTTACTAAAAAAGCAGCTATAAAAGGGATCGAGAAATTTATCAATGACCCTGAACTAACTAAGTATTGGGAACATCAGTCTCATTATGTAACTAACTATGAAGCATTAGGTAGATTTGTAACTCGTACTAAATCTAAATCAGGTAAGACTATCAAGCCTGTAGAGGAACCACAGTTCAAACTTAATCCAGATGACTATGACTTTATCATATGTGATGAACATCATGTACTAGGTAAAGTAGGTAAACCATCTAAGAGATACAAACTACTTAAGATATTTGCTGGTGATAAACCTTGGTTAGCTATGTCTGGTACATCATTTGTAGAGACACCTAATCAAATATACTATGCAACTAGTTTCTCTACTAAGACACCATTTCCACATAAGTCCTTTTACACATTTTTTAAGGAATATGGTATTCCAAATCCTATACAAATTAGTAGAACTGAGTTCCGTGAGACATATAAGCTCGCGCAACCCCAACTTTTGCAGTATATCAACACTTTCTCTGTTTATATGACACAAAAAGATGCAGGGATTGATGAAAGTTTACAATCTAACATAGTACTACATAAAGTGGAATTATCTAACTTTACTAAGGTATTATACAATAAACTACAAACAGATAGAGTCATACCTATAGGTGATACTCTACTAGTAGCTGATTCTATAATGAAATTAAACACTAGTCTATATATGTTAGAGAAAGGCGTAGCTAAGATAGATGATGACTACTATGAAGTAGGTAATACAGAGACAATAGATTATATAAAGAATAACTTCACTATAACTAAAGACTCAGTAATCTTATCAGCATTCATAGGTGAAAGAGATCTTCTTCGTAAACACTTTCCACAAGCTACAGTAGAGTCCGTAATAAGTAAAGCAGAAGGTGTAGATTATTCTCACGCAGATGTATTCATACTAACTAGTCTTACATTCAGTGGTGCTAAGTATACACAAGTAGTTGAAAGAACTGTTAATGTTAATAACAATCATATAGTTCCTGTAAATATACTAGTTAGCGATAATGCTATATCACATGATGTATACGAAGCTGTAACCAACAAACGAAACTTTAATATAAGCAACTATAAACAGAATAAACTATAAGGATAACAAATGAAACTAACATATAACTATGGAGATATATCAGTAGATATTAAAGCAAATGAAATAGAATTAATAATTAGCTATCAAGCATACACTATACCAGTAGAAGAACTGCAGAATATAATAGATATAGCTAAATTTGTTAAAGATAAATTAGATCCAAATACTAGTAAGTATAACCAACTACAACAAGAAGTTGAAGCAGACCTTTACTGTGGAGATATGCCATTATACTCAAAGAGTTAACTAATGGGAACTTCTAACTATCATAACATAGAAGCTGATAATGTTTACAAAAACAACTCAGTACCATTATATAAGGAATAATAAATGATATCACAAGAACTATTAAGTACTGTATTAGATAGACCTATAAAGTATATAGAGTCTGATATAAAAAAGATAAATTATAATATAAATGGATCAATAACTGAAGGAACTATAGCCTACTTTAATATAGAATGGAAATTTATTAACATATATGAACTTGCACATTTAGTTAAAGAATGGGCTCTTGATGCCTTTCTATTAGAATCAGATATAACAGGTGAATGTAGAGTTTATCCTATAGATCCTAACCATAAAGCTATTATGGCATTAGAGATTGAATTTATAGAAGATACAGAACCAGATGCCATATTTGCAGCAGGTGAATGGGTACTAGAACAACTAAAGGAAAACAAATGAAAAATAAATTAGATTACAACTATATAGCTACAGGTGAAGAACATCTACCACAACACAATCCAAACATATTTAGATGTAACTCTTCATCTATAGCTAACTTTTTTGATTATACACCTTCTTGGTATCAAGAGAAGTTTAACAATGATAAAGCATTTTTAGGCAGTACATCTAGTGTTGCAGGAACTTGTATACATTTTTTATGTGAACAATTCTCTAACAATGGTGTTATTACAGATACAGATAGAGAAGAAGTATATGAGTATATTGACTTACAAGCTAGTGAAGATGTAGATCCTAATGAAGTTAGATCTATGATTAAACCTATGTGGAAAGTAGCTAAAGAGTATCTATTAGCTAACCCATCATCACTTAATGAACCATTCATATACCATGAACTAGCTAACAACCTAATAGTAGGAGGATCTATTGATTCTTTAGTAGATCTAACTGATCCAGGAGCTAAGTACAATTCATTAGACGAACTACCTAGAGATCATCTATATAAGATAATTGACTATAAAACAACTTCAGCTAAGACTAGAGTATCTAAGTGGAGTAAATCTTATAAGTTTCAACAACTATCTTATGCATGGGTATTAGCTAAGTACGGTATCAAAGTAACTCAGATAGAACTACTATTTATATCTAAGCAACAAGGCGGTGGTACAGGTAAATCTGGTAAACCTCTAAAAGTATATCCTTCAGAAGTATATAACTTAACTGAAGAAGTAACTAGTAGTTCACTAGATCTAATAGAAGGTATTATCTATATGATAGTTGACTCTGTTAAACTATTCAACGATAAACCAGAACTACGGCATATCATAGCACAAGACAATAGATGGAAAACAATGCAACCCCAAAATAAGTATAACTTTACTCAACAGGAGATGGATATATGACAAGTACATATTTAGGTAGTGATCAAACAGAGTATATACTAGATTCAGGTAGAAAGATAGTATTATCTATAGAAGAGTTTAATGAACTATTCTCGGAAGTATTAGTAGACTATGAAGATCTAGAGAATAACTTAGAAAATGCTGCAGAGCAGATTGATGAACTAGAAGAGGAATTAAGTACATACTTTAATGCAATAGAAACTATTAAAAAGGTTGTAGATGAATGTCCAGTTTAACTCAGATAATGTGTTTGGTAATTTTTTTATTGCTTTCAATGATGGTAAGTTTTATCTTACTTTCATTAAGTATGATCATGATTTACCAGAAATTGATAATTCACGTGAAATTGAAATATTCACAACATCACGCCAACTCATGGATAGAGTACACAAACTTCAGGAGAAATAATGACAGACGAACAACTTAGAGCAAAGTGGTTAAAAACCAACAAACCTAAAGTATTCCCTGCACCCAAAGATACATGTGAACCTTACTCAGGATTAGTTCTTAAAACTAATATCCATACAGAAGTAAAGTACAATCAATGGGGACAACGTATATGGAATAACTTAGGTAAAACATTCATCACAGATGTAGATGAATCAGTAAGAGACTTTGGAGAATAATATGCATGAAAAAATAGACACAATACAAGATAACTTAGATCTTATACAAGAACAACGTCAGTATATACTAGAACTAGAAGAACTAATTCATGATATACCAGATGTTATAGAAGCCTCAATGGAAGCAAATGCTAATACTCACATAGAGATATGTGCATATAATGCAGCAATAAACGCAGTAAAGCATGCAATCGACAATGCTCTATAAGGCATATAAACACTACAAGAACCACAAGATATATCATTTAGCAGAAGTAGATAATCACAAGATACAAGTAAACGACAAATGGACTAAAGCTTATATTTACTTTGAATCTACTAACCCTAAAATAAAGTATGTCTGTAGTACTAAAGAATTCAATCAGAAATTTAAGGAGGCGTAATGTATAGATTTAAAGAATCAACAGACATTCCACTAATTCAAGTATTTGACCATACAGGACAATTACGTCAAACTATTAGGAACACATTAGCTGCATATAAGAAAAGATGGAATGAATCATTAGCTACTAAACTAGTAGTTATCAATTCAATAGATGAGCTTATACCAGATGTGCCGGTAATACTAGCTGCATACCAAGCACACCAATTACCATCTAAGCTACATCCTCATATACTAGTACCTTCACTAAATGAACTAACACACAAGCATCTTAGATCATTAGTAATTAATCCAGTAGTACATTATACAAAGGACCCAGTAGAAGCTAAACAATGGCTTAACTCGTTACCAGATCTATTTGCTTTCGATACTGAAACCGCTTCACTCTATTCTGATGAAGATAAACTACAATTAGTTGAACAATTGGAGCAAACAATTTCTTTAGAGGAAGCACAACCTATTAGATCTAAATTAGCTTCTAATGCATTAGTTATGGCAAAAAACCAAACTACAATGTATTCTTTTTCTATATCTGAATCAGAAGCATTTGTAATAGATGCTAATGAAGAAACTAATCCTATAGTATTAGATTTTCTAACTTCTACAGATTCTACTGTAGTTATGCATAATGCTATGTATGATATGCGATTAGTTTACAATCGTACAGGTAAGTTTATTAAACACTACGAAGATACACAACTAATGTGGGCAACTATTAAGAATAACACTAATTCATTCTTATCTAAAGTAGGACTAAAAGAACTAGCTAAAGAGATATACAAAGAGTGGGCGATAAGCCAAGATTTTTTTGGTATAGAACATAAATACAATCCAGAGCTAATTAAATACTCAGGGACGGATTCTATGGCTACATTATATTTATTTAATGAAGCACAACTTAAATTAAAGGACACATAATGTCAGCATTAGATAGACTTAATAAACTATTACCTATACCAGAACCTATGGACTCAGGATTTACAAGAGCATATTTTTATAACAATGTAATAAAAGATCTACTACCACCATTAATAACTATGTGTGAAAATGGTATATCACTAGATATGCAAAGAGTATATGCATTAGATAAAGAACTAGATGAAGTATTAGCTAAAGTTGAATCAGACTTAGCTAATAATCCTTTAGTAAGTAAATTTCAGCAGCACCAGTACAAGAAAGCTAAATCTACTTATATAGAAGAACAAAAAGCTAAACAAAGATCAGTAGCTTATTATATTAAACCTTTAGACTTATCTAAAGTAGATCATAGGTCATATGTAATGAACTATATCAATATAATCAGCCCTTTACCATATACACCATCTACTCTTTTACCAGATGGTACTACTAAATGGACTGCTAAAGATGTTAAACACCTTCTTACTATACAATCACATCACCTAGTTGAACAAGTAGCGGATAAATCTATGAATCCAAATTCTACTGTAGCATTAGCTGCAATGAGAATGTTAGCTATAACTAAAGCTAATCTATACAATAAACGTTATATAGATGCTATAGAAAATGTAGATGAATCTATTTTACCTCCATTCAATCCAGGATCTACTAAACAGAAAACAGAGTTCTTTGATTTCCTTAATGTAGCACCTATAGCTTTTTCCAAAGACACAGGTAATCCAAGTTGGGGTAGAGCAGAACTTAAAGAGTTACTACATACTACTACAGATACTGATCTAAAAGATGCTATTCAATCTATGATAGAATATTCACAAGGAGCTATTATAAAGAATAACTTTGTTAAAGGATTCATAGATTGTTCGATTAATGGTAATCTTAAAGGGAATATTAAGATTTTTGGAACTAAAACTTTCCGCCCAACTAGTGGAGGTACAGGATATATCAATTTCCTTAACATGCCTTCAACAGGTTCTATATTCAGTAAACCTATCAAGGAATGTATCATAGCTAGAGAAGGTTTTATTCAATTATCAAGTGATTATAGTAGCTTAGAAGACAAAGTAATAAGTTGTTTATCTCATGATAAAAATAAAATAATTACACAAACAGATTCTGAACTAGATGCTCATCTATTTCATGCTACAATTTATTTTAGAGATAAGTTTACAGCAATATTAGGTGATTTACCTCATCGTGAATTAACTATTGCTGCTAAAGAAGCAATGGATAATGGTAATAAAGAAATCAAAGCATTACGACAATCCAGTAAAGGAGTAACTTTTGGCGCTTCTTACGGAGCGTTTCCTCAAAAAATTGCAGATTCTATAGGTTGTTCATTAGAAGAAGGTAAACAAATATTTGATGCTTACCATAATGATATGTATCCTGGTATATCTGCATGGAGAGATGAAGTATTAGCTAAAGCTAAACAACAAGGTGAAATTGAAATGGGCCTAGGCGCACATATCATAGTAGATAATATAGATAAAGACGCTAGAACGGTCTTTAATAGCCAATCCCAGTTCTGGTCAATACTTACTCTTATAGCATTAGCTAAATTACATTTTAAAATACAAGAAGCTAATCTACAAGATGATGTACTTATAGTAAATACTATTTATGATGCTATATATCTAGAAGTACGTAATGATCCTACTACAATAAAATGGGCAAATGAAGCATTAGTAGAATGTATGAATGTAGATTTTCTAATAAATCAAACAGTAGCTAATGACGCAGAATGTGAATTAAGTTATAACTTATCTAATACATTAGTATTAAGTAAAACAGCATCTATAGAAGAAATACAACAAACATTAGATAAACTAAAGGAATAACATGAAATTATATTTCATAAATAGCTATAAACATTACTTCTTATATGCTAACCATGACGGAACAGTACTATATGAAGCGCAAGGATATAAAGATGATTTTAGTCCCGTATCTGACTTATTCAATTTAGAATTAGATGACGAATGTAATGAAGTTGATATAACTCGTTTACAATTTTACTCTTGGTTAAATACAGAAGAAGAAAATCGAAAATGGTTACAAAGTAAACTTAGTCACTATAAATTAGAGGAACAATGATGAAACCAGTATACATACTAACACAAGAAGAACTTGATGAGCTTATGGACTCACAACCTTCTGCAATAGTTAAACAAACAAATGAGAATCTAATTAAGACAATAGAATCTCTAACAGCTAAACTAAATACTGAACAATACAGAGCAGATGAACTAGAAAAAGAACTAGCCCTTAGAAAACTAGGTAGAGATGTACCAGTAGAATCTACTGAACCTGTTAAGATAGATAATCTAACTAGTATAGTTCTAGCATATAACTATAACGATACAGGTAAAGTTAAATCTACTATAGAAGCCATGGTAGAAATATTACCTTTTACAGATAAAGAAATTAAACAAACTCTTAAACAAGCAGTTAAAGCTAATCTTATCTATCGTAAACGTAATAGTTACTACATAACAGGAGATACAGCATGACTTATGAAGAACGTAAAGAAGCTATATCCAACCTAGTTAATCTATACGAAGCAGATCTTAAGGATGTATTAGCTACATCACATAAGTTTGAACTAAATAGACTACCTCAGCATATACAAGATATTATAGAAGTAGTTACTGCTAAAGCTCCTAACTATTCTAATGTAGCAGCATTAGCTACAGCTAACTATGCTATATCTCATGTAATAGGGCAGTGTAGACCATTAATAGATGACCTAGTATTCTCTTCAGATAGATTGATCATAAACACCTATTCTGTAATTATATCTGGCAGCGGTTCAGGTAAGTCATCTTCAACTAATGGACTCTTGAAGGCATTCCAACCCGCACTAGATCTAGTTAACGGTGAAAGAATGAAAGCTCAAATAGAAGTAGCTAAAAACATAGCCTATCGTGAACTATCTAAGGATGAACCAACTCTTACAATAGATCAAGTACAACCTGATGACTACGAACAATATCTTAAACCTCTTCCAAGGACAGTAGTCTCATCAAGCAGCACGAGAGGAGGAGTTAGTACGCTACTATCTAGACTACAATCAGAGAAATTCTCAAGTCTAGGTCTTACTTTTGATGAACTAGGTATGTCACTTAAATCAGGACCAACTACAGCAGAAGTTATGCATCTTTTAACAGAAGCATTTGACATAGGTAATATTGAATCTCCTGAGTTTAAGAATGTAGAAGTTAAAGAAACATCTATATCTAATATGGCTATTAACCTATTAGCTCATTCTAGTCCTAAGATCATATTCTCTACTGATTCAGTTAGAGATCAATTATCTATGTTATTTTCAACTAGTTTTGCTAGAAGATCATTCTTTTTCTTTCCAGATCAAGATGAAACTGTAGAAAACAATGTAGTACCAAATACTATAGAAGCTAGTAGAAACCTAGCTCATGCTAGAAGAGAAATAGTAGCTCACAAAACTCCAGACATATCAGACAATATGACTAAAGCAGTTGAACGTCTACTAACTAATGAAGAGAATAGGTTAGTTAAATTCGATCATAGTGCAGCTACACTATATGCAGATTACTATGAGTATTGTCAACGTAAAGCAGAACTACTAGAAGACTCATCTATCCTACAGATAGAACTATCAGGTAGATCATTCCGATTAGGTAAATTAGCTGCAGTATGGACATTAGCAGGTGGATCATCTATCATTACTAGAGACATAATGGAAGCCGTTATTTATCTAGCTGAGTATTCTAACAAATATCTACAAAAATTTGTTAAACTAACTACAGCTAAACCATATGAATTATTAGCAGATGTGTTCCTAGCAGGTAAGCAAACATATATCACACTAGATTCAGCACTAACTAATGGTTATATCAACAGAGTTACACCTACTTTCGCAGAACTTATTGAACCACTTAACTCAGTTCTACGTAAAGATGGTATATGTTCATACAATGAAGACTTGAAAACTTTTGTATATAGCCCATTCAAGAAAGTAGAAGAAACACCTAAAGACAAACCTAACTGTGGTTATTCTATGTCATACAAAATGGTATCAGATATACCTAAAGACCAACGTAAACCACATCTATTGAATTTCGATAGATATAGATCTGATCTATGTTTTGCTAACATAAAGAATCTTCTTACTAAAGATACTATATTCAATCCATTTGAGTACAAAGATGATGACAAAGCTACTATGCATAGACATACTGACAATATAATATCATCTACTAAACTTATTATACTAGATATAGATAAGTCTGATGTAGATCTATATGCAGTACATGATTATCTAGAAGAGTACAACCATCTAATAGCTACTACTTCTGATATTACTAACAAACGTAAGTTCAGAATTATTCTACCTATTAATGTAGAATTAGATGGGTCTAATCCTAAACAGTATTCTTTTGTGGTTAAAAGAGTTGCAGCAGAACTTCTACTTAATATAGATCCAGCTAGTGCAGTAGCAGCACAAGCATTCTATGGATACAAAGATGCAGAAGTACTAACTGTAGAGGATAAGCAACTATTTGATGTTACTGAATTCTTAAATGAATATGCTTCAGATGAAGAAGTTAAACCAATTAAAAAACTAGTTAAAACCAGATCCCCTAAAGCACGTAAAGCTCATGTAGATAAGATACTAGATAATATGGATACTATATTCCACTATGCGTTCTATCCTGATTCTAATTGGTCATTCCAACTAATTAGAGCAGCTAAACATGCTAGAGACGAAGGCTTCAACTATGAAGAAATAATGGACTTACTAAACTACATCAACAGCTGTTGGGATGTACCAATGAATTCTACTAGATTTGATATTACTGTAAAATCACAAGTGGAAAGCTGGTTCTAATCAGCTTGGCTCTTTTAGTTGTTGAGATTAGCCACGTCAAACTCAAACAAATTTAATAACGTTATAAAGGAAATTTTAATGGCAACATTAGAAGGTGTAGAGAGATCTATACGAAGAAGAATGACAAGAGCGTATCCTGTATTAATTACAGGTAAGCAAGGTGCAGGAAAAACATATGCAATGGAACAGCTAACTCCAGAAGAGAAAGCTAGAACAGTATATGTTAATTTTGAAAACAAGAACTTACCAAATGACTTTGGTGATGAGTACAGAAGTATATACTGTGTTAAACCATCAGGATTAATACCACCAGATGAACAACATCTATATGTAGATTATGAGAATGTAAAATACAAAACACTAGAAGAACTTAAGTTACTAGTTAGAAAAGCATTAGCTCATAAAGATGTAGATAGAATGATATTTGATTCTACAACATCAATGCATGCACAGTTAGAGAAGCATTATGTATCGGTCTCTAAGGGTTTTACTATTTGGCAGCTTTTCGCCGATGAAGTAGGTACTTGGCTACAACTATTGAAAGAAGAAACTAACTTTAACAATAAGCTGGTGTATATCCTTGGACATAATGTTCCGCCTAAGAACAATAAGAACACAGATGAAGCAGATCCATATATTCAAATCAAAGGATCAACTTTCCCTAAAGGTACATACGAAGCAAACTTCAATACAGTACTTACACTAGAAGACCATAAGTTCATTGCAGATAACGAAGATATGTATTCACCAACTAAAATACATAAATCACTATCACCATACGAATCAGACGGCAATAGCTTACATGAATTAGAAGAAGTTCTTACTAAACTTTACTTACCACAAACTGACGCTGATACAGCAACAACTAAATAAATATAAAAGGAAATAAAAATGAGTAGATTATTAAACACAATTAATGAAATGGACAACGATGCGATTGCATCATTAGGTAATACATCAGATAAATGTAGAGAAGCAGGTGCACACTTAGTTACTATAGCTAGAATGTATGAAACAGCAGGTAATGGATGGGATAGATTCAATATAGATTTTACAACTGCAGCAGGTGAAGCATTAGATATAACTAGTTTCTTTGGTAACCCAAAAGATAATTCACCAGAAGAGATAGCAAAAGCAGCAAAAGCAGATAAAAGAGTTGCAGCAATTATTGCAAGATTAGTTAAATCTATTGGTATTAAAGATGTAAAACAAGCTACAGCTAACTCACAATCAGGAACAGATGATAAAGGTAATGCAATCACTATCTTCCCTAAAGTAGAAGGTAAGAAACTATACATTGTTAGTTCAACTGAGATTCAACCAGACAAAGATGGAACTAAAGCATATGCTAACCAAGTAGTTGATACATTTAAGTTCTTAGACAAAGACGGTAAAGACCCAATGGGTAGAGATAGATTAGAAGCATTCGATGCAGAAGCTAAAGAAAATATCACAATCCAATATGGTAAAGAACAAAACCCAGCTTGTATTCAATTAAAGAATCAACTATTAGAACAAAAATTAGGTACAGCACCAGCTGCACAACAATCATCTACACCTCAACAAACAACACAACCTGCTCAACAACAAGCAGCAGTAAACGACGATTCAGATGATATATAAAAATAACTAGGAGAACACATGTCATTCAATTGGTCTGAAGAACAAGAACATATCTTTTCAGAAATATCTAACCTTATAGAGCAACCAGAAAATAGTATAGTTACTATAAATGCAATTGCTGGATCATCGAAAACTACTACATTAGTAGAACTAGCTAAACGTTTAACTACTGTAAATCCAAGTACTAGAATAAACTATCTAGTATTTGGTTCACTAGCTTCACAAGAGGCTAGGTTAGAATTTAAACATACAGCAGCTGTATCTACATTGCATAAGTTAGCTCATGATTATACTATTAAACAAACTAGTATGCATCTATCACAAACAGGTTTTATGTCATGGAAAGATATACCTAAATCTATTAAAAGACCATTTGGAATAGATATGGACGCTATTAATCTATTAAATGCATTCTGTGAATCAGGATATAATAAACTAGAGCATTATTGTTTAGAAGAGAACATCCAAGTACGCAAACCTATCATAACTCTAACTAAAGAGCTGTATAAACTAGCTGCACTTGGAACTATACCATGTACGCATTCTGTGTATCTTAAAGTATTTCACAATAGACTAATGAACGGTTCTATACAACTACCAGAAGTAGATGTACTGCTTATTGATGAAATACAAGATTTATCTACTACAACATTAGATGTAATTAATAAAATTCCAGCTAAAGTTAAAGTACTAGTAGGTGATCCTAAACAAGCTATATTCTCATTCATGGGATGTAAGAATGCTTTTGACATATACACAGATGCAACTAAGTTACATCTAACTAAGTCATTCAGAGTTAATACACCTATTGCAAATAAGATAGAAATATTTATGCAGAGTTTAGTTGATCCTGATTTTGTATTCAAAGGTATGGAGTATCCTATACCATTACCACCTATCAAAACTAAAGGATATATAACTAGAACTAACTCTAGTTTAATATCTAAGATGATAGAACTAAATGAAACTAATACACCGTATAGGTTATCTACAGGTACAAAGATCAATCAAATGTTTGAATTACCTTTAGCTATACTTAGAGCATTATCAGGACAACCTGAGAAGAACAAGAAGTATAAATATCTAGAACAAGATGCTAATGACTATAGATCATCTGATTCGTTACAAGAGCAATATGCTACATTACTACCTTATCTTATAGCTAATAATAAAGATAACCCTGCTATAGAACAAGCAGCTAATCTTATAATGACACATACACCACAAGGTATAGTAAATGCATACAACTCCGCTAAGTCTCATCTCAAATCAGGAGCTAATCTTCAGTTACTAACCGGGCACACTTCTAAAGGTACTACCTTAGATGAAGTGACTCTAGCAGATGATATGAATGAATCTATTGAAGATATTATGGAAGATTACATTAAGAGCGGAATCATACCAACTAAACAAGAGGAAATAGCTGAGCTATTTTTGTACTATGTAGCGATTTCGCGCTGTAGATATAAACTAAACAATGCTAAATGGTTAGGAGATACAGAATGACACCAGAAGAACTTAAACAATTATATGCAAAGGAATACTTTTCTATTAGGTTAGAGAATCCAGATTTACCAGAAGACTACAACGAAGCATTCGAAGAGTACGAATTAGCTTTCTTAGTAGCTCATATGGGACTAGAGCATGATCTCGAATGTGCAATAGATTATATGGATAACTATGAACTTTTAGACGAGAATGCTATATCAAATATGAAAGATGATTATGCAAACTCTATACTAGATACGGCTTTAGATGAAATACCTAAACACCTACAATGGTATTTTGATGAGGATAAATACAAAAAAGATGTTATATATGAAACAGATGAATCTTATTTACTTGACTCATCTAACTATGGTGAAATGCAATACAATAGTGAGTATATCTACGTTAGAGAAAACTAACTTCTATTAAGCAGTATATAAGCGTATCATAGTTATACTTACATTACAAATCAATATACAAGGAGCCATTATGGCAAAGAGATTATCAACAGGTGATTTTATCACTGAATTAGCTAAACAACCAGATATTGCATCTAAAGCAGCAGCTAATAGAATCTATAAGGAATTTGTTTCTATCATTAGCAAACAAATGAGTAAAGGTAATGCATTAGCATTAACAGGATTAGGGACATTTTCTACAACTAAAGTACCAGAAAGACCAGGAGTAAATCCATCTACAGGTGCAAAGATTACTATCCCTAAACATAACAGAGCTAAATTAAAATTCGGTTCAGCTATCAAACAAGCTATCAACTAAATCTAATTAAGCCAAATTAATATTAATAAACCAAGTCTCATCACACCGATGGGACTTTTTTATTGGAGAAAAAATGAAAAACATAAAAGTAGAACTATTGCATGCTACCCCTTTATGGATAGCAGCACAAGCAATCAGGCGTTCTAAAGGCACTGAAGATAAATCAGATAGTATACCAACTTCAATATTTTCAAATAATCAGTCATTTAATATTGGCTCTAAAGATCGTGACCTTATTCATCGTGTTGGTTGTAAATTTAAACATGAATCTGTACTGGAATTAGTGTGGTTTGCTTTTGATGTAGATGATATTTCACGTGCATTACTTCAAGAATGGAGCAGAACACGAATAGGTTTCTCACAAACAGTTCGTAGTAGTCGTTATACACTACAAGAACTAAAAGAGGAAGACTCATTTGTTGGTATAGATTGTATACTACCAAATCAAAGAAAGCAAGCTGAAAAGTATATATGTATGACAAAAGACATAGAAATTAATAGCTATAATATACAAGCATTAGATAATCTTCGAATAGCACTTAAGAACGGTGTATCTAACGATGTAGCAAAATATACATTACCTGAAGCATTTCGTACATCATTAACTTGCTCTTTCAATCTTAGAGCTCTAAGACATATGTTACAACTTCGTACAGCTAAATCAGCACTAGCTGAATATAGACATTTAGCTCATCTTATATATAATGCAATACCAGAAGAGTATCATTACTTACTAGAGGATTGTATTATTGAACCAGATCCATTGGAGAATCAATCATGTTAGATACAAGTCAAGCATATAGACAATCAGTTAAGGATAATTTAATAGCTTTTTGTTGTGCAGATTGTGCTAAGAAACATAGAGACAATGAGCCATACGATGGTACATATACAGCTCGTAAAGGAATTTGTCCTATATGTAGAAAGAACACAACTATCATGCCAGCTAAAAAACTATTTGGATACTATAAAGGTATAGCATAACAACAATAAGGAGAATAAATTGAAAGTGACAAAACGTGATGGGTCTAAAAGTAAATTATCCATCGAACAAATACGTAAGCAAACTATTCCTGCATGTGATAACCTACCAGGTACATCAGCAGATGAACTTGAACTAGAAGCTCAAATAGTTTTTACAGATGGTATATCTACACAGGATATACAAAAAGCATTAGTAAATGCAGCATCATCTAAGATAGATATAGATAAACCTAATTGGACATATGTAGCAGCTAGATTAACTCTATACGATCTATACCATAAAGTTAAACGAACATATGATAGAGTAGGTTCAGATAACGTATATGATACTATCTGGCTAGATAATTATCTAATAGATAATGAAAATATACTTGATTTTGATAAATCTATATTTGATTTAAATAAACTAGAAAATACTATTAAACCAGAACGTGATCTACTATTTAACTATATAGGTATATCTACGCTTATTAGCAGATACCTAATTAAACAGAATGATAATATTACTGAATTACCTCAGCACATGTTTATGGGATTAGCTATGTGGTTAGCTCAGAATGAAGATAATCCAACTGAACGAGCTATTGAATTCTATGATGCAATGTCTCAACTTAAAATAGTACTATCTACTCCTATTCTATCTAAAGGTAGACGTAAAGGCGCTACACACATATCTTGCTTCGTTGATTCTGTAGAGGATTCACTACAAGGTATACTAGATCATTATTCATCATTCTCATTCGGTAGTAAGAACGGAGGAGGATTTGGTTGTGATTGGACTAGAGTTAGGGCATTAGGTGGAACTATACAAGGACAATCTAACGCAGCTGGCGGTATAGTACCTTGGCTTAAATTACAGAACGATTTTTCTAATGCCGTAGATCAGCTCGGTACGAGAAAAGGCTCAGAGAACGCTTCTATAGAGAACTGGCATTTAGATGTGTTTGACTTCATAGACCTTAAGAAAACATCTGGTGAAGAACGTAGAAGAGCAGAGGATCTATTCTTATCTCTATCTGTATCTGACTTATTCATGAAACGAGTTACTAGGGACAGTATGTGGACATTGTTTGATCCTTATGATGTACCTAATCTTACAGAATTACATGGAGAAGAATTTACAGCAGCTTATGAATTCTATGAAGATAAGCTATTAGTAGATTTAGATGATGGATCTCATTTTAAATTTACTAACCCCCCTAAACAAATTAAAGCTAAAGAACTTTGGGCTAAAATGATTAGTTCTTATTTTACTCGTGGTGCTCCATATATTTTCTTTAAGGACACAGTGAATAGAACACATAACCATCCAGAGAATGGTATTGTAAGATCATCTAATTTATGTGTTACTGGAGATACTAAAGTACTAACTAAAGAATATGGTTACATACCTATACAAAATGTTGCAGGTAAAACTCTTGAATGTTGGAATGGTAGTGAGTGGTCATGGACTCCATTATATAAAACACACCCATCTTATGATGAAGTGTATACTGTAACATTTAGTAATGGTGAATTTATAAATGCATCTGACTATCACAAGTGGTATGTAGAGCAAACACCAGATAATTTTTGTGAATGTGTAAGAACTCATGAATTAGAAGTAGGAGATGTAGTATCTAGAGACAACATTGTTAGGACAGGTAAACTAACAGTAAGATCTATAGAAAAACTTAAAGGTTCACATCCTTTATACTGTGGTACCGAACCAAAAGTAAATAAACTATGCTTTAATGGTATTATTACCGGAAACTGCATGGAAATACTTCAACCAAACAATGAAGATGAAACCTCTGTATGTATACTAGGTTCACTTAATCTAGCCAGAATAGTAAATGAAGATTCATATGAACTATCGTACTACAGTAAGCTTCTATTTCGTATGTTAGATAATACTATTGATCTATCTAACTACCCTACAGAGAAGTCTAAACTTACTGAACTATCTCGTAGAGCTATTGGTATGGGTATCATGGGAGAAGCGGAAGATATAGCTAATAAACAAATTCATTACGGTTCAACTGAGCACATTGAGTATGTTCATGAAGTAATGGGAACAATCCGTACAGCAATAGATGAAGTTAATGTAGAACTAGCTAAAGAACGTGGATCAGCGCCTATCTTTAGTACAGATGAACACATACGTTGTGCATACCAAATGGCTATAGCTCCAACTGCATCTATTTCTCTTATAGCAGGTACTACATCAGCACATGAACCTGTATTTGGATACAAGTGGAATGAAGATGGTTTATTTGGACCAACTACATTAACAGCACCTAATATCAATCCTGATAACTATCAGTACTATAAATCAGCATATGATATAGATCAGAAGAAAATGTTAGATGTATGTGCAGCTCATCAGCAGTATGTAGATCAATCTATCTCACATAATCTATATTTCAGACCAGAAGGATTAACAGCAGGTAAAATAGCAGATACTATCATATATGCATGGAAGATAGGTGTTAAAACATTATACTATCTTAGATCTAAATCACAAAAAGCACAAAATGATGATTCACTATCATCAACGATATCGTGCACAGGGTGCCAATAGAAAGGAAAACAAATGAAGAAACAAATATATAATCAAACATCTATGGAGCCACATGATCAAGCTCGTATCATAGGAGGTAATCCAGATGGTATTATAAACTATGAACGAACTAACCATAAGTGGGCAGCTAGCTTATACAAAGTTATGCAGTCATACAACTGGTTCAGTGGTGAAGTAGACATATCACAAGACAAAACTAAGTATAACGAACTATCAGAACAGCATAAACGTATGTATGATCTAATACTAGCTCAACTGATCAGTAATGACTCTATACAGACTAATCAACTAATGGATTCTATTAATCAATATATTACTAGTCCAGTAGTTAATGCCTGTTTATCTAGACAAGCTTATGAAGAGTCTAATCATGCATTATCATATTCTGTTATGGCAGAAGACATATGTGGTGATACTGATAGAATATTCTCTATGCATCAACATGATAAGGAACTATTCATAAAGAACCAAGCAGTATCAGATATGTATCAAACACTGTACCAAGGAACAGAACCTTCAACCTATGATGTACTAAAAGCATTTTGTGCTAATCAAATCTTAGAAGAACTAGTATTCCCAGGTGGCTTCGTAGCTATCTACTCTATTGGACATATTATGATAGGCTCAGCTAAGATGATTAGTTTTATTCATAAAGATGAGTCAGGGACTCACGTACCCTTATTCAAGAATATATTTAGAACTACTTGCAGAGAAAATAATATAGATCTAGCTAGAGAAATATCTTTCACATCTGAACTACATGACATGATAACTGCTATGACAGATGCTGAAATTAGATGGACTACATACGCTACAGAAGGAGTACTTGGGTTCTCTGAACAATCTATTAGAATTTATGTAGAACATAAAGCTAATTCAGTATGTAAAAATTTAGGTATTTCGTTATTATACGAAGATACAGATGGTGGACCTTTACAATCTTTACTTAAAAAGTTTAGTATGCTTGAGTCTGACATAAAATCTAACTTTATGGAATCTAAAGTAGCTGATTACGACATGTCTGGTTTAGATATGTCTGATCTATAAGGAGTAACTATGGCAATAACAGAACAATATGTAGAAATGGATAATCCTATTACTACAGAACCTAAAACAGTTGTAGAAGATATAGTTATTGAACGTACTATTAATCCTCCTAAACAACAAGTAGGTGGATCTCATTATGAAGTAGCTATACAACCTATTGAATACATAGAAGCTAACAATCTAGGCTTTCACGAAGGATCAATTATAAAATATATTACAAGGTATAAAAATAAAAATGGTTTAGAAGACTTAGAGAAATGTAAATGGTATATAGATAGACTTATAGAACTTAACAAGTAATTAGGTGTACCTATGCGTTATGTGTATGTATCGCGTACATCACCTATATACTGGCAGATAGGTAGAGTAGGTACAATAAGCCCAGAGTATAACAAATAAGGAATAATATGAATTTAAATAAACAACTAAGAAAACAAGTAGATAAACTAGAGTTACCAAAAGGTATCTATCTAGAAGTAACTGCATCTGAAGATACTATAATAGCAACTATCTCTGTAGTTTTAGGTGAAACAACTATACCATTAGCGGATTTAAATATACCAATATCTAAGTTAAAAACTAAAAAGGATGTAAGGATATTTATAGAAACTATAAAAGCTTTTATAGAAAAAACACCTCCTGTCCCTTCAGAAGAACCTGTAGAGGAACCAGAAGAAGACTACGATATCATTAAACATAACATTAAGTTAATTGATAAGATTGTTAATGACACTCTTAGACAAGATGGTATCATAGATATAAGTGCAGCTACTACAATGGAGAAACTACTAGAACTTAGATCTATCCTAACGGAGGTGCGAAGTGCTTCATAAAAAGCAACTCTACAATTTGGTATGTGACATAGCTAAGTTAAACAACGATGTATGGGATAACCCTAAACATTCATTTGATAATAGATTAGCTTCATCTATGCTTATAGAAGAATCTATTGAAACTTTTGATGTATCTGCTTTAGCAGAGAAGTTGGGCTTAACTCCAACTACTGCTACACATAAGAGTGTATCTAGAGCTATAGTAGAGTTACTTATAGACACGCCAGATACTTCTAGTACAGTAGATCAATTAGATAAGATATTAGATACTATATACATAGCTGTAGGGGAACTTCATAAACTAGGCCTTAATCCAGACCAAATGGTAGATGCACTTCAAATAGTACATGATGCTAACACTCAGAAGTCAAATACAAAAGACTCTGAAGGCAAAGTCATTAAACCTAAGGATTTTGAGAAGCCTGAACCCAAATTACAACTTATCCTAGATAAATGTATCAATTGACTAAATCATGGGGCTAATTTCTAGTTAGCCTTAATGATTGCTCTAGTAATGAAGGAACTTCAAATAATGTGGGAGTAGCTGCAGCTTCTAATATACTAGTTGGGTTATACAATAACTTATCAACATCATATTGTAGTATATTATGATCTATAACATCATCAATGTCTCCAGTAATATTTTGTGATAATCCTACAAGCATTGCACTAACTGGTTTACCTTTAATTAACATTTTAATAGTTCTTTGAGTACCTATTAAGAATTTCGTAAACATAACTAACCCCATATCATTAGCGTATTTAATGAATACATTGTCCAATTTACCGTAATTAATAAAGGCATCTCTTGTTTGTTTAAGTAAATCGCTAATCATCTTAGCTTTAACTTTAACTGATACATCCATGCTATCTATCTTTTTCTTATTAGCATGATACATAGCATACCTAGCTGCAAAATCACTATCTTGTGTAGCTTTAACCATAATTTGAAATGGCTTAGTTCTTTCAGTAAAGTACAAGTAGTTAGCTATAGTTTTAATACCTTCTGGCTTACCATCTAATTTCTTATCTACCCATCTAGTTATTGTACTATTGTTTTTACTTTCACCAATATTCACATCTTCCATTATATACGTAAAGAACCCCGCATCTACTAAAGGCTTAACAGAATTTCTATTAATCTTAGCTTGTAATCTTTCAATCTGATTATCAACTGAACTACCTAGTACTTCTTTCTTTAGTACAAGTTTATCTAACTCTTCTTTATCTTTTCTATATATTTCTAATTCTCTAACACCTTCTATTTGTAATTTCAACACTTCTTTAGGGGACATACCAAACTGCATACATAACATAACATTACTCATAATATTACCAACTAATACAGCTGGAGTTCTAATTACTATATCTATTTTAGCTATACTAACTATCTCTTTCCATATACTAGTAGCTATTTGTGATACTCGTTTAACCTTAGCCGGAGACAACTTACCAATTTTACCTTCTGAGAAATTATAGTCATGTTCACCAAACCATGGTCTGATCAAGTCTTCTCTAACAGCTAATCCTTTGAATGGTTTACCACCAACTGACAGCTGTTTTTCTATACCTTTTTGCATATAACTAGGTAACATACCCCATATTTTTTTAGCTCTTTCATCACTAGCTAACTCACCAGGTCCGAGCATAACTATTGGATAACCATCCTTACTAACTAGCATATTAGCGTCTTCTTTGTAGAACTCTTTATGGTAATCAACTAAATCATCAACTATTTTAGTATTGAATTCATTACTTAGTGTCTTATCTACTAGTGTATTATACATCCCAGCCATAACATTGTCTACTCTATTATCAGTATTGTATATACTATCTTTAGTCTTAGTATCCATATGGATAGCATAATCTATAACAGTTCCATCAGTACTAAATATTGGAGCTATGTGTTTCAATCCCGTATCTTTACCAGTTCTCTTGTACCTATCAAACAATCTATCATACTGTGCTAGCACTTTATTACGCTTACTCTCAAACTCACTGTATGAACTAATAGCTCCACTAGCTAACTGATCTTTAAGTAGCTGTGTAACACTAGTACCCGTTCTATAACTATCGATTACTCTAACAGCTTGTTTATTGAAACCTACTTTTGGTTTGTACTTATTAACGAATAATCCATATGTACCATCCATACCAGGGACTTTAACCATATGACTTAACGCATAACCATCTTTCTTCAATGCAGCAGTCTCACTTATTGATTTAATAACTACATCTATATTAGGATCCGGAATAAATTTAGTATAGCCTTTTATCACATTTACTTTATCATATTTAAATAATTCTTTAGCACTTTTAGCTACATGCTCTTTATGCATCTTTAACAACGTAGTAAGCCCTTCTACGTTAGTTTTATCTTTAGCTAGTAAATCACTAACCTTACTAGTATCTGTTAGTTCTAGAGCTTTTAAACTAGTGATAGAATCTATTAAACGAATAGCTTCGTCATTGTTAAATAAATCTAATTGCTTCTTATATCCAGTACCATATGCTACTTGTAAACTATTCTTCAATAATCCTATATGTGTAGTACCATGTACCATATACTTAGCCAGTATATCAGACTGTCTATCAATATACTCCATAACATCTTTATTTTTAACTATATCTTGTAACTTACTAATATTACTAATCAACATAGTTTTTCTCTTATTCTTATCCAGTAACTTATAAATATTATCTTCAGTAATTTCATTGAACTTAGTAAATATACTTTGTATATCAGTTTTAATAAATATATTAGTAATAGCTTCTTTAGTATCCCAGTCAAGTTTAGTAGTAAAACTCTCATGTATTGTATTGGATATCAGATTAGCAATACTTTGCTTCTTCTCATCAATTTGTTGTGATAGTAAGCCTAAATTCTCTACTTCATTAGCTAAGTTATCTTGCTCCATGAATGAATTAATACCTTGCATAGCCACCCCATTAGGATCCATACCAACACTTTTTAGTATACCAGTGAACACACCTTTAGCTTTATCTGCGTTAGAGTACAATAAACTAATAGCTATACCGAATAGTTTAATCTTATCAGTAATACTACCATCATTATTTATACTATTTCTTAATTTAGTATATTTAACTCTTGAAGCTTCTGATAGCTTATCCTCAGCTAACTTAATCTTAGCTGCTGCATTATTATTGAATTTATCTATTACTTTACCTAGCTTATTGAATGCTTTAGCTACATTTGATCTCTGTATATTATTACTCTGTATCTGCAATATGTCTGTAACTAATCCATCTATAATCTTCTTTGAGTTGCCATCAATCTTACTACTTGATAATTTGCTAAAGAATGATTTAACTAACTTCATTAACATGCCCATCATATTCTTAGGTTCTACAATAGTATCAACATTAATTTCATTAAGTACTTTTCTGAATGCCTCGTTAGTTTTAGCATATGCAAGAAACTCATGAAATCCTTGTGATCCCTCATTTATATGCTCAATCATACTATTAGCTAATCTATCGTTAATACCATTCTTAACTAGCTTATCAACAGTCATATGTGGAAGTACTTTAGTATATACGTTTTCTAACTTACTTAATTGTACCGTATACAAACTACTAGTACTTTCTAATAACGGTACTAATGTAGCATGGAACACTTCATGTAAGTATCTTTCACCTATATCCATACCAGTTTCATCATATTTATTATAGAATAAAGCTATATTTTTAGGGTTTAACCTACTATCGAATATAACATTAGCAGATGTTTCAGCAGTATTACTAAAGTGCTCTACATTAATGTTATTCAATAACCCGTTAGTACTAAATAACTCTTTAGCAACTTCTTTCATATACTTATTACCATTACTATGTTCATCTATCAATCTAGTGACAGACTCTTCAGATAATAATTCAGTAGCTTCTGGATTAGCATTACTATTAATTTTACTATTACTAGTTGATTCAAATTTAATAGTACTTTGAGTATTACTTATTGCTTTTAGTTTACTAGTTATACTTGATATAGCTATAGGATCTGTTATTTTAAGCACGCCTCCATCACTTAATCTATTAGTGCTTTGTAGCATTAATCTATTATCATACATATCAACTAATTGCATATTATATACAACATTCTTATTAGTATATAAATTCTTACCTATAATAGTCATTGTTTTATCAAACAGGTCATAATTTTCTATACTCTCAATAACTATAGGAACACTATCTTTTAATGCTTTTATTTTAGATGTACTACTAGGGTATATAGAAGTAACTACAGATTCTTTAGCTAGATTATCTATTTTATTATAAGCTTCATCTGCCAGTTCTTTAGAACTTTTCATAAAGTATGTTGCTATGTTTTTAGCTTCTGTTTTGTTAACTGTCCTATTACTTATTTTTATCTTACAATTCATATATTTTCCTTAACATTTATTAACTAACATAATATCATATGTACTATTAACATAATCTTGAATATCTTTTATGGTACCTGTATACAACATACTAACTAATTTATTTATCTTGTTACTATCTTCTTCACTGTTAAGTATACTATTTATAGCTTCTTCATTATACTGATAAAATTTTTCATTAATGCCATCAGTATTACTTTTAACAATACGAGCTATTTTTATAACATCTAACTTATCATTGAACTTTACATTAGGTAACTCACTATTACTTTTAACTTGGTTATCTCCAATATACGTACTATCATTATTTAATGGTACTTGGCTATACGCTACTTCTTTACTAAATAACTTATTTCTATTTTTATCTATCATCTTACTAGTAGTATAGTACTGTTTTAATGCATCATTAATACTATCTTGCATACTACTATCTACTATACCTTTATGATTAATAGTATTAATTAACCCTTCAGCAGCATTGTATAATACACTATTGCTTATAGCAGTACTATGTACATTTTTATTATAGGATAGTACAGCTTTTTCAGCATTACCCGGACCAACTACCATAGCATCATGTACTTCAGTAATTCCTCCATCTAGCTCGTCTATAACATTACTCATTATTGTACCATCTGTAAAGTGAATAGGAAATACCCCCATTGATGCACCTGGATCTATTAACTTCTCTTTGAATAAGTTTATAGTATGTGTTTCCTTACCATATATACTTTTATTAGTTTTAACTTGTGTCTTCTCACCACTACTTATATTATCAACACCTTTTCCTATAGCTTCAATATTTCTACCAAATGATTTAACTAATGGTCTAGCGCTTTCGTACATTTTAGCTATTTTACTTTTTTCTTTTTGTGTAAGTGTTGAACCTTTAATTGCTTCAGCCATATTAACAGCTTTGTCTATTGTATTCTTATATACTTTAAATTGTGTATTGCCTAAATCATTTAATAATTCTGTAGCATCAGTTAATTCTTTGAATGTATCGACTAGATTATTGACTATTGGTTCAGTAATGTTTTCTGCAACATTTATATTAGTATACTCTAGTAACTTTCTAGTATTCCTATAATTACCATCTATATCTCCATATGTAATGCTGTCCATTGGTTTAGTAACAAGTAATCCTATCACTTTATTAATGAAGTCTACATGTGAAATATTTACAGTACTTTTATTAATTCCTATAAGGAACTTCTTTTGCTCTATGGTTAAGTTATTTTTATCTTTTACTATACCATTTAATATGCTTTTAGTGATCTCTCTAGCACTGTCACTTATAATTCTTTGAGTACTAGCACCATATCCGAATAACATTAGTATTGGTTTAGCAAAGTTCCTACCTGCAGATGTTACTTTACCTTTACTATCTTTTAACTTAGGAAGTACGTCTATAACACTCTTAGCTAAGGCGTTATTAGGAGTAGGTAATACTGTATCTATAACTAGTGATTGGTATGCATCATTGATATTACCAACACTTTTATAATCATTATATGGAGTAGTATTATTACTTCCTATATTTATACCACCTTTATATAACCATTCTTTAGCAGTCTTTATTGGAAACTGTAGCAACTTGAGCATTATGCCATTTGTAATTCCATCTACTTCAAATAGTAATGTACTATCAAACTCTTTACCTTGTTGCCATCGTTTAGCGTTAACGGCCCCACTAACCATTTGTCCAAAATGTTCTATCTCTAACTCAGTATTACCTACTTTAACTTCTTTACCATCTAGTAGTTTACTAACTACTTTATCAACATCCATACTAAGTATATTATTACCTATATTAACTGATTCTTTGAACGGAATCTTATCTGTAGCAACTCCGAATGCTTGTGCTATACCGAACTTGAATAAATCATTTTCTTTACTATCTTTAGTAGGGTCTATAGCTGTAATAGCTTTACTTGGTACTGATACCCACCTATCTACCTGTTTATTTGATTGTGGGTTAAGTGTTAAGCTATCTAATATGAATCTACCATTTCTAGTCTCAAACCATTTAAACCATACAGAGCTATCTCCTATGCGTTTAGCTTCATCTAGTGCTATAGTAAGCTCATCATTTAGTACTTTATTCTTAGCTTTAGCTCCTTCAGCATCATCATATATCATACTACTCAGCTGTTTAGTTGTTTTAGCTCCCATAGCTTTAAGTACATTGGTTTTATTACTACCAACTAACTTACTAATATACTTAACAATATCATGATCAATTTTATACTCAGTAGCATTTAATGTATTAAGTGTTTTTAAACTCTTTTTACTTACATCAGATCCAAACACACTATTTTTAACCTTAGCTTTAGTAAGTACTTTTGGTTTACTTGTAGTAGGAACTCTACCAGTATCTTCAGAACTAGTGCTATCTATTCCTATTGAGTACAATTCGCGTAATTTAACTGTACCTGTTTTGAAGTTATCCGTAGCTTGTACATTGTATACTTTAACTTTAGTATTAGCATCTTCACCGTATAACTTTTTAACTAGTTCAGTATCTAATGAGTTATCTAAGCTATCGACTTTAACTACATCTAATCCTTGTAATAACTGTAGTACTTTATAACCAGCACTAGCATATAAACTCTTAATCTGTGTATCTGGTATATCTCTAGCTACCTTACTACCTAACTCTTTCATTACCTTTTTACCTAAAGTATTAACTAACAGCTTCTGAGGAATACCAATATTTCGTATATCAGCATTATTACCTTTGTACTCTGGATAGTATGCTTCAATATCCTCATTAGTAAGTGAACTTAATTTATTTTTATTCTCTAGCATAAACTCACTAGTAACTTTAGCAATAGCTGCTATAACTTCTTTTTTGTACCTAACTGTTGAACTAGTGAATGAATAATATTTATTAGTATTAGCATCTTTAGCATTACTAGTGCCTTTATTAACCACTTCAGTAGTAAGAAATGTAAATGGATCTTCTATTACATTGAATAATGTAATACCTGTTAACTTACCATTAAGTGACATTTTATTTATAATTTTACTATACTTATTAATACTATCTGTATGTGTAGATAATATTTCATTAACACTATCAGTTGTATGTAATGTAACTTTATTCCATATATCCATAGCATATTGTCTGTAAGCTGGGTTGATACTAAACACTTTGCTTATATTCTTACCTGTGAATAATACATCACTATTACTAGTAACTACACTATTATCAGTTTTTATGCTAGTATTCTCAGTACTAGTTGCGACAGTTTCTGTATTATCTACTTTCTTACTACTACCTTTAGTAGTATCAAATTCTAACCATTTACCAACGTATTTACCTTCCTTTACAGTAACTTCTTTACCTTTACCGTATAACTCTTCCATCACTTTAGGGATAGTTTTATTGTATCTTTTCTGTATTGGTACTATTTTATCTACTCCTGTTTGGAAGTTATTTATAGTACCTGCTATAGGTACACGTATAATTCCTTTACCTTCAGTAGCCTCTAACAACTTCTTTACCCATGTATTCTTATATTTAGCTATAGCTTCAGATTCCTTACTAGTTCCTTTAACTTTAGCAGTAGCTACTATAGCTTTCTCATCATCTGTAAGTCTAGCAATATCTTCTTCACTCATACCAGAATAGTCAGCTTTTATACCTTTTTGGTATAGGTCACTTTGAACTTCTGTAATATATTTACCATCACTTAGTTTAATCCACCCTAGCGCATTCTTATGAGTACTCTTTAACTCATCTATATGAGGAATAGTATGTACAGTACCTTCATTTGCACTAGTAACTAATATTGTACTAGAATCATCATTAGCAGATGCTACTTCATCTACTCTAGTATCTTCAGTATTGTTATTAATTATTTTATCATTAGTTTTACTACTATTATCAGTAGCTTGTTCAGTACGAGTATCTTTCATTTTTGGTTCTGTGTATAGTTCACCCTCTTTAGCTAATTTATAATCATTTTGCTCAGTTGTATTAGTATTTATATTATTACTACCAGTTGGTACTTTATCCTCCTTTACACTAGTAGCATCGTCTAATGTAGTAATGTAATCCATAGCGTTAGCATCTTTATATTTAGTAGTATTAACTGGTACAACAATATCACTAGCTTCTTTAACACCATCTTCTAGTAATCTATTTTTATAATGATCTATTATTATTCCTAGTGCTTCTATTGTACCTTTACTACTTTTACCTGTATCTACCATATCCTCTAGCATTTTATTATACTTACTAACAGTATCAACTGAGTAATTAGTAGCTAAGTCTGTCATAGTATCATTAAGCAACTTACTATCAGGATTATTATCCATTGAGGTATTAATTGATGTATCTAATTCATCAAGCATCTTCTTGTTTATAGTTGACATATCACCAGTTGACTGCATAGTAGTATCATTACTAACTTCACTATTATTTTGATCAGCGATCTCTTTATACAACTTAGTTTTATAATTGTCTATAGCTAGTTGTAGTTTAACTGCTTCAGCATTTGTACCATTCTTACTGACCATATCTTGTAACTTATCATTGTACTTATGTAAGTAATTAATCTTATCGTTAATAGTATTTGTATCTTTACTAAAGTCACTAACTAGCTCATCATGTATAGTATTATTTGTCACATCGTTATCAACACTACTATCAGCAATATCTTCAGTAACTAACTTACTGAATGTATCTTTATCAATTTTAGTTTCATCTATAGCTAGTTTATCATACAGCTTATCTATATTATCTTTAGACACAGAATCGTTAATATATGTGTTTAATACGTTTTTAACATTATTAGCATACTCTTCTTTAGTATCTCCAGTAATCTTACTAGCTAACTCACTATTGTCTATGTCATCAGGAGTATCTATATAGTTACTATCTATATCTTGTAAGTCTTGTAGCTTCTTCTCTAGTACTACTTTATCTTCAGGAGTCTTAGCAGTTGCTATATCTTTAGTAACTTTATTAATATCATTAACTACATCAGCTTTAGTGCTGTATACTGTATTAGCTTCTTCAGTAGCCTTACTACTGCCAAACGAATTTCTAGCTATACCAATACTAGCTGTATGAATACCACTAGGACCTGCTTGCATACCAGCACCTATAATATTTTGAGTACTTTCACTTAGTATTTCACCGAATGATTTATCTTTATATTTAGCAGTACCATACTTAGTAATTGCTTCTTGATAAGCTTGTTCAGCTGTTTCTTGAGCATGTTCATACATACCAGCTTTTAATAAGTCTTTACTAACTGTAATAACCTTATCTTTAACACTTTTATTTTTTAGTATATCTTTACCTGCTTTACCTAATCCAAACTTCATAGCCGCTATCTCAGGAAATGCTAATGCAGCTGTACCAACTAATGTAGCAGTATACTTAGCTAAACTCATATGCTCACCATTATTATTCTCAGCATATTGATTATCTAAATCATTAGTCTGTGCGAATGCGTATCCTATTTCCATTGAATGCTTATTACCACTTAATTTATCTAACCTCTTCTCAGTTATACCATAATACTTACTACTTAGCTTATCAGCTGATTCTTTACTTAAGTTCTTTGCAGCAACTCTAGTAGACACTTTTTCAGCCATCTTTTTACTTGAAGCTTTCAGTATTCCTTTAACTAGTGTCTCACTAGCTGTACCGTACATACCAGCTCCTCCACCCATGTAACCAAGTGAGTGTCCAGCCATACTAGGATCTTTAAGAAACTCTACTGTAGCCTTAGCTGCATTACCCCAATCTATCTCACCAAATGTATCTATAGGATGCCATATATCAAACTTATTTAGTGCGTCACCAACTAGCTTATCAGCTTTCTCTTGTCTAAGTTCTTTATCGTATTCATCTACTCCCATAGCTTCACTAATGTAATTACTAGCATCATCTATGTCTTTCTTACCAAATGCTTCACCACTATAGTCAGTATCAAATAACGCATTAATCCCTTTAGCTCCTAGTTTACCTATACCATCAACTAAACTCATCCCACCTTCTACTGCACCTGCTGCGAACTCACCTGGAGTATCTAATATATTTTCCCAAGTACTTGGTTCGTAATTTTTACCATATACTTTCTCACGTGCTTTAGCTAGTAATTCTTTTTTAGTATATCTACTACTACTACTACTACTATCAGTAATATTCTCTATAGGTTTACCATATGAGTACATTTGTGCAGTACCTGTATCTAATAATCTATTTTTCAAACTCTCTGTGCCATCTCCATATGTAGTATTATATACATTACCAACTTGTCTTCCATACTTACCTAATTGCCCTTCGTTACCAGTAAATACCAAGTTATCTCCCTGCTCTGCAAGTAGCTTCTTCATCTCTGTATCGTATATAACTTGATTCTCAGAGGTTAATGGATCATTTATTATTCCAGCATATGCTTCCTTACTAGTTGGAGTAGTACCCATAGCGTAGTTATTCTTAGCCATCATTGATGCATTATACCTAGCTAACTCATCGGCTGTAGGCTCTCTATGGAACTTGTGTCTTATTGTATTAGGGGCTTCTGGAGCGTTGACATATGAAGCAGTTGAGTCTTCAGGGTCTCCTAATCTTGTAGTAGACTTAGTACCTATACCATTTGAG